CTAACTTTAAATTATTCTATGTCGTATACTATATTAGAACTAGCTTTAAGGAGGTTGTCTTACTATGAGTATAATGTTTATAGCTGTACTAGCCTCTGTCTTGTTTCAAGTGGGTATTTTTTGGACTTCATACCACGTTATAAGTGACTTGCAACGCCATGTTTCTCTAGGAGATATACAAGGTATTACGCAAAACTTTACGCTAATTATAGCAACGTTTATAGCAGGTGTGGCTAACATTGTACTACTTATGTCGTTAGTTTACACCTTTATTATATATTTTGTAATAGTTGTATCTTTTATGGTTATAGTAGTGGTTGCATGGAGTATGTAAAGAAAGGAGTCTGCAATGAAAGAATACAGGGATATGCTAAAAGTAGAATTTAGAGATATATTACGTAACTTCCTCTCGGAAAATCGTGAAGAATATCATATCTACTTTATTAGTAGGGCTCTATCAATGGGAACCCTTATAGGTTTTGACTTTGGTTATTTTAAAGTTGATGAAGACGACATGGTTGGTAAGTACCTTGACCTAGGTTCCTACGGTAGAATTGACTTTCACCTAAACTTTGTTACACATTACGGGAGAATTGTAACACCTGATTATGAAGATATAATTAGGAACTTCTTAGATAACTACCCTGAAAGCTCGGATGTATCAGAACACATTCGTAAACCCTACCAAAAATAAAGAACTGAGAGGAGGAGGATGTGAGTGGAAAAAGATACAAATATTCAAAGTCTGCTAGATAAAATAAAAAACCTTGAAGATAAAGTACAAACGGGTGAACTAACACGTAAGACTGACAATGAGGAGCTAACAAAAGCTATCAAGGAATTACGAGATATTGTAGTGGCTCTAGATAAAGATTCTGCCCTACAATCTGAAAAGCAGTCACACATCTTCTATCAGATAGGTCAATTAGAGAAAGGTGTGGAAGCGCTAAGACAAACGAACCAAAAAGAAGATGAAGGTAAAAAAGACTTAGTAGAAAAAGTATTTATGATTATACTAGGTGCGGTAGTTACCTATGTTTTCAGTTTAGTTAAGAAGTAATGTGTGATATACTTTAATTATACCACATAACAGAGGAGGAACAATAAAAATGGCTAGAAGACAAACTGTTTTAGAACTAAAGACTATTGCAGGAGATGTATTTTATCTTTTCAGTGAAGATGTATTTGATACTGTTACTGACCCTAGTACTAAGTTAAACTCTGCTGTAAGAGGTTCTGAGTTACCATTTATTAAGGTTAGAACTACTAAAGCATTAGATGGAGAAGAAGTTTATGTAAATGCCTCACTTGTAGTATCCTACGAAAAGAAATTTTTAGATGTTTAATAAAGATGCCTTTACAGGTGTCTTTTTATGTTAATTAAACTTTATATTCAGATAATTGTCCTATTTAATTTTAGGACTCTTCTATATTATAAATAATAATAATAATAATAATTTATTATAGTCTTTATATAATATATTAGAATATAATATAGGAGGTAGATAAAATTAAATAGGACAGTAGTATAAATTTTCTGAATATATTTAGGTACCTGAGGTGGGTTACTATCAATATTAAATTACTTTTTATTTGATACTAGTATCAAGTTTCTATTGTTACTCAAGTAATAGTAGTCGTTATAAAATATTCAGATAATTGTCCTATTTAATTTTAAGGTTCTCCTATATTATATTCCTTTTATATTCTAAGTCTAATTACATATCTTTAAATAATTATATAATATATTAGAATATAATATAGGGGACGAATAAAATTAAATAGGACAGTTGTCAGATAATTATATAGTTTTAGGGTTGCTATACATTTTCTTAGCTCAGTATGAAAAATATTATAGAAAACTGTTGCTTTTTATCAGTAAGTATGCTATATTGTATATACAGGTAAGTTAGACGATTGTTAGTAACACGTTTTTCTTATCATCAGGTTTATATCTTTACCTTCACTAAATATTTAAAAACTCTAGGAGTCTTATTAGTCTTCTAGAACTTGCGGGTATAACCAACTGGAAAGGTAGTAGACTGCAAATCTACGTATATGGGTTCAATTCCCATTACCCGCTTTATGAAAAAAAATAAGTTATTAGTAGACAAACGTACTAATTTATGTTATAATATAAATATAAGTTTAAATTTTGTTTCTTGGAGAGTTGTCAGAGAGGCTTAATGATACGGGTTGCTAACTCGTTGTACTAGTAATAGTACCAAGGGTTCGAATCCCTTACTCTCCTTTCGAAAAAAGGTTTGTAGTAGACACACTAAACCAGAAACCTTGACCTTGAAAAAGGAAAACCCAAGAGATTAAAATCTCAGAAAGCTGTTAGAGTGTGGTATAATTAAAAATAGGTATTCTCTCGTTCCTATTAATACATTCCCCCGTATAGTAGTCAACGAGAGAGTATACTATACCAGCATAGCTTAGGAGGCAAAGCAACCGACCGATAATCGGTAGTCCTTGGTTCAATTCCAAGTGTTGGTACTAATAGTGCGTAGAAGGCTTCCTTAGCTAAAGAAACACAGCCGACCAGTCTATTGCCAAGTTAAACTCTGAGGTAACTTTTTAGCTAGAAGTACCTCAGTACTGTGCGTATGATATAATGGCTATTATACTCGACTGTCTATCGAGAAATAGGGGTTCGATTCCCCTTACGTGCGCTTGAATAAAAATGAAAGGGACTGATGAATATGCTGAACCAAAAGAACACTCATAAGAAAGTAAAAAAGTCTAAGTTTAAAGAGAGTAAAGAAGTAAGGCGATTTAAGAAGGCTATGTATCGAATGGAGCCTCTATTCTTTATCAGTACTGTTAAGTATAGGAGAAAAGGAAAAACACAGGCTATAATGGAGATAGCTGAGGAATTTGGATACTCTGTTATTGTAAGCACAAAGTTTCAGAAAACTATTTTTGATAAAAAATATCCTAACGTGAAAACTATTTCGGTAGACAACTCTCTTGCTGTATCCCCATTAACAGATGCCCCTAATGACGGTTACTTAGTAGATGGTATTGATTTACAGGACTTAGAAAGAATCCCTCCATACTTAAACATTCGAGGTGGGTTTGTTATCTCTACTCATTATGCTAACTATTATAATGTAATCAAAGACTAGTAGAAACACTTGCCGAGATGGTGGAACTGGTATACACGGTAGACTTAGAATCTGCTGTCCCAAGGATATGTGGGTTCGAATCCCACTCTCGGTATTAATAAGACATAGAAGGAGGAGAAAATTATGACATTCGAAGAGATTTTACCTTTAATTAAAAAAGGAAAGAAAGCTAGCAGAACAGGTTGGAATGGTAAAGACATGTTTGTAGTAGCTCAGAAAGGCTATCCAGAGGGTATCCCTGCTAATAAACAAACAGCAGATGCTTATGAGTTAGAGGAAGGTGCACTATTTAAAGTAGAACCTTACTTGCAAATGAGAACAGCTACTGGAAGTCATGTAATGTGGTGTATTAGCAACTTAGATGTATTTGCTAATGACTGGGAAGTATATAACAAGTAGTAAAAATTAGCTAGGGTATCTTAATAAGCAAGAAGTATGTACTCTAGCTTTACAACGTGCCATTCGCATAGAGGCAATTGCAGGGGACTGTAACTCCCCTCCCTTCGGGGTTCCAAGGTTCGAGTCCTTGATGGCGCATAATAGGTTAGCTCTTCGAGTCAGCTAATAATTACTAACGTAAAGAGCGGAGACTTAGAGAGCTGACTTAATAAAAAAATAAGCTTGTATAGTTCAATTGGTAGAACAGTGGTTTTGTAAGCCTCAGACGTGGGTTCAAGTCCTACTACAAGCATAGCTTACTTGGTACTATTGGTCTGTAGCCAAGCGGTAAGGCAACGGATTTTGATTCCGTGATACGTTGGTTCGAATCCAACTAGACCAGCTTAGGGGTATAGTTTATCTGGTAAAATATTGGTTTCCAACTCCAATGAGGTGGGTTCAAGTCCTACTATCCCTGTAAAACAGTTGACAAACATCTTAAAGTATGTTATAATGTTATTATAGAGGTTAAGATGAAATGACGACATACTAGACTATATAGCTAGTTACGGAGGGTTCAAATCCCTCTAACCTCTATACAAAGGAGTTATGGTGAAATGGCTATCACTGCGGGTTTTTACCCCGTTATTCTAGGTTCGAATCCTAGTGGCTCCATTAACGTAGTCCTAGCTGAGATGGATTAGCGCTTGCTTGAAAAGCAGGAGAGGCAGGTTCGATACCTGCGGACTCCATAGCAACAAAATGGAAGGTTGGTAGAGCTTGGTAATACGCTAGTCTTGAAAACTAGTTTGCCCTTGGAATACAGGGTACAAGGGTTCAAATCCCTTACCTTCCTTAAAATTAGGATTACTATGTGGTGAGACAAACAAACGGTGCACCTTACTGCTATAGTAGAAAAAACTATTATCAGCAAATAAAAAGAGGCTAAAATCAATTTCTAACCTCCCTTCAAATGTCGGGTAGTAAGTCAAGTATGTAGTATACTTTAGTTTGTCTAGTAACCCTAAGTCTACTATAAGGTGCACCGATAAGTATTAAAGACAAGCTAGTGGTAGTTATTAAGGTTCGACTCCTTACCTGTCAATTGTAAGAGCTTTAGGAATAGCAGGCAAAAATAGTACAGTTACCTCGGTAGCAAGTTATTTAACTCAATAGCAATGTGTATGAAACCATGTACGATAACAATTACAAACACAGTAAAATGAAATTACAATTGTATATCCCACCTTTTTTAATACTGAGTGGTACAGTATTGCGCTTGCTAGCACTTACAAAAACTTGCTACCTATTGTACTTAAATTACTATTTTTTATACTCGTGGCGGAAAAAATATCGCACAGTAGGACTGGTATAACCTATAATAGAAGTAAGCTGAGAGCATATCCGATGCTTGAATTGATAGCTGAAACGAATGATGAAGGTTATTGCAAGGTGAAAATCCTTGCCGAGTATTTTGTGTCCTTAACTCAGAGGTCAGAGTGCCGTCCTGTTAAGTCGGAAGTCGCTGGTTCAAATCCAGCAGGATACGCTTTTTTGTTTTAATTAATTTTTACTCCTTTTGTATTGGTAACTTACTTGCCCTAAGTAGGTTGCCTCTGCGGGTATAGTATAAGGGTAGTACCCAAGGTTTCCAACCATGTAGTGGGGGTTCGAATCCCCCTACCCGCTTTAGGGATTAGTCATCCCAGCGTTGTGTTGCAACACAATACTAAATAAATCTGAATTAACAGAATGCGGACGTGTCCCGAGGTAGTCTCAACCTATGTGGACGGACACTAGACTAAGTAACATAATAAGAGACCTATGTTACTTTCCTTTGCACAGCTCGGAAAGGGTTCGACTCCCTTACGGTTGCTTCGGTGACCGTTACGTCTCATCTGGTTAAGAGCGGGGCTGTGTGTATAGGAGAATCGTGTCCTTATGGTGTAGCGGATGCACAAGGGATTTCTACTCCCTTAGCGCGGGTTCGAATCCTGCTGAGGACTTTGTAAATACATAATAAAGTTAACTTATATGTAGGTTGAGGAACCTTATAAATCTGTTTCAAACTGTGGTGCTTCTTATAGACTGGAAGTTAAATGAATAGGAGTTAACAGCCATAGGTACATAATTATCAACAAGGGAGGCTTCAATATTGACAGAGATTAATTTTAAACATACAGTAGTGTGTAACTCACAAGAAGAGTATGACCATGCTATGAAAGTTCTCGGTTTAATGGAGCTGACACCCGAAGAGAAAAAAGAAGAGCAAGCTAGAGTAGCTAAAGTTAGAGAGAATTTTCGTAAAGCAGAAGAAAAGAATGGTAAAATGACTATCAGAGAGAAATACTAGGTAGATAATCATTAGGAGGTGTCCTATGAGCAGAAGTTATAAGAAGACGCCCAAGAGTAAAGCGGACTGGCATTCAAAGGAGAGGAGACTAGACAAAATAAGGTTGAATAAACTTCAAAGGTCTAGAATATCTAGAGAAGAGCATATCCCTGATGGTGGGTTTTACCGCAAACTAGTTTTTAGGACTAGACATGGAAAATACCTATCTTTCCAACAAGAAATGAAAGAAATAGAGTCATTTATAAAACATGTAGAGAGAACTACTAAACCTTATTCAGGTAACGTTGTACTTCCTATAAGTACTTACTATATATTACGGGTTCATGAGTATACATTAGCAGCAGACAAGGGTATTATAGTTACTGACTACTACATGAATAACTATATAAATAGTATGATAGAAAATTGGTACAGGAAAAATTTTAGAAAATAAGTGTTGACAATAAACGCAAAGTGTGGTACACTAGGTGTACAGTAAAGAGATTACCACTCACACCGCTAAAAGCAAACGGTAACTAAAGTGAGTTACAACGAGTAAAAAAGATAGGAAATCCACCTATAACTTCGGTTTTGCTTCCGATACTATAGGAACAGGAAAACTAATAGAGGTGCTTCTTTCTGGTTCTAGTATCCTCATACCTTAAACTACAGATAATACTATATATCTGCTTCATCTTCTCTGATACAGGAGATGTCGGCTGGCGTTCTAGACGTCCGTAGCTAGTCAAAAAAATATGCCGTGCAATTAAAAGGTTTGTGTACGGAACCGACAGGGTGTAGCTCAGTTTGGTTAGAGTACCCGCTTTGGAGACGGGAAGTCGTAGGTTCGAATCCTACCACCTTGATTTATTACTTGACACTATATGAAATCTATGGTATAGTGTTACTAAGAACATTGATAATAGAATAAAGGAAATTTGTAACATAACAAGAAGGTAGCTCTTCTAATGTACTTAAATTTTCCGCCTCGATTAGTATATGTGGTAAATATCAGTATGCGTTGGGGACTGAGCCATAGTTATGGTTAGTGTGAGACAAAGGTACTGCTACGTGTGTTATAAGATAAAAGTATCCTACCTGCCCGTGATGAAGCGTTTTAGAAGGGAATGTAAGTACTCTTTTAAAACTACTTACTAAAAGTCATTTATGTAGTTGATTCGGTGAAAGCCGAGTATAAGGGATGATGGGAGTCAAAGTAGCCAAAATCTACATCTTTAAAATTGGTATTAATAAAAATATACTCTTCCATGCTTGGTGAAATGTACAGGTAAAATAGTCCTGTCGGTAAATTTTTAATCACTTCCAACGTGATGTGTTTAAACTTAGTCTTAATTGACAGACTGGATGGAGGACAAGGTAGCTCCTTACCAAGAATCTAGTTTAGCCGTGACTGAATATATTGATGCACGAAGTAGTTGAGAGTGGAATCTCTCCAAATTTCTTTTATTGTATTATTAAATTACAAAGTTAGTTAAAAAATAAAAAATTAGGAGTTGTTTTACAATGAAAAAATTTTACGGCGTAATTTCCGAACCTGTTAAAGAATTACAGGAACGATACAACAAAGAGACTGGCAAAAAAGAAATGAAGTTAGTTACTGTTGAGAAAGATTTTCTGTACGTGGCAGAAGGTAAGTCTCGTCTAACATCAAAAATAGAACTATCAGACAAGACAAAGGCACTCGGTGGAAAACTAAAACATTTTGGAGCCTTCTCTAACTAAGAGAAGTTTCCCTCATTGTCCCGTAGCTAGAAGGTCGAGCAAGGAGCTCATAACTCCTCGGTTTGGGTTCGATTCCCAACGGGGCAATCTGGTTATAACTATGGTAAAGACAGTACAAACCACGTTAACATGCCCTGAGTGTGGGGAAAAAGTCTCTATATTCAGAAGGTCAGCTAAGCAAAAGAAGGACGGTCATATTAAACATATGTATTGCCCATATTGTAAGAAGACACAAGGTTTTGTCGAGAGCCGAAAAAGTGAAAAAGAGCAATTTTGGGAAAACTGGCAGAATGACAACAAAAACAAAATGTAAAAAGATGTTGACATACTAGACAAAATATGTTATCATAAATTTAAGATAAAATAAACTTAGGAATCTAACAGCAATTACTACTATATTATTGGATAAAATATAAAAATGATTCCTGTGATAAAAAAATAATCTACAGAATATAAAATAGAGAGCTAACAGCAATTACTAACCTATACTATTTGAAAAAGTAAAAACGCTCTCTGTAAAAATTAATTAGGAAGCACACAGCAAATACTAAAAACTAAAACAGCGCATATTAGCAGTTAGTACGACATGGTGTCTAACCATGTAAAAAAAAAATGTACGAGAAAAAAACGCTTCCTGTACATACGATAGCTGACCTGAATATAGCTTAGGTCAGCTATAAGATTATAAAAAAGAAAAGGGGTAGATTATTATGTCAGAATTTTTAAATAAATTAAAAGAAGAGACTACTTTAAGTAAAACAGAAAAGGGGGCTAACACATTTAGCACTACTTTAGACTATAACTTAGATTTTTTCTCACGAGCAGGAGCAATGCGTGATAGAACAAATGATGCTAAGCTGTTATTTAAGAAGGCATATATAGAAGACCGAGAGCTAGCACTCAAGAACTTAGTACATCTTCGTAATATCCGACTTAGTGGCTTAGGTGAACGAGCAGTGTATAACGAGTCCATTAAGGGGCTAGCTGAGCTTGACTTAGACACTCTAATTAAGTTTACAGAGTTTATGAGTGAAATTGGTCGTTGGGACGATGTTGTATCTCTATATCGCTATAGTTGTGAAACTAAAAACAAAGTCTTAACAATGGTGCTAGTGGAACTAATTTCTGAACAACTAGAACTAGATAAAAAGAACTTAAAATCAGATGAATCTATATCTTTATTAGCTAAGTGGTTACCTTCGGAGTCTTCACCAAACAAGGAGAAGAAACATACAGCTAGAGACTTGTCTGCTTCCCTAGGCTACACCAGTCGAGAGTATCGTAAATTACTTTCCGCTTTACGAGCAAAGTTAAACTTAGTGGAGACTAGCTTAGCCGACAAGGATTACGATACTATCAATTTTGACAAGTTACCTTCTCGTGCCCTGTTTAAATATAGAGGGGCTTTTAGAAAACACCTGCCCACATCCTATGAAATGTTTATTAACAGAGTAAACTCCACAGATAAAAAACTAAATGCCAGCAACATTATGCCTTATGAGTTAGTTAAGAAGTACACCGCAAGTGGTGACTGGGACGACTCTGTAGACAACACAGTAGAGGCAACTTGGAAATCACTACCTAACTACGTAGAAAATATGACTAGAAATGCTATTGTAGTTTCTGACGTATCAGGTTCTATGTATGGTGGGGCAAAAGAAGTGTCACCTATGGACGTTTCTATTTCTTTAGGGCTATACTGCGCAGAGAGACTAAATGGAGTGTTCAAAGACCACTTTATTACATTCAGTTCTAAACCAGCTTTAGTTCATGTTCCTAGTGAGTTAAGCTTACGGGAGCGGGTTTCTACTGCTATTAGTAGCGACTGGGGCATGTCCACTAACCTAGAGGCTGTTTTTAACTTAATTCTGAATACCGCAACAAAGAGCAAACTGCCACAAAGTGAGCTACCTACTGATATTGTCATTATCTCTGACATGGAGTTCGACCAGTGTAGTTCACAAAAAGAGAACGACAGCTCTTTCTACGAAAGTATGAGACGTAAGTTTTCAAAAGCAGGTTACTTACTTCCAACAGTAACTTTTTGGAATGTAAATGCCCGCAATGATAACTCACCAGTTCGGTTTTCTGAAAGCGGAGTTGCTTTAGTATCTGGAATTACACCTACTGTCTTTAAACATGTAATGTCTTTAGAAAAAAATACACCAAAAGATTTTATGGTATCTGTTTTAAGAAGTGAAGCCTACAGCTTTATTGACAGCATTCTATAGTAACCTAGAGAGCACCTAATACGTGCTCTTTTTTTTTGTACGCTTGACAGACGTTGACTTTTATGTTATAATAAATATATAAAAAGTAAGGGGTGAAAAAAAAAATGACAAATAAAGAAGATATTGGGAAAGTAAGAAATTTAAGAAGAATTAGAGAGAATCAGCAGTTGTCTATTCGACAATTAGCGCAGGATTTAGATGTTAACTACTCCCTAATTTCTTATTGGGAGACAGGTAAGAAGTTTCCTAGAGAGAGAAATCGAGTGAAACTAGAAAAATATTTTGGTGTTCCTTCTAGTGAGCTTTTTAAAATAGATAAGCATGAAAATAGCTCCTTAGGGGAGTAGAGAGGAGACATCTATGGGGATTATAATCACTTTTATTTTAATATTCTCTTATTTATATTTAGCTTTTCTTATTGAGTATAACCTTGTGCCTATTGCTTCTAATCTTTTAGGCAGAGCAGGGGTATCTATGCCATATGTACCTAAACTTAAGTTCCTACTTTCAGTAAGAGATACTATTATGTTATTACTTGTTTCTCTAGGAATATGTGTACTATTGGTTCTACCAATTATTTTTTAAAGGAGGCTACGTATTGTTTACAATTAAAGACAACGTAAGTAATCATTTAAAGACTGTTTTAGCTAATTATGAGGAAAATCAGCTAGCGCACGTGTACCGAGTAGCAGAAAACTTTAGGAAAGACAAAGATGAAGATGCTTATTATTTAAGTTTACTGCATGATATATTTGAGGATACCGCCGTCAGATTTAGTGATGTCCAAACTTTTTTATCTCTAGTGGACAAGGATTATTTACTTGGAAGTTTAGTTCACCTAACACGCATTCAAAATGAGGCGTATACTTGCTATATCCAGAGATTGAAGCAGGATAATCTAGCTAAAAAAGTAAAACTAGCAGAGATTCTAGACTATTTTTCAAATAACACTATTGCTTTTGCCTCACAAAAAGAAAAATATTGTAAAGCACTAGCACAATTAACAAAAGAGGATGTTATGTATGACTAAAAAAGGAAAAAAATATTTAAATAAGACATTTCATGAAAAAGGTAACAAGAACAGAACGTTTACTGTAAATAGTATCACAGAAGACGGTGTTCTAGTAGGAGATATAACAGTAGTATCAGACTCAGGTAGGAAAGTTACTACAGAAGACCAATATTATGAGGAGTTCTTCTCTAAGAACTTTAAAGAACTAAAATAGAGGGGCATACGTGTTCCTCTTTTTTTAACTTAGTGTTGACTTATAAACTGACATATGGTATAATGGTTTTTAGTAAGAAGTATAATAAAAGGAGCGTGAGCAGAATGATAGAACTACTTGGAAGGTATAATACAGCTAAGGTTTTTACTAGTGAGGTAGAAGAAACCGCTGTGGGTCAAGTAATAGAATTGTTAAGTCAGGAATTTGTTAAAGGAGAGCGTGTTAGATTTATGCCTGATATTCATGCAGGCAAAGGGTGTGTTGTAGGAACCACTATGACTTATACTAACAAAGTAGTACCTAACCTTATCGGAGTAGATATTGGTTGCGGAATACGAGTAACCGAATTAGATTTAGAGGTAAACAATACTACATTAGAAAAATTAGATAGTGTTATTAAAGAGTTTGTTCCTTCGGGAAACTCCGTAAGAGGAGTAGCACTAAATCAGGAGAAGGTAAGTAAGTCACTTAAGAATCTGACTATCTATGGAAACTTAAAAGAAGAGGTAAAAAATAGAATCGCTTTATCAGAAGGTACACTAGGAGGAGGGAACCACTATATTGAACTAGGTGCCTACGATGGTCGAATCTTCCTTATGACACACACAGGTTCCCGTAACTTAGGCGTTCAAGTAGCTAAAACACACCAAGAACTAGCTGTTAAGTATTGTTCTAACACTGAGAAGCCACAGGAGCTCATTAGAGCTCTAAAAGAGCAAGGTAGGGAAAAAGACATACAGGAAGAGTTATTGCGCTTAAAACTAAGTACAGCACCTTTTAATAAAGACCTTGCTTATCTAGACGGTAAATTAGTAGAGGACTATCTAAATGATATGGCTATTGCGCAAAAATTTGCGGAGGATAACCGAAAAGCTATTCATAAAGTAATTATGTCTAAAATGGGTTGGGAAAACTTGGTAGTTTCTGAGTTTGACTCTATTCATAATTATATTGACATCCCTAATAAGGTTATTCGTAAAGGTGCGACAGATGCCTCTAAAGGAAAACAACTAGTTATCCCACTAAATATGCGTGATGGTAGCATTATTGCTACAGGAAAGGGAAACGAAGACTGGAACAATTCAGCACCTCATGGGGCAGGTAGGGTACTGTCCCGTTCTAAAGCTAAAGAAACACTAGAAATGGAAGATTTTAAGAATACAATGAAAGATGTTTGGTCTTCCTCTGTGTTGGAGTCTACACTAGATGAGGCACCATTTGCCTATAAAAAGAAAGAGAGTATCATAGAGAATATTACAGATACGGTTGACATTGACTTCATTGTTAAACCAATCTATAATTTTAAGGCGCATTAATTAAATAAGAGAACACAAACTAAAATAAATAAGAAGGTTGTTTCACGTGAAACAATTAGTAGTAGAAATTTCAGAACGAAATAAAGAAAAAACTTGGGTATTAGCTAGTTCTGTGGAAGAAGCACAAAAATTTTATTACCGTTTTGTACAGTTTGACAAAACTACAAAGTTCACTACACTAACTAAAAAAGAAGCGCAGACTATTAATATTTATGGTGATAATAAAAAATTTATTGAGACATTAGCTACCCGAGTAAGCAGAATGGCTAACACAGAAACGCCTACTTATTTACTAAGTCAAGGAGGGGAGTTATAAAATGAGAGATAGATACACATTTTTTTGGGGAAAGGAAAGCCCCTTTAGTAATTGGCACCCATCAAATTTTTCTTTAGAGTACAAGCAAGAAGGGAAAGAAGCTAACAAGTCTATTATGTTTCATAATGCAGAACAGGCATTCATGTATGAGAAGGCACGTCTATTCAATGATGAGTTAGTGGCTTCACAAATTCTATCCGTTCCTAGTGGAGACCCTAAAACAGTTAAATCTCTGGGTAGAAAAGTTAGAGGTTTTAACGAGGCTACGTGGGATGATAACAAAGAGGCTATTGTTTTTATTATCTTAATGGCTAAGTTCTCTCAAAATAAGGAATTAAAAGATAAACTAGAAGCTACTAAGGGAACTACTTTAGTAGAGGCAAGCCCTTATGACACTATATGGGGCGTAGGACTACGAGAAAGTGACCCTCGTATTTTAAACAAAGATTTATGGAGAGGTTCAAACTTGTTAGGTAAAATTTTACAACGTGTGAGAGATAACTAAATGAGTAAAAAATCTACAAATAAATATTTTAAGAATAAGGCTAATAGAGTGTACGAGGAGCTACTCTTCACTAAGGATGGGATGTTTCCACACTGCCAAGGAAGAGACAAAAAACTAAGAAACAGATATGAGAGAAAACTTATAAAAGATGATACAAAAAGAGAATATAGAGAAAGTAGGGAAAATTTATGAAGTTAGAAGAAAAAGACAAAGGAACTAGTTTGGTAGAAAGAGTGAAAGAAAGTCTTATACATGCCAGAAAAAGTAAAAGTGATTTCATCAATGTATACCAAAATTTAATTGCTAGACTTGATAACATGCGAGTAGAAGTTAAAGTTAAAAGTGTATCAGAACTTACTGATGAGCAGGTACGCCAAGCAGTAAAGCAGGAGGTAAAACAAATAGGTCAACAAATTGATTTTGCTAGAACAGAGAGTGAAGCTGATGACTTGGGTATGGAGATTGGCTTACTATATGAGTTCTTGCCTTATCAGGAAACTCTCCCTGAGGCAATTAAGTTAGAAGTAGACAAGATAGCTAAATCATTAAATATACCTATTCCCGCTAAAGGAAAAGATATTGGCATTCTTATAAATAAAGTTAATGAAGAATTATTAAAAGAGGATACTGAGTTAGACAGCAAGCTCATGACTACTTATATTCGTACAGGAGAGCTTGAACCCAGCAATCTAGATAATATTTCGTTCAAAGACTTAAAAATTTAGGAGGAGAGTTAATATGAATAGATATAGAAAAATTCAAAGAATTGGAAGAGCTCAACAAATGGCAAAAACATATACAGGTGAAATTATCATTCTAGAGAAGTTAGATGGTAGCAACGCTAGTTTTTTTGTAGAGAAACTTCCTGATGGTGGCTATGCTATGCGTAAATTCTCAAGAAATATAGAGTTAGACATTCCTAATGAAGTAGGAGAGGTAAACACACTATCAGGTTTCACTACTTACATTAAAGACAAGGTAAGTATTCCTGATGTTGTCCATTCAGGTCTAGTAAACCTAACTTTCTTTGGTGAGTGGCTAGGTTCTAAGAAGTTAAATACACCGTATAAGGAGCAATTTAGAAATAACTTCTACTTATTTGACGTGTACAGTAACGTAGAAGGGCGATACTTACCTTTAGATGAGGTACGTAGTATTGCTTTTACACTAAATCTACCTATGCCAGATATGTTTTACTTAGGGGTATTTACTGACTTTGATACAGTTAACGAATTTGTAGGTCAGTCCAGATTTACTAAGGAAACTAATGAAGGAGAAGGTATTATTGTTAAATTTTTAGACGAAGTAGACATCGATGGTAGCCAGAAACTATTTAAAAGTGTTTCCCCAAAACACGCAGAAAGAGTCCAATCTAGAAAAAGGGAAGTTAAAGATTTACCTGAAAGTACCGAGTGGATTCGACAATTCGTCACTGAGACTAGGGTTAGGAAAGCTCTACAGAGACTAGAAGAGGAAAATAAGTTGCCTAACTTAGAATTTTCTAACTTTTCCCAACTAATGAAGGTAGTACCCTCAATTGTGTATGATGATATTATGAGTGAGGAATCACCAGATGACTTAGCTTTTGTTTACGATGAGGATACAGCTAAAAAGTCTCTTGGACGTAGTGTTCCAGTACATCTCAGAGAAATAATCCTAAAAGTAGAGGATAGTAAATAAAAAATATACATTTTTGTTGACTTATAATAAAATATGTGTTATAGTTAATTTATAAATAAGACAGGAGGAGATTATAAATGGCAAAACAAGGTGCATTACAAGCGGTAGAACTTAAAGAGGGTGCAGGGGTGTCTATTACTAAAACCTTGCAGGACAAAGCTAAAAATTATGCAACAACAAAACGTAACTACGAGATATTAAAAAAACAGTTAGATGCACTTAAAGATGAATTAATGCCTATGATGGTGAAGGCAAACGTAAAATCATTAGAGATTTTAGGAGATTTTGAACTAACTTATCAAGCGGAGGTGGAAGGTTTACGATTTAACGGTMAGAAGTTAGAGAAAGACCACCCGCACTTGTATGAGTCTTATCGTTTACCATCTACAACAAAAGAGCAGTTAAAATTTAAAGATAGCAAACCAAAGGCGTAGAGATGAGAAGTTTACGCTATAAGTATATAGCTATAGACTTTGATGGAACTATTGCTAGTGAGCAGGAGGAGAGCTACCCCTTAGTAGGGGAGCTCCTACCTTATGCTAAAGAGACAATAGAAGAACTTGTTGAACTTGGGGCAGTTATCACTATTTGGACATGTAGAGAAGAGCTTGGTATGGATTTGTGTTTGGATTTTCTTGCCAATAACAGTATACCGTACCACTTTGTAAATGAAAACAACCCAGATAAGATAGCAATATGGAAAAATGATACTAGAAAAATTGGCGCTGACTTATACATTGATGATAAGGCTTTAAAAGCAGTTGGCAAAGAGGTAGACTGGTTAGAAATCAGAAAAAATATTATTATAGAATAGATAGGAGTTGTTTGGTATGTTCGGTATTCGTGAATTACTAGAAGTAGAAATCACAGATGGTGGCGGAAGAAAGCATAAACATGTAGTAGGTAAAAAAGAGGTAGCTAGTATTCTAGTAACCAGTAATCGTGTAGTAAAAGTATATAGTAAAGATAAGTCTATGACGGAGTACAACTTAAGTTTTTATACAGGAGGTTATAAAGAAGTACCTCTAGAGGCAGGTGTTTTTAATTGATTAGTCTAGCTGATTTTTTGGTTAAATATAACATTTCAAGTTCTAACAATGTTTTCTTAGCATCAGATACACATTTTAATCACGATAACATACTTAAGTTTGAACATTATAGAGGAGATAAATACGTTTTTATTGACAACATGAACTCGCAGTTTATAATGGAGTGGAACGATACTGTTAATGATAATGATGTCGTTATCTTCATGGGAGACTTTGCATTAGGTGACGAAGAAAAAGCGGTTAAAATTATGAATGCTCTACGAGGTAAAAAGATTATTATAAGAGGGAACCATGATACACGAAAAAAAGTAAACTTATACAATAGTGACCTATGCCCTAGTGTAGTAGAAGTACACGATATTGGTATGATTATTCACGCATACTCAGTAGAGTTTCATTTTTCCCATTATCCTATGGAACTTGGATGTAATAAAAGTAGATTCAACATTCATGGACACATTCATAGTAAACCTAGTCCAAGTAAAGACCAAATTAACATTGGTGTAGATAGTGATTACATGGCAGGAAGGCTACTAGTACCTTTGTCAACAGTTATATCAGATGCAAGATTGAAGATTAAGAAATACCGAGAGGAGACAAAGTTATGGGATTAACTACTTGGATAATTTTTATTATTTCATTTATTTGGCTGTTAGTTACGGTTAAGGAGTTCTTCACCAGAGGGCTTACCTTATGGGGGTCAATAATTTTAATGATTTTGATTGTCTCTGTAGCAATAACGGCTGGTATGTTATTCGATGGACTGACGATTGGGGGTTGGCACGTATGAAGAAGGAAATTCCTACAAAGTGCCCGTTATGTCAAGGTAATATAAAGTACACATCTAATGCTGATTTATATGGCAAGGAGTACGGTAATGGAATGTGCTACATGTGCACTAGTTGTAGAGCAAGCTCTGGTGTTGTTTCTTTATCCTCTCGTGAGCCTTCTAGCACTATCTCAGATAAACCCATGAAGATACTTAAAAAAGCTTGTTACGGACTACTAGACCAAGCAAGCAGGTCATGTCATACAGACCAAGATGACATTATGGAGCAACTAGCTGTTCTTATGAAGGTATCTGTTGATGACCTATTCAACTGGCTTACAAAAGGAGAGTTATTAAAGGCAACCGCTATATTATCAGATTCAGACAATTTTAGGAGAGCAACTAACTCCAATAAGAGAAAATTCTATGGCTATTAAATTAAGAGATGCGGAAGGTAACCTAACTTCCGAAGGTATTAAAGAACTGGAACGTGTAAGGGAAACTGTAAAAGATAAAGTATATGAGTTAAGAGACTTAGGGATGTCTCATGCGGAGGTAGACTACATGTTCTTTGCAGAAGTAGACCTTTGCAACCTAAGATATAGTAGAGAGCGGAGGAGATAACTATGGCTACTAAAGCTCTTAAGAGAGGGTGTATACCTATTAGTGAGTCCCATAGCTCTGTTCTAAGAAAACTATGGGACTATGAAAAAAACAATGCTATAGGTATAAAACCTAAGAACGTAAGTCGAGGAAGCGACATAAAGGTTTGGTGGAAATGTAAGGAGCATGGCTCTTATCAGCAGAGTGTGAAGTCTAAGTTTGTAGGGTTTAAATCTTGCCCTAAGTGTTCCTCTACTGTTTCTAAACCAAATAAGATAATTGCCTACTATTTAAAAAAAGCGTTCCCTCGAATTGTATTAGAAAAAAATATAGCAGGAAAAAGATTTGACATCTACGTACCTTCTGTGAAACTAGTGGTAGAATATGATGGAGGTCGTTGGCACCAAAATGCTGAAAAAGATAGACAGAAGTGCGAACATGCGTTAAATAATAAACTGAATATTATAAGAATAAGAGAGGGTTCATGCCCTGATTTGAATATGGATTGCGTGATTAAGTTGCAACAAGATAGTCGAAATAGGTCACCACAGTACTTTGTAGAACTAGAAGAAGCTATCAAAGAGTTACTTAATTTACTAGGAAAAGACGTATCTGTAAACTTATCAGAGGACTTACCAAAAATACTAGGAGGTTGATTTATATGGTAAAAAAAAGAAATATGTATGTTCTACGCCAGAAGGGGTTTCCATACGCATACTACACAACATCATTTATTAAGAACAAAAGAGGTACTTTTGTATTAAACTGGGAAAAAGTTCGAGAACCTAATCAGGTAAGACCGCTGACAAGCTTAACGCAAGCTAGAAGCATTGCAGAGATACTAAATGCCAATATTGAAACTATACTTGGTGGATGGGAAGTAGACGAGTCTTGGGGAGCGACAGATTATGAGAACAAGTACGTTTACATAAGCTATGTTCAGGATGACCTAAGCTGTACCTATGCTAAAACATATTTATTTAGTTTAGATGACAGCTTGTTAGGTAAGGTAGCTGTAGGGGATTTTCTATATGATAGTGTCAAAGAGAGTATTGTAAAAGTAAGGTCAGTACACACTGATACTAGCAATCTCAGATACAAAGGAAGAACACGAAAACTAAAAACTAGACTGCCATTAAAAGAAGAGTAACATCTTCTTTTTTTGTTGACTTAATAGAGTTTTTGTGATACAATTAGAATAAGGAGTTGATAGTATGAGTAAAGAGTATTACGTAAAATATAGCTCACAGGAGGAGAAAAACAACTGTAGCGTAGGAACGTACACAGAAGTAGAAGAACTTGTTAAAAAGTACACTAAAGAGTTGGAGCTTTCTTTCGGAAGTAAAACTAACCCTAAAGTAGAGTTTGGTGAGTTAAAGCCGTTAGTTATAAAGGAGCTGAGTCCTTTTGGTTTTTCTGTTAATACCTTTGACAAGCTTCATAGAGACAATACGAAGAAAGAAGAATTGTTGGACTACATGGTTCTAAGCAGTAAGCTATATAATGAGGGCTCTATCAAAACAGTGGGCTTTATTCTATTTTGCTTTGAGGAGGAAATTAATAGTATTGTTCCTAAAGAGGAGCAAGCAGACTTTGTAAAGGACTTCTACAAAGAAATAATAGGTAGTGAGGAGGAATAGTATGGCTAAGCATAAGGAGTATAAGAACATTCCGTTAGTAGACATCAAAGATAACACTCGAATGATGAACATTTACTACAGAGGTATAGTAGAAGAACTAAATAAAAAACGTATTAAGGATAATTATGAAAAAAGAGATGCGGGTAGTACAAGTGAAGGGGGTAATGGGACTATATGGCTACCTCTTATTATAGTTGAATGCAAGTCAAGTGAGAACCCAGAGGAACGTATACAGGATATAATGCCTTTGGTGATAGAAGTAGTTACTGAGGAATTGGGGCTTAAGTACAGTCAGTTCAAATTAAATGATAGTATTAAGATAGAAAATGTAGCGGGCAGTATCTTAGGTGGTTTAGGGGTGGAGTTGAAGTCCTGTTGGGATATTAAGGTCACTACAGAACCTGTTAAAGACAAAAATATTTTTGGTGTGGAAAAGAAAGGTAAATTTTTCGTTTACGCTAGTATAATTAAAAGACAAGAGTTTCGTATTTGTAATGAGAACAGTTATAAGGTTATAGGGTTCACACCTAAAGTAGGAGCTGATTGGTTTACTTACTTATCCTCTGCTGATTATGACCGTCTGTATAAACTTTTTAAGGTATGCGTAAAACAATCTGGTGAAGAAAAGCTGAACTATCTTTTCAAAGACCAATGTTTCGTAGATACATTTAGCAGACATACAGCTTCCCTTGCTTATGATAGAAAAAAAGAAGAGGAGTTATTAGACAAGTACAGAGCCCTTAACGTTAGCTGTGTTTTAAAAATGCTAGACTTACCTGCTGAAAGCCTTAAAGAGTTTATCTGGAAAAATGTTGAAGACGAAGAATATCACCTAGGAGTAAATAAATTCTACTTAGAAGTTTATTGTCACCTTATAGGCGTAGGTACAGAAGAAGATATTAAAGAATTAGTTAAACGAGTAGCATCAGGAGATACACCAGAGGAGGTAAAACAACGTGCAGGTATTCTTTTAGGTATACTGACTCAAAAGGGAATTGACTCCAAAGAAGAAGCTTATTTTGTTAAAGAGATTTACCCTGTGATAAAAGAAGCAGTTGACCCTAGTAACACATATTTCCTAGAAGAGAGTAGAGATAGTTTTAGACGTCTTGCGGTAAGAGTTGACAGACTTTACTACCAAAAAGCCATTGTATACTCTGTTGCTTTCTCTAGAACAGTCTGGTATGACTCCCTATCAGATATGTATGCAGATTTAGCGGAAAAGTTCGATAGTATCTCTAAAGGTGGTAAATAGATATGCACTACGAAGGAGACGAATCAGTAGAGTGTTTACAATGTAATTATGACTTAGATTACGATTTATACTGCAAGGAGTGTGACAAAACTTTTACATGGGAGCAGATAACTGAGAGGGACGAGCGGGAGCTAAAGGCTTACGAGGAGTTTTCAAGAGTAACTTTTACAGCTAGTTACTATGAAGAAGTGCATAGAGAGATTGAAGCAATGAAGGAGGAATCCGAATGAAGTTTTTAGAGGTAATTAGTTCTAAAAGAAAAAATAGCAAACTAAAGGAAAAAGAACAGAAAGAAATCCCATATAAGAATTTAAAAGAATATATTGTAGATGCTTATGAAGAACAAAAGAAAGATAAGGAAGCTATTAAAAATATGACTACTGAACTAGAAGAGGTAACCAGCAAACTAGGGAAATCTGTAGGAGAAAAGAGCGCTCTTGAAGTTATTTTGGGTGAGAAAGAACGGCAACTAAGAGAGTTACAAAGGGTTGTCGGGCAGATGGAAGAAAAGGAAAAAGAGATAGAGACTCTAAAGGAAGACAACACTAGACTAAAGGGGGAAGCTTGCGTTTTACTTAAAAGAGAAGAGAGTGCAAGAAGTAACCTAGAGCGGACGGTAAAGAATGAGGTTTACGAAGAGAACAGAAGACTTCACGAAGAACTGGTGGCTGCTATAAAGGACTTTGTAGGCAATCACAAAGGAAACTTAGCTAAAAAAGACTTAGTAGCCTTCCTCGATAATTTGTCTCTTAAGGAGGATACTAAATAGATGGTGTTACTAATCCTTCAAATTTATGTAGCAATATACCCACTGTTCCTGTTACTTATTTATTTAGAGTCTAAAGATGATAGCCATGATGTTAAAGTAACATATCTATGGAATTACTACAGAAATCCTATCTCAAGATTTATCTTACGTGTGTCCTTTATTACGTTTTTACCATTAGCGGTAATTGCTATATTTAGTGCCTACGGGTGGGAACATCTAAAGTAAGAGTGTTTATTGACACTCTTCTTTTTTTATGATATAATGTAGTTGGAGGTGTTTACACTATGAAAATATACACTAGTAAACTAGCTAGTTTAGTTAGAAGTAAGCCTACTTGCAGTCACGTCTACATATGGGAGGGTACGGCTTCTAAGTGGAAATCTATAGAGAACACGAATATTTACACTCGTGATGTACTTCTTGTTTGCAAACATTGTAGGGGTCATAAAAAAGAAAAACAAGAAGCCCTTGTATCTCAAAAAGACAGGGTTGTATTTAGGTACTCTTTATCTGATTTTGTAAAGGTAGACCCTCACGAAATATTAGAAATGGAGGAAGAAGCATGAAGTTTAAAGTAGGAGACCAAGTAGAGTTCATTTTACAGAGTAAAAAACAGTTAGGTACAGTAGAGGAAGTTTATAATGATACACTAGAGTACAAGGTGAAGATTTTGCCTATTTAATAGAATGGGATATTAATAATAATGAAAAACTGTGGTACCCGGCTAAGCTTACTAAACTAATAGGAGAGTGAATATGGTGGATACTATTAAAGATGTAATTGCAATAATGGCAATTAAAACAAACGAAGATGTAGAAGCAGGTAAGATGACTTATGGAGTCGAAAATGATGAATTTGGTGGACTACTTTTGGTTCCTAAAAAGGAAGTAGAAGTTGAGGTGTATACGGAAGAAGATTTTGAAGAGCCAAAAAGAGAGAATTTTGAAGAGATGGTTAAGCAGGTTCTTGCGGGAACAGCAACAGATGATGAAAACGTTACAATAAAATTATTAAAAGAAGCCAGTGTGGAAGGTGAATAATAAGTATGAGATTAAGTACAGTATGCGGGGTAGCTTTCCTAGTTTTATTAATACTTCAATTAACTGGTTTTATTAATATTGTTTGGTGGACAGTGTTTATTCCAATAATTATTTGGGTAGTAATAGTGGTGTTTGTTTGGATAGTGATATTATTTCTTATTATTTTGGCAATATTAGTAGATTTTATAAGTAAATAAAGATGTGAGGTGACAGTAATTATGGAAAAATTTAGTCATGCAAGGAATAGGATAATTAAAGAAAAGAAGAAATATGATAAACAGCAGAGAAAAGAAAGACAAAAAGAAGGAAAGGTAATTGCAGAAAAATTATTATTTGATTTACTGAAAAATAGAGGAGAAGACTTTTTAGAGCTTGACAAAAAAGGCAGAGAGTTATTATCAAATCAAAATAGACATCACATGTTAGCACCAACAAACCCAAAAGAAGTAATTGCAATGTTTGGAGAATTTCCAAGAAATATACACAAACATTCACTAGAGTATCCATACACAACTGTAACAAAGATGCGTGAAGGAATATTCCATTTAAAATCTTGGATTAATCACAACAATCATTTTGCAGTTGACATAGAAATAAAATTTAAGTCTCCTATAGATGGTGACATTGTTAAAGTAAAGATACGAGTAAGTGACTACCTAACAGCTTGTGTTTCTGTTAGATATGGTAGGATGGAATCTTTTGGAATTACTTTTACAAATAATTGCTAGGGGATAGATAAGAATGAATAAGTTTAAAAAGTTTGAACTGGTACAACATCGTTATAACACATCTATAGGTACTATTGTGGGTGTGATGCAAGGAATGACAGGAATGGTTGCTTACGAGGTCGCTTGGGACAATGCAGAAGAAGGAGCTACTATGGACTTTAAAGATAAAACGTATGAGGAGCTACTAGCAAAAGTAAGAAACAACAGCGAGGTAACACGAAAGGACTTGTCTACAGCTCTCTGGTTATACGAAAAGGTAAAAGCGGAAAACAAAAGGCTAAAAAGTACTGTTAAAGAGGAGATGAATATCAAGGATGAGTAGCTTTATCTCACAACAACCAAATGGTAGATACTGTAGGTTTTCTAGTGTGGTGGACGGTGTAACCCATGTTAACATGACTTATGAAGATTACGTAAATTTACTCATAGAGAACGGTAGAAACAAAGAGAGTGCTATAGAAACTGCAAACGAGATTATGGACAGAAGACTAAGACCGTTTATAGAGGTTTTAGAGGGTATGAGCACTTCAAATGCTACGATAGGTCAGTTGGTAATGGAAATACGTCTTATGGGGTACGAAGGAGACCTAACATCTTATATAAAAGGTTGGAAAGAAGAAATTAATTTTGATTAAGGAGGTGCCTCGGTGACTAAATTCAAAGAAGCTTTTGCAATTAGTGACATCCATGGTTGTAGCTTAGAGTTTTTAGAAATGTTAAACAATTGGGATAGGGATAAACAATTGCTTGTCTTGTGTGGGGACTATATAGATAGAGGGGACGAGTCTAGAGAGGTTTTAGATATTATTTGTGATTTAAAGATGGAGTACGGTGACCAAGTGGTTGTTATAAGAGGAAACCACGACCAAATGTTGCTTGATTTTATAGAAGAAGAGCAGAATGAGTACACTATTAACAGATGGCTTGCTAGTGGAGGAGGAAACACCTTGTCTAGCTACTTCAATAATATGCCACAGGAGGAGCGTTCTAGGCATAGGCTATCGTCTTTTTATCACTTTACAAGTATTTGCATACAAAAGAAATATAGACATCATATAGAGCTCCTGAGAGCTTCTAAGCCGTATTACGAGTTTGGTGACGTTCTGTTTACTCATGCAGGTATTCAATCTTTATACGGGGAAGACTGGAAGAAGACAACAGACCACGAGTTTATGTGGATTAGGGACTGGTATAAGCAAGAGAACCTCACAGGAAAAGTAATTGTATTCGGTCACACACCTACCTGTTACTTACCGTTTAGAGACCGTAATTATTCTAATTTTGACGTGTGGGTTCACGACAGAAAAAAACTTATAGGAATAGATGGCGGTTGCTGTTTTGAAGGGCAACTTAATGCTATCACTATAACAAATAAAGGGGAATTTAACATAGTAGAGCCAGTAAAACAAAAAATAGTATAAAAGTAAAAGGTACCCTTAGCAGGTACCTTTTCTTATGTGTCTTTTATAACTCTTCTTCTTCATCTAAGTTAACTTTTTGTTTATTTTTAAAGACTTTTCTTTTATGCTTAGACACCTTTTCTGTGCTAGTTAGAAATTCACCGCTTTTATAAGTGGGGTTAAAATAGCTCGTTTTTCTGTAGTTTATATGGTCGTAGCATTTATAGTTACTAGCCTTGCTCGTCTCATCAGATTCCCCCCATAAATAACTATAGTCTATAAAAGAACTAGCAACTCCATCAGACTCGGGGTAAGCTACGCTAGTAACTAGGTGGGATAAGAGTACGTAGATTACCATACCAAAGTATAACAAAGTCAGTACCCATAAAAGTACCTCTAAAAAAGTAAGGGATACTAGCATTAAAGTTCCCCCTTAGACACTTTTATGCGGAGTAGCTCTTTTTCTAACTTTTCTTTTTCATTTGTAATATCTCGTAACTCTTTTTTTAGTTCTTTATTTTTTACAGCTAACTTCTCATTTTTCTTATACGTGGTGTGATATTCTTTTTTCAATTCTATCAGGTCTTCATAAGTCTCTAGTAGTTTATCGTTAGCTACCTCTAAACGGTCTATTGTATCTTTGTGAGCTGAAAGGATTGCTTCCTTCATTTCTTCTGTATGCCTACTCTCTTCTCCTCTATAGGCTACTGTATAGTCCTCATTCTCAAATTCGATTAGTAGTTGTAAATCCACACTTGCTTGGTTTATGTCTATCTTTCTCATTTTAACAACCTCCATTACTTCTTTAGTATTTCTTATTTCCTTCTATAAGCAGAACTAGTAGGATTCCTACAAGTAAAGTAATAGTTAGAAAAGGGACACCGATTGCAGGAAGACTAGTAGTAATCCACAGTATTGCTGTAGCTAAGATAGCAACACCTAAAAGGCATACTAGAATGCCTATTACAAAAAACAAAGCTTTCAAAATAACCTCTCCTTCTTATGTTTATTTTATTACCAAACTAGCTTAAGACATAACTCTTTATGTTCTAGAATAAAAACAGCACTAGTATAGCTATACCAGTAATAGTAAGAGCAATAAGTAAGGCTATAACATACCACATACTAAAGTTCCTTATTCTAAGAGTCTTTCTGTTATCCCATTTTTCTAGCAAGTTCTCTACTAAACATGCACTTAAAATACTCCAAAAAGCTAGACCAAACATAGGAAAGTAAAATGTAATCCATATAATACCTAATAAAAATCCCATAACTGCTAGGATAGGTGGTAAAGCTAGGCAGAATAGAAGAAAACCTTCCAATATATTTCTTAGGGATAGCCTCATAAAGACACCTCCTTTATTTATAATACTAGTATACCATATAAGATAAATAAAGTCAACAAAAAAAGACATGTATAATGCCTTTAGTTGTGTAGAGTACATTTATAGGTAAAGTTCTTCGTCATAGACTAACTGAGTAGGAGTAAAACCGTCTACTGAGTTTGTTTTAGATGTTCTACTAGGGGTGTACGTATAGATGGTTGCTAGTGGGTAAGCTTCCCTTAAATTAGCAACTGTATAGTATCTAATAGTACGATGTTCATAGTTTAGAACAACAAGAAGAGAATCACTAGCTAAGTCTTTATCTGGGTTTTGTCTGTAGTATACACCGTCTAGAGGAGGTAACCCACTATACCATTTAAAATCCTTTTTTTCTAAGTTAACCATTAGGTTAACAAAATCTTCTTGTGAACGAACTCTATAAGCTTGTATCATTTATGTTTACCTCCTTAATATGTTTACTAATTGACTACATTTTAAGCCAACCTAAAAAGTTAGTAGTAATTCCAAGACCTCAGATAGCATACGTGACACAAAGACACCAATCTGTGTTTTTTATTTTTCTAAAAATATAGCCCTCAAAACAGTCTTCTCCTGTTTGCATCTGACTGATGTATTCTACCTCCTCAAAGAAGTCCGTTTCCTCACAGTCCTGTTTGGCACCTTCGTCTAAGTCCGCATATTTCTCACGAATAAAAGAAATCTCGTAGTTTGCATCCTCCCCGTAAGCAGAAGTAACTTTATCTACCTCAGTTAAAAATTTATTTAAATCCATAGTAGTACCTCCTTTGTTTACTTACATTTTCTTATATATCTAAAAGTCGAGTAACATCATTAGCTGTATGTCCATCCCATGTAGGGGCAAATTCTAGTTCTGGAACACTAAAATAGTCCCAATTGTCTAAGTGATAATGGTAAGAAAACATACCTTTCGATGTAGAAATACCAACGATAAAATAGTTATCAAACATAGAACCGTCCTCATGTTTCTTAGACTTCCAACTTTTAGAGTGATTAGCATTACATATTGTTGCAAATAAAACCATTCTATGAAAGTAAAGCTCCTCAAATGTGTGTGAGCCGTCTGAGATACCTCCTTTGTCAGCTAACAAACTAATCTCTGTATTTATTTCTTTTACTGATTTAAACTCCATTATTCTGTCACCTCCTCACTACTAACCGAGAACACATGTGGGTCATCATATAAAGCGTTAATTGCAGACTGTAGTTCGTTATCATCCCTCACTACTCTTTCATACGAGTCAATAAGAACCTCCCCCATAAAACGTTGCTTGTAGGTTATTTTGTATACTTTATAATCTGTCTTTTTATTATTCATTCCGCCACCTCCACAATATTATATAGCCCTTCCTCGTCCACCTGCCAACGTAATTCTTTTAGTACTGTAGCTTCATCATGCAGTTGGTCGTTTAAATCTACTTCACGGTCGAATGTGCCATATAGAAGTTTTTCTAAGTCTAGTCTTAACAAAATAACATAACAGTCCTCATCTATATCATTATCCTCTATAGATTGTACTGCATTATCTACCCATTTATTTGCAGTAGCTTTATCTGTAGTCCACTCAGTTACCTCCCCATAAAGAGACACTCCATATAAAATCATTTTTATTACCTCCTCGTTTAAAGTAAAAACATATCGTGACGTGCTCTTGCTTCCTTATCAATTCTATCGTTAACTAGCCCTAAAATTCTATCTAAATCATTGTATTTATGAATAACCGCTCGTTCTGGCTCGTTTTCTGTCCATTCAGGCTCAATCTTATCTTGAACTACAGTTAGCGACTTTAGAAAGTACTTCTTATCTTCTGCTTCATAGAAGATAAAATACTTATAAGTAATGTCGTCTATCATACAATTAACATCTAGGTCGCCATCAATGAGTTTACATACTTGAAGTGCCCATTTCTTATCCAAAAATACTTTAACCTTCTCTTTGTTGGTAGTAGTATCGACTTCTAATGCCTTTGTTCCAAACCCAATACTTTTAACCCAAACCATCTTACCTCTCTGGTTTACATAACGAATTTTGTAGCCTGCTCTACTCATGTAATCACTCCTGTTCTTTAATATATACTTACTATACCATGAAATAAGTAAAAAGTCAACAGTTATACTTCGTTTGTTTTCACATTTTAAATTAGGGTTGTGAACCCTTAGACACTTACTAGTCTACACAGAATCCACAACCCTATTACTTTTGTTATTAAATTAGCTATTCTCATATTTCTCTATATCTTCAATCAGTAACCCAATATATTTCATTGCTTTCTTAAGGTCTTTAATCTCGCTCTGACCTTTCTTTTTACCTGCCCGAGTAATATACTTAATAACATTACCTTTTTCGTAGTTCATTTTGTGACTCTGGATATATTTAATAGGCTCAATGCCCCCAGACGTATAATGAGAAGGATTATTAACTTCGTCATACTCTTTTGTATTAGTCTTCCAATCCCTTTCGAGTTCTTCAACAGTTAATGTACACGGGTGGACAATAGGTACTTTTTTAGGTTTCATCGTCTCCCATTCATATTCTTTTGGGTCTAAGCTACCGACCCAGTCCGCATCTGTCTTATATGATACAATTGTAGGTGTTTGGTCAAGGTCTTCCACCCTAACTGTATAAATAACCTTATTTCTAAAGTTTTTAGCTATAAGTGTTTGGTCTCTATCTATTTGCCACCTTTCGAAACTTACAGGTACTAGAGGGTCTTTGTTTTCCCACTTCCAGCCTTCTTCATTCTTTTTAACCATGTAGTCAATAAAATCGTTAAATGTTTCTAATTGAGTTACTTTCATTAGTTTCTCTCCTTTGCTTTTTAGTAAATGTTGGTTATATTCTTCTAAGTTCATTTTAGTGCTAGATATTACTTCCCTTTCTCTCTTGGAGATAGTAAAACGACAGCCATCGTATGTGTAATGATAGTCGGGATGACACCAACTAGGAAGAGAGAACGGAAAAATACCTACAGACTCTAGATACTCACTCAATGCCTCAACATATTCAGTAATACGCTCATTTAAATTTAGATTTTCTTCTGTTAGTGTTACTGATGTCGATTCCCTAGAAAAAAGAGCTAGTTCTTTAGTAAATAGAGCTATAACAAGCCTTTTGGGATTGAATGATGCTGTACGTGTGGTAACAAGGTAGGTTGTCACGCAATAAGTGGAGTAGTCACTATCCCCTATATAATGAGCACCTGTTTCTTTTGTACGTGTTGTTCTTTTATACTTTAACATCCACTCCCGTACAAATTCTTCATTTTGTTCTAAAAGGATAGTAAACCAAGAAACCATGTCTCCTTTTATACGTATCACAGGAAAATCATTTTTTGGTGGTATATACCCCTTATACGCTTCTCCAAGCCAACTAGGTCTAAACGTTTTTCTATTCATAAGTTCCTCCTTACCAAGTACGAGTTATGTTTTTCACAACTACGATGCAACCGTCACCCTCTACTTTTATAGATTGCTCCACAGATGTACTACCCTCAAACTCATATATTACCTCGTTTTCTTCAAAAATCTTTTCATTTAAATAATTTTGTAGCATATTAGCAAAGACAGGCTCAAAGCCATTAATACCTAGGTTAATATCTAGGTCGTTAGGCATATCTAATGCTTCGGCTACAAAGCTCTTCACATCAATAACTATTTCGTACCCTCGTTCTTTTACAGGTGGCGCTGATGGGCGTACACTTAGGGGACTAAACTCAACGTTGCTTTGAAACACCCCGTCAATTTCTTGTTTCCTTTCAAGAAGCATACGTAAAATAGTAGCCTCATAGTCCTCATTCTCTAGTAATCGTCTAAACTTGCGATGTGTGTTAACAACACTTGCGTATGCTATTGAGTTGTTATTATCCTCTAGTACTGTGTCTTCTAGTATTGTACTCCATAAACTCTTTTTCATTATTACTCTCCTCCTAATTTGTTAAAAACTTTTGTTTTTGTTATAGTTATTTCTAGTCCTTTTACCTTTTCTTCATAAGAACGACTTATTTTAAGCGTGTCACTAAGTCTACCACTACCCTTCTCAGCAGTTAGTTTAGTAGACAGGAACTCATACAGTATATCACAACATTCCACTTCTAACCAACTTACTGCTTCTGGAGTAGCCTTATCTTCGTCTTTATCTACGGAAGCTATATCCTTACCTATAGTTGCTAACACAGAGTCCCTAACATTTACGGTTACAGTATAACCTCTGTAGAACGTTGTTCCATAATAAGTTTCTTTTCTGTTAAACTCCACTTTGTTATCGAGGAGAAACTTTAGTATGAAAAGCTCATTCTCCCCTAGCGTAGTAGTATCACAATTTTCCTTATAAAGAAAACTTACCAACTCTTGTGCTATTACCATTTTGTGCGTGCTACCTAGCCCTAAAATAGACTCCCAGCTATTCATTATTCTCCTCCTCCTTAAGGTAATTAATTGTTACAGGGGAGTCATCTTCTATGTTGTCACATGCTAGTCTTAGTCTAATAAGACCACCTACAATACCTGCCGACTCCTCACTGTCAAAAACAAAGTATTCGTCCTCTGGTTTCTCAGTAAGTACAAATTGGATACCTTCTTCTTTGTCTAGTACAACCCACACTACTTTTCCCGTAAACTTGTCTTCACCGTTATAGTAAGAAATCTCTATACTACATTTCTCTTTCATGTTAAATCCTCCTTTTCTAATTCTAGTAAGTACCATGTAGAGAACGCTAGTAGTACGCTAGCGAACTCCTTGTCTGTTAGTTTCATAAAAGCAATATTACTTTTATCACTAGGAAAGCCGTTCACGTATAATTGTTTAGAAGCATATACCGTGTTATAAAAATCAGAATCATCTAATAAGTAATTCTTTAACCACTTTAGTACAATCTGCTGGTTCTCATTCAATTTTTCCATTAAGATTCACTCCTCATATTCAGCTAAGAATTTAAGTAACGCCTCACTACCATCTACACCAAGCTCCAACGCATCTATCAGTTGGTCTCCTATATAGTCAGGGAGAGATTCCCCATCTGTTAATCTACTCTCTAACCACTTGCGTACTTCCGTTTGTAAGTCATTTGCTTTTTTATTATGGTGCCCTGCTCGTTTAATTTTTACTATAATGTGCTTAGGAAGCTCCATCTTACCCATTCACCTCCTCTGCTTTGAAAAGTTTACTCTCACATACGGTACAATAAGCGTACTTATGGGGACTATACTGTAAATTATCATGTGACTCTGAATTATCTGCCTCTTTTTCATTAAATTTCATCCGCCAGTAGATAGTACCACTTGCTTGTGACCTAAGTGTGTACCCTTCTGTAGAACCACAATAAGGACATTCTGAAATAGGTGCTTTCATTCTTAACCCTCCTCTACTTTATTCGTATATTTATCTTCTGTAACAAGAAGCAACTCAGGTTCCTCTAAATAAAAGAACCCTTGAGGTGTCATAACCCCTAAACCATAGTTACGATACGTGACAACCCCCACAGAGCCTGCATATCCATGGTCTGCCTCTAAAGGAACCTCTACAATATCCCCTTCGAATATCTTTGTCCCTAGCTTATCTCGTAACCCTGTGTACCTCATAAGGATAACCTCGGAAAAGCCTCTTAAGTTAAATGACCCAAGTGCAGGGTAAGAGAGAAATACATCCTCCCCTTGTATATCTCCTTTATAAAAATTAATAGAGATAACCACTGCCATCATCTGTTTTATCTTACACCAAGCTCGAAACTCTAATGCGTTGTCTTTATCTTTATTCATATCTATAGGAACACCTCCTTATTCCCTATTTTAAAAATTTTTACCGGAATTTTTTCACTTTATTTATAGAAGCCTCTCCTTAAAATTACCTAAGAAAAAACAACGGGGTGCCCTTTTTATAAAGATTCTTGTAAAGCCCTCTATAGAGCCATTCCTTGTTGACTTTAAGAATAAAAAAATTTAAAAAAAGTTCCCGAAAAACGTGCCCCGAGAGGAGCCCCCTGTGTAGCATAGCCCCAAAGTACGGTCACAGAACCACGGGGTGGGTATATATGCCTACCACTAATGACGTAACTGAATGCTTAAGCAGATTGTTGTAGTTTAACTAGCTTTTCTAAGTTTGCGATAGCTTGTTCTCTTTCGGATAATACTTTCTCAATCTCTTTCTTTTGTCCTTTGTTAGCTTTCAATAGTTTCTTTAGTGTTAGCATGTAACTCGTCCCCTCTCTTTACTATATACTAAGTATACCATAAGGGGTTGAACTTGTCAACCCTTTTATCTAATAATTTTCTAATAGTATTGGTTTATATGCTTACTCTACATTCACCCATTCAGCCGTAACCGCCAGTAGATGGTCGTAGTCCTTTGATGTGGCTTCGGTATAGTACTGTTCCCTTTCTTCTTCGGTGTATCACGCCCGTTTCAGCGCACTAGTAACTCTTCCTAAGATAAGAAAGGCATTTCCGTCCTCCCCTGTCATCTGTACAGTTGGTTTCTTTTTATTTGTCATTATAACTATTCCTCCTTTATAAAGTGTTTTTGCTTATTCCGTCCCACAGCGATATAATAGCATCTACTGCATGATAGAAAGCCTCTGAGTGAGCTTCTCGTGCTTTGTCGTTTAACTCTTCTAGGTTATCTAATAAGTTATTAAACATAGGTTTGTTAGCTTGTAAGTCTCTTGTATACATCTCTGATATGAGTGCTTCCTGTGTAGTTACCTCTTCCCGTTCTACTAATGTTAATCCCGCCAAGTTGATTGCTAGTGTATCCGTCCAGTAATTAAGATTGTTGTTCATTAATATTACCACCTTTGTTTTTATTATATATTCAGTATAGCATAGTTCTTTTATAAAGTCAACACCTTTTATAACTTTTTTTTAAGTATATAAAAAGAACTCCTTTACTTGATACACTAACTATAGCACATCAAAAGAAAGAAGTCAACTCTTTTATATATTATTTTCTCCTACACTTGCCATAATGTTCTCATTATGAGATAGTGTCTCTATAAAGCCTCTATTAGACGTTTTAAGCCATCTAGCTAATTCCTGTACATTTACTTGATAATCTTTACTACTCTTAAAATACTGTCCATCTGAGCTCTGTGAGAGGTACTCTGTTAATACTTCGGGAGTAATAACAATATATACATAGATAATTCCTTTTACTGATTGAAAAGAATCTAGTTTAAACGCACGTAGATACTTATCATCGTCATTTACTAATGTTAAACCCATTTTCTACCTCCTTTTAAATTAAAGTTACTAGCGGGATAAGTAATAAGGCACCTATAAATAGTAATAACATCCCTTTGTTAAATACATAGTCTGAACGATTCATAGTAGCTCTAGCATAGTTATTTAGCTTTATACGACCTTCTATAGAATCTTCAAACTGTTCATTTACCCATTCTTCACTAGCTACGTCTTTACTAAGCTTATGTGACATCGCTAGACCTTTCATTGTATAATAGTTACCCAAGCCGACTAACACTATTCCCAAAACGCCCATCAGTACAATAAACAATAAAACCCCCTCATTTCAAATTGGTATAGGTGAACTTTTTGAATTCCCCCCTAGGGATATTTTCACTCCAAAACGCGAAACTCGTTGGCACACCCCAAAGCTATTTTTAGCTAAATGAACCCTTAAAAAATTGGTATACCTCTAAAAGATAATAACTACTAGAATAGAAAAGGTAATTATCCCTATAATCCCGCAAACAACAGCTAAAATACCATTACTTTTAGCCCCTTTACGAATACGAGAAAACCCGTCTATAGTATAAACTAGTAAGATAGTAAATATAATAGCTACAATTAAAGACTTTATAATAAGCATATAGTTCTACTCCTTTCCCTATACAAAAGTAATAGAGATAATAAACACTAACCAGATAAATAATCCTAAAATCAGCTCTATATCTACTAAGTGATTAACTAGTCTAGTCGTCCGCTCGTAATAGAAAGGGGATATATTGCGTATATAGTAAAAAGTACTCATTAATATAGCTACACTGATAACATTCATGATAAATAACAACATAGTCCCTTCCTCCTTTTCTAATCTTAGTTTTGAACGACTACATCCAAAGTTAATTCGGATACACGTAACACACAGCTCCCAAGCAGTCGGTTAATGTTTTCTACAGAAACAGGTTCGTACACGTCTACATCAATACCCACAAAATTATATAGACCGTCGCACTCACTAATAATCTTGTAAACACCTGATTTTAATTCGTAGCATTCTAAGTTCTCGACAAGTACCACGTCCCCTGCTTTTAAATTATTATTACTAACCGTATTTAACTTGTATTTTGTCATCATATCTCCTCCTTATTAAAAGTAAGTAGATTGAACAAAGCAACAGCCCCACAAATCGCAAATAATACACCAAAAGGAATAATAGTAATGCTAATCCCTATAATAGTGATATAGAGGACTACGCACATAGTCATAAATACCACCTGTATAATTCCTACAATAAGCTTAGTCTGCTTATCTGCGTTTAAAGCAATAGCCCCCACTAGAATCATCAATACTAGTAAAGTACATAGTAAACCATTTAATACAAACATCTTCTCTAACCTCCTACAAGCCTTTCTGAGCGGGATTAGTTTATTTACTGCTATTTACCTATCTAATAAAGTAAAAGCCTATATACGAGCTCCTATACCCTCTTATCCCACTTGTAACTGTTTATACCTTAAGTATAGCATAGTTAACCTAATAAGTCAACAGTTTTATTTTACTTTTGTTTCTTTTAGATCTACAAGCGKACCCTCACTARTATAATCGAAGARGTAGTAATARAGAAATAACWAAACTGAATTTCTTCTTTTTCATAAGATGCCTACACCTCCCCCCTCTATTATACCTTACACACCATTATTAGTCAATAGGTACATAGATTTATATATTTTAGGAGTTATACCCTATTGACATTATAATAATGTGAGTTTAGACCTAATTAGTTTGAAATAATCCTAAATATAAGAAGTTATACCTATAGAGGTTATTTATATAGTACTATTATCCCCTCTAAAAAATAGGTAGAAAGACTGCGCATATATAAGCCTTTTGAGTTGACACCGTGTGAAAAAAATGCTGAGGTGATTTACAGGTTTTGGTTTTATTATTTTTTTTTGTCTATTATACTATTTATTATTTAGTTTTAGACTTAGTAAGATGAAGGTACTTGTCTATCTCTTCTTTATTAGTTGCTAGTGCTTCGTTATACCTGTCTAACTTAGTGATTGTTTTGTTTAATACCTCTCTGGCATCCTCTATGTTATTAGCTAGAAAAGAGTAATYGGTATTTATTATAGCGAGAGGTTCATTAATTAGAGTGGTTTCTAGTGATTCTGTAGCATCGTTTAGTTGTTTATATGCACATTCTAGCTTATTTTTTACTTTTTGTAGACCTGCTAACTCTTCAATTGTCATCATATAAGTTTCTCCTTTTTATTTAGGTCTAATATGTTTATTGTAGCATACCTCCGCTAGTATTGCAAGTGAAAGGTAGAGATACGCTATATAAATATATTAGTGATAACCCTTATTTATTTATTTATTTATTTATTTATTTATTTATTTACTTTTGTTTCTTACAGTAACCTTTATTTTATCATTTTCTACTGTAGCATCCCRAAAGCAAGTAGAATCAAATTCTATTACTAAGTCTTCTGCATCTTCTTCGTCTGTAGGTTTGTTTAATGTAATAACTTTCTTTTTAACATCATCTATAGTAAAATTATATGTAGTAATGTCTAGATTATATAATACGTCTATTAGTTCGTCTAAGATTTCTTTTAATGCAACTTCCTGCATATCGTTGAAGAACGCTTGTTCGTCTTCATAAGTACCATTCCAACCATCTTTAAATGTTTCAATGAACTCATCCCATGTAGCTGGTAAAGGATATTCGTTTCCTGTRCCGTCAAAATTGATTTGTGCTATATAGCCTTGATGGGTTCCTGTCAATAGGGTATACTCCTAAATCCCAAATACCGTCYGCCATTTAAATTACCCTCTTCCCTTATATACTTATTATAGCATAGTTATTATTAAAAGTCAACAGCTATGCTATATAAATTTATAAAATAGTTTTTAGAACTTCTTTAGCTTCTGCCAAGGAACTGTACTTCAAAAAACCGTTAACACTAATCACTTCACCATTCTCAAATTTTCTTACCGTAAACTTTTTAGTTCTGTGGTCTTTTGCTAAATCTTCCGTAATAAATAAGTTATTTTTTGGTTTGGTTACAATTTTTGTCCCGAAGAATTTCATGGCGCTAGGTTCAAAGAAGGTACTCCCTTCTTTTTGACAGAGTTCTTTCATCTTACTAATACTAAGGTTTTTTTTGCTCACCTTTTTCCGCTCCTTTCCCCTTATTGTATTTTCGTAGCCCTAAAATTAGTCCAAAGCTGATACCAATAATTACAAACCACATTTTATTTTCCTACTCGGTCATTTAAAATATCAAGGCACAGGAACATGTCTTTTCTTAGTTCATCACGTTTCATGCTAGCACGATTTTGGTACATCTCTTTCAACGTGAATTTTGGTACTGTAATACCCATTTCTTTCCCTTGTTTTTTCATTTTTAGGTATCTAGCGTAGTCCATTCTAGCACCTTCAAATACTAATTGCGCTTTTGTTGCTCTCCAAATTTTTTGAACCGTTAATTTTTTATACCCAACAATTTGATTTTTCATTAATATTACCACCTTTTAATTTTTTAATTTGTTTACCTTTACTTGATAAACTTATTATAACACAGTTACTATTTAAAGTCAACACCTTTTACAACTGTGTTATATAAATTTATTAAGCAAGCAACCCCTCATTTTCTAAAAACTCTAATGCTTCATAAGGGGAGTAAGTTTCTAGCATAGTGCTGTCATCTGAGTTTTCTGCGTTTAGGTTTTCAATAAAAATGATGTTTCTGCCGTTGTCGTCTTCTAGACTGATGTAGTCTACCAATACTCTTTCTTCCTCCTCAATTAATTGTCTTAGTTCCTGAATAGGTTTTTTCATAATTAACACGTCCTTAACTYTTACYATMCMTTYATTATAWCATGTTTAGTMTCYAAAGTCAACACCTTTTATAACTTTTTTTTAATTTTATGTAGGTACTTGACTTAGTGATAACCTTTACTATACTTATATTATAGCATTGTATCATCACTAAGTCAAGCGTTTTTTACTCAATTTCTAAATAATTTCTTAACTCCTCAATATCAGTGTAAACAGCATGAAACTTTGAAATAAATTCTGGTAGTTTACTATGAATTGCTATGATTTCTTCATCAGAAAGCTTTTTACCGTTGTATAAGTCCCAGCTAATAACCTCGTATTTTTTTTGAAATTCTAGAATTGCTAACAGTTTGATTCTTATATCGTCATGCGTGTTTCTATGCTCATGCTGTGATTTTGTAACTAAGTCTATAAGTTTTACCGCCATGTAGTCATCAATTTTTTCAAACTCTGCTTCTAATGAATAATCTTTTTTATAGCTCCATGCAATCATATTTTCACTTGCATCTGACCGCAAGTTAGCTAGTTCCGAAAGATACACATTAGAAACATTGTATTGAAGGCGTATAGCACAATCCTCTAGTAAGTAATTTTTTTCCCAATTATTAATATTGTCACCGTATTGCGCTAAAGCTCTCCGCACACTTGCTTTCAAAGAAACAGTGTTAAGGTCACCATAAGAATTTTTTTGTAATTTTACTTTATTGTTCTTCACGTCTTCACTAACAAATTGTACTACTTTTTTAAGTCCTTCTGCTTCTTTCTGGCAATCCTGTATTTTTTTCTGTAACTCCTCAGGATAATTAGATAGTTCTTTCATTACTCCGTCTTTAATTTCGTTTTTATGCAATTTTGCTAACTGATAGAAAGATGTTGTAAATTCTTGTCCTGTCAAGTTGCTATAGTCGTCTAGCTTCATCGTTGTACTGATTTTAGTTACTACATTCATTTTAACTACCACCTTTGTTTAGTTTGTTTACCTATCTAACTGATAAACTTATTATAGCAAAATTATTTATTAAAGTCAACACTTATTATAATTTTGCTATATAAATTTATTAGTAAGTTTTCCAAGCGTGGTAGTTTTCCATCTCTGCGTAGCTTAATTCTTGTTCTGCCTCTTCTTCATTACTTACTGAACAAATGAATTGCTCTGCACTACAAATTTCGTCTTCTTTCGTTGCGTACGCCCAAATTTCAATATTCATTAATATTACCACCTTTTAATTTTTTTTTATTTGTTTTTTACTGTACATTTATTATATCATGTTCTTTTCTAAAAGTCAACAGTTATTATAAAATATTTTTAAATTCTTTTACATCTTCGTTTTCTAAAATGTAAACTTCGTTATTGTTGTTTGCGTATACTGCAAGCTGTCCCGCTTCTTCTTCACTGAAAAGAAAATCAAGAATTTCCTCTACTGTGTTTTTCATGTCTTCGTTTAAGCCTTCGTGTAAAATTTCTAGTTCGTTGCTTTCGTCAGTATATAATGTATTATTGTCAACCCAACCGCTGAACCTCTCTTAATGTGTAGCCTCCGAAAACGTTGCAAGCTGATGTAAGAATTTTAGAGTAGTCAATTTTTTTGTTGTCGTTTGTTAATTTTGGGAGGATAAAGCTTAGTTTACTTTTTGCTTTTAATTTTTTCATTGAGATTACCACCTTAACTTTTTTAGTTTGTTGCTCTTTTCTATACTCTTATAATAACATGCTTACTTTTAAAAGTCAACAGTTATTATAAAGTTTTTTTTTATTTATTTGGTTGCTTTCTTTAACTACTTTTATAATAGCATACAATATAAAAAGTGTCAACAGTTTTTATACATCATTTTTAAATTCTTTTTAGCTTACTTTCGTTGTATTATATAGAAGAAACTATTTATCATCTAGCAGTAAACGGCATAACACCAACGTTCACAAGGTATTTCAAAGTCCTCACCACCCCGCCATCTACCTGCATTCACCTACCCCATAAATGGTTTTAATATCTATAACCTGCTACTTAGGAAATTCTGTAGCCGGCTACTTAGAGCTTTTTCCTTTTTTCTGTAACCTGCTACTTAGAGCTTTGTCCCTTTTACATATTGATAAGTCATACTGTCCTATATCAGAAAGTATAGCCTGCTACTTAGTGTTTTATCGTTTATATGGGGTAGAAAGCTTCCTCTTGTATGAGGGGTTAAGGTACCTGCTACCGTATAAATACAAGGTACAATACCTTCCTGTATGCTCTCACAAGCCACCACAGGCTTTTTAAGGAAGATACTTATATATTCTATATAAATACTAGGTAGGAAAACGAAACTCTGTATACCCCCTCTACAAGTACTCTAAGAGGAGGGGTGGGGTATCGCCTCTTAATCTAGCCCGAACATATAAATTTACAAAAGGATGCTGTGTCATCTATAGTCTCTGAATGACATTAGTTATCTATAGATTGGTTATTTTGTGTAGCCTGCTACTTAGGGTATATATGCTCTATAATGGGGTCTGGGTTATCTCTTTTTACAGATAAAACTATAGCTGGCTACTTAGAGAGTCCTACAACTTGTAAACAACTGAAAGTGTAGCTGTAACCCACTACTTTATTAGAACAAAAGAAAAGATAGGAAGGTCTATCCTATCCTATCCTATCCTATCCTATCCTATCCTATCCTATCCTATCCTATCCTATCCTATCCTATCCTATCCTATCCTATCCTTCAAATAAGAATAGAAGTCTTGTTCAGATGTATCAAATAAATCAGGGACTTGGTGGGCTACATAGACGTATCCTTTGTTGTACCCTAAGTGGCTCATTTGGTAGAAAACTCTATTTCGTTTTGAAATTTCATTCTTTTTATAGGAAGCAAACTCTCTTTCTAAGTTAAACATAAATTGATTAAACCTTTGGCTGGGATTTCTCTTTAACCATAGAGTCTCTATCATAGAAAGCATTTCTTTTCTTTGCTTATCAGATACGGTTAGTCCGCTCAATTTAACCCCTCCTTAACTGTATACACTTATTTCTCTGTGATAAACTGCTACCACTTTGGCACTTGCATAGCTATAAAGAACGTATCCTTTATTTTTTACTACTTTTTGGTATCCTACCCAAGTATTTATTTCTCCTTGGATTTTCTTCTTCTGTGCCTTCGTTTTAGCTAGAGAGTAGTCATCTAGCATAGAATCAATCTTTGCATCAATCTTTCTTCTGTTTAAGAAAGTTAGAAAAGGAATGTATTGGTGACTAGTAAAACTACCTTCTACGTTAGTATAGTTACCCTCAAGTGTTTTTCTCTTTTCTAGCTCTAGTAGTAAATCTTTTTGTTTCTTTTGACCTGCTTTAGGTACTTGAACTGAAAATAATAGCTCACACTCGTAAGTAGCATCTCCTGACAAGGTTTTCTTATCTGCAACTTGCTTAGCTACTCCTAGATGAATATAAGAACCTTTGTTATTTAGAGAGCTTAAAACCATAGGATATTCTCTCTGTAGGTGGTAAGCTGTCTGTATTCGACACAAAGCTTCAAAGTCTGTGTTCTTTACCATATCCAGTGCGTTACCATACTTTTCTACAGTACTACTTTTCTTACCGTTTATTTTTTCTTTTGCCTGTTCCTCTACTAACTTTTTCTCCTTATTATCTAGTTCTCTTACATACTCTATTATCTCTCGTTTTCTTTCAAGTGCCTCAGCTCGTTCTCTTTTTATCCTATGGTTCTTCTTAGCTAGCTCTCGTTCTTTTTCCTCATCATATTCTCTCATAATAAAACCTCCTACTAGATTAACACTACCAGCAAGAATAAAGCCTGCTTTAGCACATAAGAGACTACAATATAGTCCTTACTTGCTTTGTATCCTTCTTGCTTTGCTTCCGTCTGACAACCATATATTACGCCTAATATAACAAAAGCCACACAACCTGCTACTGTGAAGTTAGCTAATGCAAGAAAGAACGGAATATTTAATACTAGGATTCCAAGTAATGTCCCAATTTTTACAAATATATTAGCAATAATTCTAGCATTCCTAGCCCCTTTTCTTTCATTCTCTACTAGGGTATCTATTAAAGTATCGTCACTTAGTGCCCGATGCCATTTTTCAATGTAATCAATAATAATTTTTCTATTTTTCTCTTTTGTTTCTTTCTCTAGAAGTTTTTTGGCTTCACTTATTGCTAAGTGGGCTACTTGTGTGTTACTGCTTTCTAGAATAATCTTTTCCGTCAGTGTTTCATCAACACTTGTCACGGTCATCAGGTTCCGTGCTACCCAAACACCATATAAGGCGCATACTATTGCTTCAATTCCCAAATTTAGTTACCTCCTATTATTCTAAAGACTTTTTCTAATTCATCATTACCTGTATTTAGCTTGTTAACAACCATAGTAGAAATGTCCGTCTGTCTTGACTGAACGTTATTTTCTTCTAGGGAGGAGGCTTGATAGAAGTTGTCTACTGCTTGGTTTACAGAACTAGCTAAAGCAGACTCACTACTACGATACTTCATTCTTTGTATATCACTAACTTGGCGTTTCACGTCTCCAATTAGTGCAATATAACTATTATAGTATTCTATATCATTAAGTACTTGTACATTATCCTCTACCTCGTTAAACTTCTCAGAAAATTCTTTTACTGTTACTCGTAGGAGGTTCAACCTTACAGCTACGTCAGTCTCATAGTCTACAGCTTTTGTGTCTGCAATGTCTTTATTGGTGCTAGGTTCCTTTTTACTAGTAGAAGAATCTTTTTTATTTTGTAATGCTATTTGTTCTTGAACAGCATTATCTACATGGATAGTATAACCTAAAGCTACTCCTAGAATAAAACTAGTTACTACTAAAGCAACTATTATCACAGACCTCTTGAAATGGACTTTCAACTAACTAACCTCCTTCGGTAACTACAATTATAAAACTAAGATGGAGGTTAGTCCATCTTAAGTTCTACGTCTCCTTTTTTCCCTTTATGGTGTACTTTACGGTCTACACCTACATAATCTAGCAAGTAGTATAGCCCGTTTTTATGAATACTGTATTTTTCGTAGATGTCTTTAACTGGTACTCCTTTGTTGTAGCTGTCAATAATTGCATTTAGTAGTTTCTTATTATTGATTACAGGAACCATTTGAACCTCTACGCTGTTATTAGCGATGTTACGCTTAGGAATCTTATGACGATTAAGCGCTGTGTAGATAGTACCCATACTAACATTGTAAGTTCGTGCAATAGCACTTGTTCCTGCTCCATTAATATAGTCAGTTACAATACCTTTTTCTGTATCATTTTTAAACTCAGTTGTGGTAGACTTTGTTTTACTATTTTGCTTTTTCTTAGCTTTAGGTTTAGATTTAGATTTAGATTTACTTTTCGGTCTAATAATAGTAACTTCTAGTTCTACTTCCTCAACCTCTTCTACTTTTGAGGTTTCTTTTAATCGTTTATCTCGGTTAGCATATGTTTCCGTAGGGTCTACATAATAGCCTTCTTGTCGGAAACCTGTGTGACCGTTTGTGTCTCGAACAGCTTCATAAACAGCAAGGTCATCAGTCTCTACTCCTTGTCCAATATGCTCTGCCATATATACTAAAGTTTCCTCAGGAGGATATACTCTAATCCGTGCTCCCCCTCCATCAGTAGAGACGGTATCTCGGATTTCCTCTTCTGTAGTATCCTCTTCATAGTCGTCCTCTTCTAAGTCAATCTCCTCAAGGTTAACCTCTCTTCCATCGTAGTAAACAACCTCCGCTTTGCTATACTGTGCTAATCCGTCAACCTCTTTCTGCAACTCATAAACAACTTCCTCTAGAGGTTGCAGTGTTGAAGCAACTCGTTTTACTTCTTTTACATTTAAGTTCAACAGGTTTGTTGCTTGGTTTAGACCGTGTGTTACTTTTGCTACCCGCTCTTTAATAATCTCTGTCGCGTTCTTTAATTCAGTCACCTTTTTATCAAATTCTTTTTTGTTGTTCATAATTTAAATCTCCTCCTTCTATGTTATAAATGTAGTATAGCATACTTTCTATATAATGTCAACAAAAAAATCCCTAGTCGGCTACTTAGAGCTTTCAAGGGATTTTACCTTTTGCTAAATTTTTGTAAGTTCTACTAATGGGTACAATGTGTCTTCCCTTGATAACTCGCAAAACAAGTTTTTTTCTTCATCTTCATAAATAGCTATTACTTTAGCTGTGTCTTTAACACCGCTGATACTAGTATACTGCACATTGTCTGATACTTGTATCTTTAGCTCATATGCAGGGTTGTCTTCCTCAAAAAGGAAAACATCATACAAACTTAGTGCATTAATAGATATGTCATATATAGTCCAATAACGTTCTCGAAACACATTGTCTGTAATACTAATTTCATAGCTTATCTGTGTCACAGGGTACTTTCTGTCATCTAGCTTAACTAGTACGTCTGCGTTCGTACTTTTTTCTAAACCACGCACTAACAGTGTCTCTCCTGTTAATAGTGCTAGTAACTTATCTTCTAGGTTATCAAACTTAGTCATGCTTATTTTTGTATAACCTTCTGGCACTACTATCTCCATAAAAAAACCTCCTTCTAGCTGTTTATACCTGCGACTTTAAGCGCCTCAGTTATTCTTCTATCCTCATCTGATAAGTCTAAGTTCTTATAGAATTCCTTTTCTACTTCTCTCATCTTAGTAAGCACTTCTCCTTGTTTATCTTCGGGGATATACTGCATCAAAATTTCTGTGATTGCTGTCTCTTTAGCTACACTTCTAAGTTTCAATTCACGTAGTCCTATAATACTTAGTCCTTGAAGTTGGTTTCCTGTGATTTTAGCTTTTATTTCAATAGCTTTCATCGCAATAGGTGCCTCTATAGTCTCTGTGTATTGTAAGCCTTCCATTCCTTTTTGGATAATCTCTTCCAAAACCATTACATCGTTGTATACCTTGTCTACAGTACTAAAAGTTTCCTCGTATCTCTTATCTTCGGGAGATGACTTTTTCTCTTTAGGGGCAATCATAGACACAGTAGCTGTTGTTTCGTTTTTACGCCTTTTATCTAATAAAGCACCTAAATCAATTCCTGTTTCTATAGATTCTTCTCTTTTTACTTTGTATCTACTGATTGCTGATTTAGAGATTACAAAGTTATACTGACTACATAAGTTTACAATATAGTCATACGACTTGTCCTCATCTAAAGCATCATTTACCTTAGAAGCTAAGATAGGCATCTCATGCAGTCTAAGTAAAACCGATGTTGTAGGTGCCTCTTTTTTATTTTCTAAATCCTTGTTTTTATCTTTGTTATCTGCCATTTCACATGTAACTCCTCTACATTTATACTATTTTATGACCTACTGGTTATCTGTTGCCTCCCAGTGTTCTTAATATATAATATAGCATACACTTTGTATTATCTCATTTGTAAGTGAAACACCCATAAAGTGTACTAGAGAGTAGGGTTTACTAGGCATAACTACTTATAAGCATTTGAAACAATCTAGAGTATAAAAGAAGTAAATGAAACAAGATAAGTGAAACAGATTAGAAAACAGTACTAGGTAGTATCATAAAATCTTTATGAACTACCTATAATTTTGCTATTTTGTACCCTTTTTTAGTACATTTTTATTCATTTGCTTCCAGTTAGGGACATAGAACACAGTAGTTAGTCTGTTATTTACTGTACTATAAAAGGTATCTAGGTCTTGAGGGCTTAAGTCCTTTTCAGGAATAGAGACTAATTCTTTTGTATAATAATTGACAAATGTAATCATCGTATTACCTTTTTTGTTTTTATACTTGTAGTGTGTAGTCCCTGTTAAGTGTAAATCTGATTCGTTCTGGTTTCTAGTACCACCTACTACATAAGTCCCTCTAATAGAACCTGCTTTTTTTGTGGTACTAGCTGTATATTTTTCTACTTTAATCATCTTTGGTAGCCTCCTTATACAGATTTAGTACTCGTAAGAACTTCTCTGCTTCTGCCTCCGCTTTATTTAGCACACCAGATACGTTAAGTAAGTTAATTTGGTTTACATCCTCTCCCAATAGCTTAGCGGAAGTTCTAATAAGGTAGTTTGTACTGCCATCTGTGTTAAGTTTAGTTTTAGGGGTTTTCTCCTCCCCTACTAACTTAAATCTCAATGCTGAGTGGTCAGGTAGTGCCTGAATAGCATTACTAAATGCAATCGAGTCCTGAATATCATCTAAACGTTTTACTGTTTTTTGTACTGCTTTCCCACTATTGTAGTAACTTAAACCTAGTTGCTTAGCTAGCTGTTTTCGATTAGGTACATAAAATGTTTTCAATACAGTAACCTTGTCTAAATGGTGCTTTTTAAGCTTAGCAAAAGGCATTGCCCGAATACCATTACCCACAATTTTCATTGTAACCACCTTTTGACCTCTCTTACTTTTAAATACGTAGTGTTCTGATGTACGAGTTGTACTGGACAAGCCAAAATCTACAGGCTTATATCTAATATGCTCTACTTTAATCATAAAAATAACCCTCCTAGTTCATATTGGTAAAAATCCTTAACAGATAGTACATTAATACTTACCTGCTGTTTACCATTTATATATTTATATGCTAACGTTAGTACGTCCCCACAACAAGCAGAACCTATTCTTCTTACATTCCCCCCACCGCCATCTCTAGAGATAATGACTGTTCTTTTAGAAAGAAGTTCTACTAGTATAGATGGCTCTACCCTACTAACCAGATGGCAATTGTCAGGCGTTAGAAGTATCGCCAAGTTATTTGCCTTCTTCGGCAGGTAGCTGACTACTTCATTGTTTATATTGATTCGTACCTTTTTGTCTTTATTACTTGTATTTCCACTGCTGGCACATACAACTTCTTTGTACAGTTGGTTTTTGTTACTCATATACAATGTATCTAGTTTTTTTATCTCTGAAAGTTTAGGTAAATACTTCTCATATTTATCTTTAGGTACTGTTTGCACCTTTCCATTAATACATATGTTCTTTTTATTATATCCATTATTACTATTATAGACATAGTAAACTCTTCCATCCTTGCATTCTACTTTATCTACTTTAATCATACATATTCACCTCATTTCTTATATACGGAGTTTTAATCCTCCTCTGCATAATAGTTACCGTTAGTCCACCCGCCACCGTGAAATAATTTAGACACTGCTAGAAACTCCTGTACTAGCTCCTTTTTCTTGTCCTCGTCAGTACGTGCTTCAACTTCTAAAAGACTAGCAAAGAAATATTTAGCTAGAGAGTCGCTTACAACAAGTGTTACCTCTCCTGTTTCTGTGTCAATCTCAACAGGTAATAAGCATCCTCTGTCTAGTATATCCATTCTAATTCTTAACTGTTCTAGTCGATATTCATTAGGTAGTCCTTTTAAATAGACTACAAAAAAGGCATTCCCAATAACTGATTTATTGTCAATCGTCCTAGGGGCAGGCTTCAACTCAACACGTTCTATTAAGTGTGTTCTAAAACTATAAACCTGTTGGCGCTCATGCCTTTCTGTACTAATCATAACTTCTTTACCTACCAGTTTACCTACTAACTCTGCTACTTCCATAGTATTACCTCCTCTTTGTACTTTACATAGCTACTATACCATATATGAAAGATAAAGTCAACTACACAAAATATCTTTCTATAATTTCTTTTTCTGTCATGCCTATTGTTTCGTAATAACCGACTACATAGTCGTATTTCTCAAACAAGTTTACTGCTTCTGCTATTCCTTCCGTACTGTGTATTGTAAACCCATAATTACCTTTGTAAGAGGATAGTTTAGGCTCTAGTGTCATATGCCTTTCTAGCATCTCAAAAAGAACAATTCTATATGTGGCTATACTAGATAAAGGGTACCAAAGTCTAGATAAGTTAAAACTCTGATTAGCCTCTTTTAGTACAAAGCTCTCCACAGCTATTCTTCCCCTAGAGGCACTAACTTTACCTAGTGTTACTTTTACAGTATGGTCTTTTGACAGTATCAAAATAACTTTCAACATATTTTTTATAAACTTATTATGGTTCTCTACACTAACGTCATAAAGAACATTGATAGCTACAAATATACTAATATAAGGAGTTACTTCTTTTTTCCGATGTTTAAAACTTTTAGGGTGCCCTTGAATGGCTCTAGGAACTGATATAGTATTACCGTAAAAATGATAAATAGGTGGTTGGCTACTTACTAATTCAGATACTTTAGAGAGCATTACATTAAGCTCTTGTGCCTTCTCAGGTTCCATATAATTTGTTTGGAACTTGTGTATAAATTCTGGAATAGGTTCCCCTCCTGTAGACCATGAGAGTTTCATTTGAGGGTTTTTGATATTATCTATATCATAGTGGGGGATAGCTGACATATCATCTATTATCTTTGTATAGTCCTCTCCTGCATAGTGCAACCTATAGACATTTCCTTGGTTTTCTGCTATAAATTTAGATGAATACGTATGATTAGTTCGTGTCATCTACAACTACTCCTTTGTTTGAAAGGTATGTCTGTAACTGCTTCCACACTTTGTTGTTCTTCCACTTAGAATCCTTATCTGTTTTTTTGATTATTCTGCTAAGAGAACGAGCTACACTAGTAATATCCTCTAAAGATAGTGTTTTAAACAAAACATTTTCAATCAAGAAATCCGCACCAAAAGACTCAAATTTTTTATAATGACTTAACGCTCTGTAAGAGATAACATGGTCTAACTTTGTTCTAGCCATCTCTATTCGAACTAGTGCAACAAAATATACTAATTCTCGGTCTCCATTTGTAATTAATAACTCAATTTTTTCATCGTATCCTATCTCAATAGGTACAAATCTGTCTAAAGTAGCTGAGTCTATTTTATTACGTGCGTAGGAGTTGTTACCTCCTTTACCTAGAGTGTTCCCTGCAACAATAACCCTAAAGTCTTTATGTGCATATACAGTCTCGTCAGCAAATCGCATAAAATTATTAGCTAAAGCAGTGTTAATAAGTATTAGTGCTTCTGGTACGGAAGCATCTATTTCGTCAATAAATAACAACCCACCATTTTTCATTGCCTCATACAGTGGAGTTGGTACGAATCTAGAGTTGGCATCCACAAAACCTTTAAGTTCGAACTCGTCCATTATTTTCTGCATAGGGTAAAATTCTAAATCTAGCATTTTGGCAATACTTTGAGCAATAGAAGTTTTCCCTGTTCCAGCCTGCCCCCACAACCACACAGGAACGTTAGCAGACACGATACTAGCTACACGGGCAGTTTCGTAATGCTGTGTAGGGTTACTAGCTATCTTAGTAGTATCTACTTGGTATACATCTCCCGCAGGGCTACCTTGAGACAACTCAAAAAACCGTAAGAACGGGCTGTCTTCTAATTCTTTTCTGATAACGTCTAGGGCTATATTCTTACCTTCTGTTTCTAAAGTTGTACGTAATCCCTCTATAATACTTTGTTCTAGCCCCTCGATAGACTCATATATAGACATCCCGTTATCCTCCTTCTTTTATCTCTATTTTTACTTCTTTACTATTAGACCCTGTATCCTCAACTACATAGTCTGATATATAACCACAGTCAATAAGTAGGTCTAATAGAGGATACCAATTAGATGTATGCTCTTTACTAACCGTTATTTGACTAGGTACTTGGGAACTTGGTTTTGTTAACTCATTTATAGTAAAGCAGTCTACTTCGGTTCCATAGTCATCAACATAGAACTCTCTCTTAGCTAAAGAGTACAAATTCCCTGACTTTAAAAATTCCAGTATATTATGAGAACTGACACTATGAGTGTCGTCTAGCAATAATCGTAACGGAGGTTCTAATTTAACCATAGCAGGAACTACTCTCTCTGTTTCCTCTTTAACCTCACTGCTACTTACAACTAGTTCTCGTAACAGTTTTACTCTTTTGTTACTTAACTTGTTAGCATTCTTGTCTAACCACTTATTAAATCGGTATGGGTTTTCTATAGCAGGTATCTCTACGTTAGCCATGAACCCTTTAGTATACACACAGAACCACTGCCCTTTTTCAAATATATACTGAAAATAGGTCTCTTTGTCCTTTAGCTTCTTTTTATTAGTTGCCTTGCTTACCTTTGAAGACGTGAAGCTAAACTTCTTATTACCAAACTCTTTGTCCTGCATTAGTTGCCTTACTTGTTTATAATCAGTGTAGTACTCCGTTAGCATAGTCCCTATGCTCCAAGGCTCTCCCTCTGTAGCACAGTACAAATATTCATACGAAAAGGTATCTATGTTCCAGTATCCTACTGTACTTGTAGTTTCTATATTAATCACCCTCAAAGTAGACTTCATTATCTATTCTATCTAAGCTGACATTTCCTTCGTACTCTTGCACATCCCATAGTTTTAATGGGTACTTACCCTTACCATACCTATTTATTGTTGTTTTAATAACACCTCTATCAGTAACTCCTTGACTTTTGTAATAATTATACTCCTCTTCGTGGATGAGCCCTTCTTCTTCTTCCTCTTCTGTGCGGGCATAGTAGGTGTACTCTACAAGCTCGTCTGATTCATTCCTATACACCTTAATTAACTTCTGAGAGTAAATATATTCAATCATAGGAGTGAACTTCTCATACCTCTCTTGCTCTGTTTCTTTAACCTGTGATGTCTCTTGTGAACACCCTGCTAAGAATAGAAAAGAAATAACTACCAAGGCAATAGCTGAAATTAAACCTAGTAAACTCCAAGCTGTATCTTCATTTTTCATTACTTTCACTCCTCGTTTTCATCTTCCTTGTCTTCTAGGTAAGGAAACTCAATCCCAAATCGGTTTCTAAACCAAGCTCGATACCATTCTGGTAGATGATACACAATGTTGTCTACAAAAACACCAAAGACTGCTCCCCCTAGTAAACCAAATACATAAGGTAGCCCACCAAATAACATAAGTAGTCCCCCTGCAAATCCAATGACTGTTCCTAAAAATCCACCAATAAATGGAATATAAATGGAGATAATAATACCGGAGCCTAAAATTAGCCATCCTAGCTTCTGTGTATATAAAAAGTTGTACACAAACCAGTGTGTATATGGCATCCACCAAACACCTGTCTCCTTGTTGGTATAGTGGTTTCTCATCGCTTTAGCTAATAACGTAGGAACAGCTACAATAATAGCTAGAATAAATACTAATGTTAAAAAATTCGTCACTTCTGTCAACCCCTTTTCTTTTTTATTAACTACATCATAACATATATAAAGAAAAAAGTCAACAATTAAATGCTGACTTCTTTTACTTCTATCCTAAATATATAGTTAATTGTGCATTTCCTTTTAATTTTACTACAAAGGTAAACTTATAGTCAGCTACTTTAACTAACTTACTCTCTAGAATCATATCCGAAACAATAGTAGTCTCTCCTGAATCTGTTAGGAATCTATAAGCATCATAGTTTGTTCTTGTAGCTGTAACTGCTGTGTACAGAGGGAAAAGCTTAGCATTGGATAAACGGTCTTCTAAAGATAACTCTATTCCTCCAATAAAAAGACTAGTGATGTTTTCATCACATAACAAGTCCAACAAGATTTTAGTATCTCTCTTCATAAGTTTAGCTTCTTTACTACCACTTTCTACAAACAATCTACCGAATAAGGTTTCACCGTCATACTGCTCTTCCTTATATAAGACATGGATACTGTGAATAATGTTACCTGCAACCTTACTATCCAACTGTCTGTCCTCTACTTTAAACAATGTATAGGTATTTTTATAAAAAGTAAAGGTTTGTTTTGTTACTTTAGGGTCAGCCATGTTAACTACTAGTCTATAATTTTGTATATTTGATAGTGCACTTTGACTAATAGCTAAGTCGTTAAACAAGGGGGTACTCATTGTTGGTGTGATAGGTCGTTCTCTATCAAAAAACCATCCCATTCCAGAGTCCTCTAGGAGGCTCTCTAAGGTCGTTAACTGGTTTACCTGACTTGGCATAGGTTTTAGTGCTACCGTGGCTTGTAAGACCTTCTCCGTCTTATTAGGCACCTCTAATTGAAGACTGGCTTCTGCTAAGATACTTTCGTCTATCATTGCATTTTTATAATAGACCCCTACCACTGTACCTTTTTCATTTCTCATACTGCTTAAAAAGCTGTTTAAGGAACTCTCCTTTTCTACTATTTGCATACTTGTACCTCATTTCGTTTATTTTTCTAATATTAGCATAGCATAAGTAGACTCTGTTGTCAATAGCTCTGTCTTTTTGTTGTTTTCCTTTGTCTTTTTGCTACACGTATGTCTGACTTACTACGTTTTGTATAAGTTTTCATTCCTGTGTTTCTAACTACACGAGGCATATGGCTCTTAGACATGTAAATAATAATCAGCATATTACTGCTTAGTAGTCTTTGTGACCTGATAGATACTTTTCCTATTGTTTTTACCCCTTGTTTTACATAAAAGACTTCATCTATAGCTGTTAATGTCTGCTTCTCTGTCTTCTTTCTAAATAAAATCATGTCTAAAGGGATGCCTGTTCTTTGAGATATGAGGTCTTTAGCGTATGCCTGTCGTACTTCTAAGTCTCTTTCTGTCATGTGTTCGTATATATTACTAAAGTCTACTGTATAGTAACCTCTTAGCGCTCTTTCTACTGTTTTGTGAGACTCACTCCCGTCTCCTAGTGCAGTATACCCCCTAGGTAGATTACCTCTAGTATTGTTTGCCACTATTCTTCACTTACCTTTCTAGTTTGCTAGGAAAGAAGTGGTGGTACTTTATAGCCTTGGCAGGATTGTTTCTATGTTCAATGAAAATATCACAAACAATCCGATTAGCCTCTGGTCGTCCAACCCTAGCAATCAAATTTCTTATTAGTTCTGGCTTACTCATACGAGCAGAGAAACTGGATTTTATGGATAACCCATTTAGTCCTCCGCTTCTATCTGCTACTGTGTAGGAGCTTTTAGGAGCTCTTGCACCATAATGTCTAAAGGCACCTAATATTTTTAGTATTTCTTCCTTCCATAGAATATTAATCGTGTGGTATACATCTTTCAACGGTGACTTTCTTGCAGGTTTATAGACACCAATAGCAGGCTCTCCCATAAACTCAATATAAGATATAATGCCTACATGTTCATGATGGTACCTTTTCATTATCTGCTCTACCTTTTTAATATGGTTATCATGACACATTACATATACATAATCACACACTAAGGAGTAGTTTTTTAGTTGCTTATTTAATCTTGCAGTGGAGTCTCTCTCTGTCTTTATCTCCACACCAATGACTCCTTTTTTCTCTGTAAATATAAGACAGTCTGCGATTGTAGAGGAGATAGTAATACCTTTCTCAAATACAATAGTGCTCTTTCCTATATCACCAAACATCTTTCCTTTTTTTAGTAGTACCTGCTTAATATCATCTTCATAAAATTTTTTCATTCCAACCTCCATAAAAAAGGGAGCCCCTTACAGAGCCCCCAATGTGTGTATTATAACCTCATCCCAAACCATTCTCCATTTATACCTGAAACAGCACTTGCCATTATAAGCACATAGAACAATGCGATTAGACCAAAGGCTAATAGTACACCGCCTACTACGTTCCAACTCTGTTTATGACTGGTAAAACATAATGCGGATAAAAACAAGAGTATTACAGCTAGGAATAAAACAACTGTAAAGGTCATATCTTCCATCCTCTCCTGTTAACAATTGTTAACATGCTATTTAATATAGCATTACTAAATGTTATACCATTGGGCTCGGGCAGTTAAATACCTACTAGCTATCTCCTCAGTTAGCACAATAGCTTTCTCCCAAGTAATAGAGTCAAACCCAACAAATACACCTGTGTGCTTCCCTTGAACGATTTTACCGTCGCTTGTGGCTCTATCAGGTTCTCGGTCATAGAAACCCTTACCTGCTCTTCCTGTAAAGGTGTCCACACCATCTAGTGCAGGTGCGATAAACAAAGGGGGATTTTCTCTTTTCTCTGTTTTTTTAGGTACATGTTTCAGCTCCTTAGCTAGTAAACCTAGAGTGGTTCCTGTGTTATACTGGAATGTTTTATCAACTAATGTCCAAGCCTTTAAAGGCGGTTTAGACTTTGGTTGAACTGCAAACACACTTACCATTAATGTATCGCTACTAGCCTCTTCTACATACTCAACAATATATTCAGGTTTCTTTCTGATGTAGAGAATCCCTCGTCTCATAATACTAGGCTGTAAATCACCTTGTAGGAACTCTCTACTTAAGTCTGCTCTGCTTGCTTCATACTCAGACATATTTTATCTACTCTCTTTCTTTTTCAGCAATAACTTTTTTCGTATGTGCTATCTGCTTTCGTCTTACAATAATAACTGCAATTGTCTGAACGATTGTACTTAGAATCGTTGCACTTACAATTGATAAGATGGTTACTGCTAGCGTAAATAGTATTACAGCTAGGATAACATTAGTAACCATAGCTAGAATAAAGCTTAGTACTGCCCCCCACAAGAATAGGAATCCTGCAATAGCTCCTTGATTAATGATTAAGAAAACATAGGAGGATGTTGGTAGGGGGTCTCCGCCTTCTTCTACCATAATTCGTTCTTTACGGATAGTTCCACTAACCGCCTGCAAAAGTACAATAACTTGGTACGTTACTAGCACTACTGTGATTAAAAATGCCATATTTTGTTTTCCTCCTCCTTTATTTAGTAAAGATAGGTAAAAACATTGGATTGTTACTACCTTTAGATAGAATAACTAATAATTGGGAACCTTGTGTTGTCGGTAGGTTATTTTCCGCAGAATAGGAATTAGCTCCCATCGGGCTACCTACATATACGTGGAATCTGCTATAATCTTCTTGTACAATTCTAGTTGTATGGATATGCCCCATGAATAGATAGTCTACTACTTCACTCTTAATGTGTTTTGGTATTTTTACATCTACTTTCTTACCTTCTGTGTCCCCGTGCACTACTTTAATATTCTTACCTGCAACATTATCTTTAAAGCTGTAAACATCTTTCCGATTATCAATTAGCGTAATGTTACTGTGTAGCGCTTTGGAATCTTGTAGTAAAAACAATGTATCTAGAATAATGTAAGCTACATTATCATTATAAATTTTTTCATTTTTATTTCCTTGGAACCTATCGTGGTTACCGCCTACCATACCAAATTTTACATGTACATGGTCGGCTAATACGTTTAAGAAGTCAAGCATTGTACGAATAGATTTAGAAATCTGCTCTGTTGCATTAAACTCGGCTTCATATGCTTGGTTGACACTTCTCATATTAATATGCTCAATAAAATCTCCAATATGATATACATGACATACGTCAATATCATGCTCTTCTACTGTCTGAACAACCTCACCTAGTAAATATGTCAGATAGCTTACTAGCTTTTTGTAGTCGTATCCTCCTGTATCAGAGTTGATTACTAAAGCTCCGATGTGCCAATCAGATAAGGCTACAATCATTTCTTTACCTGTTTTTTTCTTGTTCTCTTTAATAATAAATTTAGGTTTAGCAATAGAAGAGAGCTCTTTCTTTAAATCTGCTTTCACTCCGTTAAAAAGATGTTGTGTATAAGCTCCATCTCGTTGAATTTTTCTAAATTCTCGTAAGTCTGCTAATACTTTGTCATTATCTACTGTATAAGCTGTTATAGCATTAAACTGGCTATACTTGTCTTCGTTACTTCCTCCTGTTAAATCATCTAGTGTAATCTTTCCTACAGACGATTTTTGGTACAGTCCAAGTAAAACCTTATCTTCTTGAATGGTTTCATTTAGTGCTAAGAAGTCTGGTTTAGCTACCTTTTCCATTCCTAAACTTTCCGCTATTTTATTATACTGAGACATAACAATTTTGCCGTGAGAAGCATTTAGCACTCCTAGAATAACGGCTGTTTTTCCTAAGTGTCCTTTCTCAATAGCTTTTCTTTCTGCCTTCGTTAAATTTTTCAAATTATTTTCTCCTAACTAATTAGTGTGTACTTCTCTTCTATTATACCACATTTAGTGGTTAAATATCACTAGCATCTAGCAAAACTTTCACAACAGCATTAAATGTAGGTGTTTTGGAATCCCCTAAGAATACCACCGCTGTACTTTCTTTACCTGAACCTTTATTTATTAGCTTAGCTACCTCTCCTGCGTGAATATTATGGGAGCGTACATGGAACATATCATTATTTGTTGTATGCTTTCCTACTAAGACAAGCACCCTATCGTTAACTTCTTTAGCCTTATCAATAATATGGTGTGCAATCTCATTCTCGTATTCCTCTGCATAGACAAAATAAAGCATAACATCTTTAACAAGTTGTCGTTTAGACTGCTCTATTTTTTTCTTGATGTAATAATTCCGATACTCTTGTCTCACTTTGATAATGGTCTTGTTTGACTGAATTAGCTCCACCAAAGACATGTTTCCGTACAATTCAGCTAAATAACGTCCATAGAGGTCTCCTAGCTCTTTTAAAGGTAGAGACAGCCCATTCCCTGTTTCTGCAAAACGGTAGCAGTGGTAGTCGTCTACAGCAGTAGCAACCAACATAGCTTCTTTGTCTTTCTCTGCTATTAAGAAATCAGGATTTTTTTCCTTCAAGGTGTTGTACATTACCATAACAGGACTTACTTTTTCGTCAACTAGAGAGTCAATATTTGGGTATTTAAACTTATCACCAAAACTAGCAAAGTGGTAAAAGAAAGTGAATGGGTTATTAAATGTTGCACTATACTCTTCGAAGTTACTAACAGTAGCTCCCGCCTCTCTGTCACTGTAGCTAAATCCTAGTACGATAATAATAGTAGCATCTGCACTATAACTAGTGATGTCTTGCAGTCTGAACTTCTCTAAGTAAGTCGTTCTCACTTCATGTGTAGATACTTTTCGTAACAGATAGTCTGCATAGTATCCCTGCATGTTATTTTTTGTAATTAGCTGAATCATTTAGTTCCCTCCTTAATCTTAAGATGAATGGCTACTGAGTTATTCTCTGTGATGATTACAGAGATTATTTTATCTACTTGTACCACTTTTCCATTATGAGAGACTAAAGAACCTTCTTTAAAAATTTGTACTTCATTCTTTTTATGGCAAATGTGGTAGATGTATTCAGTTTCTAGTTGGGGTTGCTCACTTCGAGGTAGGAGCTCTTTAGGTACTTCTTTGTCCATTACTACATAATTCCAGTAGTCTCTATCTGTCATCCCTAGATACTCCGCTAGACTGGCAATATGATTAGGGTCGTTGTTCCAAGACTCCTCCCAAAATGCTAAGTCATCCCATGTCTGTTCTCCTTTATTATAGGCTGTTACAAAATTGTCTTCCATCTTGTCACTCCTTTCTTAGTGTATCTTCTATGTAACTATAACACAGTTTACCTGTAAAGTCAATAAAAAAAAGAGACTCGAAAGTCCCTTTCTTTTCTATGAGTTTATCACGGTTCTGGTAGCTCTGATGCTTTCATTATTACAGTAACAGTAGCTTTTTTTCCATTAGAAGTTTCAGCAGTAACCACAGCAGACTTTTCAGTGGAGTTGACAGAGCCAGTTAACTTACCTGTGTTGCTCACTTTAATAACACTCTCGTCAGAACTTGTGAATGTTACTGTTTTATCGCTAGCATCCGCAGGTGTAAAGATAACAGTTAATGTTTTATCTTCTCCAAAAGAATTTATTGTTTCTGTCGCATTAGGGAACTTAATACTTTGAACTTCTTTTATAGCAGAACCGTCATAGAACTTTAAATCGTCATTGATAAACAAGTTATAGTTAGCAAAACTATACTCGTCAGCAGAGAAAGCAATAAATGCTTGTAGAATCTGTTTCTCTGTATTTTTTCCTGTTAAGGAGTCTTGCTCAATAACTGGGTAATTGTAAGGGTCTACTGTAGTACGAACTACAAAGAAAATTTCTCCGTCATCTGTATAGATAATCGGGTCTTTTCTCTTCTCCATTTGTTTTGTATCTTTGTCAAAATACATAGGGTATACAGAGTAGTTACTCCCTGTTTTTTCTACTTTAAACGAGTGGTTACCTTGATAGGTTCCTGTAAAACCATCGGTTACCGTTCTAGCTTGTAGATACTTCCCATCTAAAACGACTGTAGACTCTTTAAGCAAATCTTTAATGTTCTTAATAGCCATTAATATTCCATCCTTTCTTATTTGTCCTCTTTTTTAGGTAATACTTGGTTTGCGATGTTTTCTCTCTTCAAGCCTTTTTTAGTAACGTTGTTATTACGGTACCAAGACCATACAGTTGCAATAACTGTTGCAACAGAAGAACCTACTAGATACAATTGGTCTTGAGAAACTGCTAATGGTTCCCAACCCAACGATGCTAATAAGGTGTTCAAGAAAAGAACTAAAGTAACAATAACGGAACATAAGACATAAATTTTGCTTTTACTTCATCGTCACTAGGAACGACTACTTCTTCTACGTTCTCGGGTTGTTCTTCTACAATAACTTCTTGAACTACTTCATCTTTTACTTCTTCGTCTTGCGGTGTATGAATTTCTGTCATTGTTTAAAGCCTCCTATACTGAATTTCTAACTCTAATATAGCAGACGTTATTTCAATATTAATAGCCTTTTTCTGACTCATACTTAGCTATCTTAGAAGAAACAAAAAAGCGTAGTTCCGATAATTCCTCATTTATTTTTTCTCTAGGCACTTTGAATTTAGATGCCACATTTCTGATAATTACTCGTTCATCAGAAACCATCCCTTTTTCTAGTAAATAGACAAGCAACTCTTTTTGAATAGGTGTGAACTCTGTCTTACCAAATACATACTCTTGTAACATCTGGTCTTCTAGTAGTGCTTCATCAGTATGCTGTCGGTCTACTAGATTAGCTACTTCAAACTCATCAGCACCTAGACGTTCTCTAGCTTTGTCTCGGAATACATTCTTAACAAAAGTATGCTTTACTCTCTGGTTTAACTTTGTTTTAATGTACCCCGGGAAGTCTACTGCACCGTTAATTTCGTACTCCTTCACTAGTTTAATAAACTGCTCGTCAATATAGCTTTGTAATTCTGCTCTAGTAGTTTCGTCATTGAAGGAGTCTTTATGCTTATTGTAGACACTCCACCGTAGATTACTGTACTGATGGAATAGTCGGTCACTATCTCTAGCAAATACCCCTCTCCCACTGTTCTCTTGTACATAACGATTGCCGTTTCTAATATATTCCTTTTCTTTATCAATATTACGCATCAGGCTTCCTCCATAGTATAAGGGTTATCCCCTTTAAATATTACTTTTACTCTTTTATTCTTTTTACTTTGTTTACCTGCACAATACAAATCACTGTAATGGATAGTGTATGGAGTAGACTCTGTACGAATAGCTGAATAATGTGTTACGTATCCCATTGCCCATTTATCTCCCACAAAGCTTAGGTCTAGAACCACAGATTGAGAGTTATTTAGCTCGCTGTTTTCTAGAATAATTGGGATATTATGCTCTTTTGCATATAGAAATCTTTTTTTAATATCTAGAAATGGATTTAACTTAGAGGGTGGAATACTTCTTGTTTTTTCAGACCAAACTTCCACATGCTCGGTTAAATCAATATTTCTATTAGCTCTCATATTTTACTTCCTCCTCAATAGTACTAAAAGAAAAAAGGGGAAGTTTCCCTCCCCTATAAAGTTATTTATCCGAGTCAATTCCTGCTAGTACTTCCTCAATAGACTCTTCTTTTGCTCCCTCGTTCACCTTAGGTTGCTTTACTTTATTCTTTTTGTACAGTTCTGTTAACCCCTTCATATCTTCCCATAAGTTAACATCCACTACCTCATTATCAAGTGGACTATATCCAGTAGGGAAACTAATTAACATCATTTTCTGGAATAACTCTTTTCGTATCTTTTCCCCGTCTTTTGACTGTAAGAAAGGAACCCAGTCCTTACCATACATTTTGTATTCTTTTCCATCATCTGCAATATAAGACTTGTATTGTAGTCCTTTGATAAGACCGTACATTTTACTGTCCACACAAGAACGATAAATATTCTCTTCATATTGCAAACCTGATGCGGATAAAAGGAACATTTCTGCACTTTGTCTAGGTGTAGATACCTTAGACTTTTTAGTAATAACACGTAATTTATGTCCTACATATACATTATCCATAGTACCAAAAGCATTTTGCATCGGTTCTTCTATTTTGGATGCCTGTTTAACCTCTAGTCTTAGAGAAGCCCAATGGTGTAGTGCATTTCCTCCGGGGCTGTCTACTGCACCAAACATGCTTCCCATTTCGTCTCTAGCTTGGTTGATACCAATAAAGGCACAATGAGATTTAGTTACCATAGGAGCAATAATGGTAGCAAACTGAGCCATTGCCTTAGCTTTAATACCCGGTTGTTTACCTGCTACCCCTTGTTCAATCTCTTTGATAGAAGGTGTATGTCCAATAGAATCCCAAATTATCACAATTCGTTGTTCAGAGCTAGAGAAGGCATTTAAAATAGCTTCTACTCGTTCTGCTACAAATTCTACTGTAATAGAATCCTCTTTGTTTACCTCAGCATTCTTAGATTTTTTTGGTTGAACAAAAAATATTTTGTTTACATCTACGCCTAGCTGACTAAGCCTACTAGGGTCTGCCGTTCCCTCAGTGTCAATCCAAATAACTTTACAATCTAGCTGTAAGGCTACCTTAGTTAAGTGGACTGCAAGAGTAGACTTACCACTTGCGTTTTTACCCATAATCTCCGTCAAACGACCAAAAGGAATCCCTCCCCCTAGAATATAGTCTAACTGAGGGATAAATGTAGGTAACTTATCTGAAATCTCCGCCCATTTACTATCCTGCAAAGTAGTTAACCCAATTTTTTTACCTAAATCAATTTCTGTCTTGTTATCTTTTTCACTCTGTTTAGCTCTTGCCATGAAAACAACCCTCTCTAAAATTCTTATTAAGGTCTAGAAAATAAATCCTAGACCTCATGTTAGTTCTTATCAACCTTCTTGCATACTGCGTAGTAACTCATCTACATCAGGTAAGCTTGAATCATTGCTTACTGGTTGCTGTGCTTGTGGAGATGGTGGTGGGGTTACTGGTTTCTGTTGTTGTACAGGTTCCTTAGGAGATGCTAACCCGCTCATTGCTGAGTCCACCATTCCTTGCGTAATAGGTTGTTGTGCCTGTGGTTGTACAGGAGCCTGATACGTTTGTTGCTGTACAGGAGCCTGTTGTGGCTGGGCTACAGGAGCTTGTTGAATTGGTTGTTGCACAGGTGCTTGGTACGCTTGTTGTTGAGGTACTTGTTGTGTTGGGGCTTGGTACGCCTGTGTTGGTTGTTGGTATGTTTGTGCTTGCTGTTGCTGTACTGGTTGTTGATACGTCTGTGCTTGTTGGGCAGGTTGTTGGTAAGCTTGTTGTTGAGGAACTTGTTGTTGATAACCACCTTGTTGCTGTGGTGCTTGCTGTCCTCCGTAAGGGTTAGCTTGTTGCTGTTGAGCTCCTCCACTAGTTACAGCATTAACTCGTTCAATAACAAAGTTAACAAATTTGCTGTTATAGTCTTCTGACGGGCTAACTTGATAAGCTAAGTCCTCCAATTGGTCTCTCCAATTCTCAGGAAGAGGTGGTAATGTAATACCTGTATATACTTCAACTTGATATGCTTTCTCTGTATTTGATGTAGGTTTAGTAATACGGATTGGGTTAGCTCCTACATCAGAGATAAAGCTATAGTCAGAGCCTGTAGTGTTTAGCATTGGGTCTGCTAATTTACGATTGATAGCTGTATATGCTGAATAAGGTAAGTCCAACACTCGAACTACTAGTTGACCGTATTCATCAACCTCATGTACCCAGTTCCCGTTTGCATCTGTTACTAATGCCACAGCGTTTACTACAGTAGCTTTGCTTGGTCGTGATTTTCCTCCATAGTAGTTAGGAACTACTCCACGGTTATACCAATCAGCTAAAGCCTGTTCTAGTGGGGAATCCTCGTTAGGCTCCCATGGTAACGTAAATGACGGATTTAATGCTTTTCCTGTATCTGTCATAACGTTGTTCAGCATAATTTTACGATACTTTTGTGCATAGTTATCTGTTAAATTAGCTGGTGGTAAAATACGAACTACCACGGTATTTGATTTTTTAGACAAGAATAAGCGTTGATGTTTTCCTTTTGGAAATGCTACCTCTTCATTATTATTACTTTCGTTTTCTTGGTTCTCCTGTTTTAAAAATTCTTTAAAGTTTACCATACTGTTATTGTCTCCTATCGTTTATAATTATTTTTTTTTACCCGAAGTTTGGGCTTATACCGTTATCTTTATTTTTTCTTAAATCTGCTCCGTATTGAATTAGCATGTCTTTTCTTTGTTCAAACGCTTTTACTACGTACTGTAGTTGTTTAACCAAGTGATTATAGGTTAACAACTGTTTGTAAGCCACTTGATATTCCTCTTGTTGAAGTATATAGGCTTCTACTTGGTCTTTTGTTGGCTTAGTGTCTACAGTCTTGTAATACTCTCTTGCCTTCTCATTCATCTGTGCTCCCACTACCTCTAAAGCTAGTGATGCAGACTCCTGATACATACGTACTTTCTCTAGAATAGAAGCCCAATAGATATATTTTGGTGCTTGGTTGAGAAACTCCTCCTGCATCGAGTATTCATTTACTCTCAACTCTCTCTCTAAATCAAGCTCTGTAACTTGTCCGTTACCATCTATAATTCGTAATTGGCTAAATTCTAATGAATCTACATGTATGTCCAAACAAATCCCTCCTTAAGTCATATTTTACCCTCCTCTGTTTTTAGAAATAGCTTTCTGTATCATTATACACTATTTTTAAAACAAAAGCAACCTTTTAGGCAATTTTTTTGTAAATTTCTTTTGATTCTTTAATTCTAGTTTGTCCTAAATCCATACTCTCCTCTGTAATTATACCAGCCTCCATGTAATCGGAAATTTTCCCTAAATCTTTGTAGTACTTCACATAACCCGTTAAAGAGTTGAACTCTTTTAACTCACTAGGATTGTATTCTACCATATCGTTATAGTTAGTACCAATCTCGATGTCTGCTTCAATAGGATACTTAGTTTTTTCACCTTTCCATTCAATACTCAAGAAGTCAATTGGTAGATTTTCCATAATTGTTTTACACACCCGAGCCATAATCTCAACCTCTTCTGGTGGGCAGTCTACTACAATACTATCATGTACAGTTAATACTAATTTAGATTTCATATTGTTATCCTGTATATACTGGTCGATATAAATTAGAGACATATTTGTACAGTAAGCACCTGTTCCTTGAATCTTGGTATTAACTGATTTACGTAAAGCACCATTTTGTATCTGCTTATCTTTAGAAAAGGCATCACGGATAAGTCTTCTGTGACCTTGTAATGTATCAACAAAACCGTCACGTAGAGCTTCTCTGTGTGTTTCATCAATAAATGTCTTGATATTAGGTTTATTTGCAAAATAACGTTGGAAGATGTCTTCTGCTTCTTCTACACTCATATCATGTTTTGGTGCAAAACTGAAAGGTGTTTCTCCGTAGGCAATACCGAAGTTTACTGCTTTAGCCTTTTTACGAAATTCTGCTGGAACTTTGTCTACAGGCATTCCCCATACAATAGAAGCAGTTTCTTTGTGCAAGTCTGCCCCATCAAAGAATGCTTGTGTCATAGCTTCGTCACCTGCTGCTAAAGCTAAGATACGCATTTCTAGTGAAGAGTAATCCAGTTGTAGTAGTGCTCCATTCTCAAATGCAGTCTGGAACATACGTTTTATCGGGTACTGATAGTCGAACCTTTTAGGGTCGGAAGTTTTTGCAGGTAGCTGTTGCATATTAGGATTATTAGAGCTTAAACGGGTTGTCTCTGTTCCTGTAGCGTTAAACGACCCATGTACCCTTCCGTCCTTATTACTAATGAAGTTTAGAAGCTTGGCTGTGAAGTTATTTTTTCTTGTTTTTACTAAGGAGTGCTCTAGTAGGAGAGAAGCAAACGCCTTTTGGTCGGGAAAATGGTCTACAATATAGTTTAGTGCTTTCTTATCTGTTTTGTAGTCCTCCCATGTTAGCTTATTCTCAGGTTTCCCTACATCAAAAGCAGACTCTTTAATATGCTCTTTATCGTAGGGAAGTGTAATACCCATAATTTGATAAAGGACTTTCCCTTTGTCTGTTGCAGAGTTGGGATTAAATTTTAGCTTCTTCTTGTATTTGTCTCTTAACTTAGCTATATCCTTATCTCTTTTTGCAGGAGGTATTGCCATCTCCTCTACCCCGCGTTCGTACAACTCCATGTGTTGCTCTTCTAACTCGGATACCTCTGCTATCTTACGCATTTCTTCTACGAGGCGTTCTTCCTCCTCAGTGTACTTCTCATTAATATCTTCCATATAGTCCGTCTGAGCATAGATACCGTTAGACTCAATTCTAGCTAATGCCACAATAGCACTAGGGTAAAAATTAGCAAACTGGAACCACATTTTTTGGTTTTTTGCAATTATCTCCGTAAGTACATTATGAATACGTAAGCAACAGTCAGTGTCTCCACTAGCATAGGGATGTAGTATCTCTAGAGGAATCCAGTCATAGTTAAAGTTTCCTCCATCTACTTCGTTAGCTAAAGGCTCGTAAGCTAGTTCTGCCTTTGTAGGTGCCTTACCTTTTTTAGGTTTTACAGGCTTAACTAGTACAGAATACTTATTATTTGCCTTTTCTTCGTTGTATTTCTTAGTATCTTCTTTAAATTTTAGTGTTTCTTCTACAAACTGTTTGTTTATTTCCTCTACTACTTTCTTTTTTCTTTCTTCCTGTTCTGCTGTTTTTTTATCGTTGTAGTCTTTAATATATTTTTTCTTGAAATCGGCAAGTGGTTTGTCGTAACCACCCATATCTGTCATCTCATAGGCTAAATCTGATAATTTGAAGGAGTCCTCTATCTGTTGTGTTACAGACAAGTAGTACCCTATCTTCGTATCACGATTATTATTAAACTTAGTAAACCCTTTAGACGACATAAGAAAACGTATATCATACTGCACGTAGTCTTATATTTTCATATAAGCGTGGACTATACCTTTATGCCCCTTACCAATAGGTTTTATTTGTAGTTACCTATATGGAACAATGCTCCTCGTTTAAGTGATATGTACCACTTCTCACCTTGCCCTACAATGGCTCGGTTCAGTCTCTACACCCCATCTACTGTCACCAGTAATGTAGGCTCGGTATTGGCATATGCTTTGCACTTAGCGTTCACCGATGGAGAGGAGTTTTACAACACCCATTGTGTTAAATGTTGTGACCTACTTTAACAATATTTTTATCTGCTACAAATTCTTTAATATAGTTATAAATCTCTTCAAGTTCATAGGCTTCCCAATGACTCTCTCGGTGTTCTAGCGGAATAGTAACACCTTGCCCTTCTTTCCAACTAACTGACATGACTAGAGGCTTGGCTCCTAACATCTCAGGTAGTAAGGTGTTAGTCTCTAAATCCCATGCAATAACAGGATAGTTTTTAACTTCATTTTCAAAAATATCCTGTACTCTTTCTAAGGAAGTAACTAGCTCATAAGATACTTCCGCAGGAGTAAACGCCTCGTCTCCTTGGGTTTTGTACCGACTGAGTGTTGTTAAATCCGCATCAAACATACCCTCTACGTTAGGACTTGATATTAGATATTCCATAGAATACATAGGCATTACCCATGGAGTAAACTTTTCCCCTGTTTGCTCTGATTGTAAGGTCACCTTTTCTGGTATACCTCTTAAAGACCTAATGGATGCAACATTAAGAAGGTATTTACACCCAATGTTACCCATAGGTACGATTAAATCAGGTTTTTCTTGTATAATTCTCTCTGTTAGTAATGTTTGTGGTTCCTTTTTCTCTTGTGCTGTTGGCTCCTTGTACGTTAGTATTTTACCGTTTACTTGTTTTTTTGGTTCAGGTATCTTAGCATAAGCATAGTCAATATAAAAGTCTTGTTTGGTTATACCTACTGATTTAAGCTTTTGTACTAGCTTCTTCCCTAAGTCAGTTTTAAGAAAAATATTGACTGTACCTGTATCTTGTACAAGGACGTGGTTTACCCTAATGTACTCTTGTAAAAAAAGTATCTTCACATGGCACCTCTCCTCTTATTTTCTTATACCTTAGTATAGCATGAGTTGATTATCCTGTCAAGTACAATAAAAAAAAAGACTATTACGTCTCTTTTTTATTTAAGCTATCTATTACCTCTTCTACTGCTACTAAGGGTTTAAACTTAATTATTTTCTTCTCTGGTATACTAAAGTATACTTTGTCTAACCCATTCCAAGCATTTTTCTTTGCTGGTTTTGTTTCTACTTCAATCTGATACAGTTTGTGCTCTTTAATCTTAGTGACTCCGCCTTGAAGGGCATCTATAATAACGGTGTCTCTTTCTGCTAGTATCTGTTCTACATCTTTGATATAAAAACCTGTTCTTTGTGCTACTTCACGGGCTATATCTGTTCTGTTTATCATCTTCTTAGGCATGGGTTTTCCCTCCTAGTTGCTGACTTGCACTAGGTCGTCTGCCACTGTCTCTTCTTTTTAGGTCTTTTTGTAGTAGCTTGTCTATTTCTTGGAAGTCTTCTTCACTATTACAGACTAACCAGAGATACATCCCCCAAATAGATAAAGATACTTGAGTGTATTTTACATATTCATATTTAATTTCGGGTCGTAATTCGTATACTTTCCCTTTCAACTCATAGAACGGTAGGTGCCTTTTTTGTATTTCACTTTTACCTAATCTTGGAAAGGAAAACTGTACACCGTCTACATCTGTTTTTAAAGGGTGTAGTGAGAACAGAACATCATAGGGGCTAACATCAGGAACAACAACAGGAACGTCAATTATCACTGTAGTAGCCATTTTGGTTAGCTCTATATTTTTTACCTGTTCTTCTGTGAACTCTTTCTTTACAGAGTATACGGCTTTACTTGTAGTGGACTGTGCCATATGTTTTATTACATAGTAAGGTATGATAGAGTTAGTGTAATATGTAACACTACCTCCATGAGCAAAGAGCTTTTGAATTAGTCTATCATTTGTATATTTCTCTTGATAGAGTAAGTAGCTCTTTTTATTCTTCTTGTTAAATCGGGTAGAACCTTCTGCTAGCTTGTCCATTTCTTCTTCGATTTCTTTCTCGTTCAACCGTGTTACTTTAATACTTTTCTCAATAGCACTTCTTTTCATAAGGTTCATATTAAAATATCGGTCGGTGTTATAAATGTTTAACCTTTTTTTCCGAGTATTATCTTTTTTCATTTAATTTCCTCTTTCAGTATAATTATAAGGCTAGCTATATTATTAGCTAGCCTCTACCTTTATTATACCATAATTTAAGAGTTTAAATACAAGTTAACTGGCTCTAACTAAAGTTTCGGATTTAGTGTCTTTAGTAAAATTTCTGCCTTCTCTTTGAGCTAACATAGCCTCATTTACTTTAACCACAAATTCCTTTAATTTATCTGTTATTTTTGTTGGAATCTTACTGCGATAAGACTCTCCCTGTAGATGACCTAATGATACTCGGGAGTCATCGTGGACAAGGATTTCAATTGTAAGATAGCTCTCTTCTATGTTGTCTTTCTTACGTAACATATAAATCAAGTTATCCCCTTTAATAATTCTAGCTGCATATGTTCCGACACAGTGGTTTAAAGAACTTCCTTCCGCTTTTAGGTCGTCTACTCCTTTAGGTTGTACTAAAACATATTCCTCTTTATCAATAGAGAATTTTCTGTTGTTTAAGCTGAACTCGTCAGGCATAACTTTGTATCGTGCTACCATAAACTCATCCGCTCTAGAATCCTGCATAGTTTGGTAATCAGATGTTGCAATATCATGAGCCAACTTCAAGGAGAAAGGACACAAATCGAATCTTTTAGCCTCGTTCAAGTCTAATGAGTTTAATGCTACATAGGAATTAATATAGTCTCTATATTGGACTGTTGCGTTTCTAAGACTCATTCTCTGTCTTAATGTACAGTCTGTAGACAAGTAGTTAATGACTTTGATAAACTCATCAGGTGTTCTTCCTAGTCTCTCAAGATACCCGCCAATAGCTCGAAATGCCTCAGTAAATGATGATTGTATAGCAGGGTTTGCTAAAACAGAGCTTTCGAATAGTAACTTGTTTTCTATCTTGGATTTATATTTAAGAAATGGTACATTCTCTTCCGTATTTTCGTACAAAGCTTTCCAGATAATAATATAGGACTCTTTCTCAAAATTCCCTAATTCCATTACTTTTTTCCAGATACCTTGGTTAACATGGATAATATATTCCCATGGTTTCTTTAGAGGTGTAATCTTATTTTGTACATTTTTTACATCCTCTACCATATTTTCCTTTATGTTCTGGAATGTATCCTCAATGTACTTAGGAATTTTTTCTCCAATCCGCTTACTTTCTTTTTGAAGGCTTGGAAGTATTTTTTCAATCTCCTGTTCATACCCTTTATCTGGTAAGTAATCGTAAGCAACCACATTGTGTTGGTAGCGTGTAAACTTCTCAATGACGAGTTGTACTGCATTATAAGTGAGTAGGTCTCTTAATACTTCATTGGGTACTAGTGCATTACCAATAATTTTTAAATTACTGCGCTCAAGGTAGTTGTATCCACCTAGCCAATGTCGTTCAATAGCTCTCTCAAAAATCTTCTGCTCTTTTTTAGTTTGGTTGTTCATATAAGAAGCAATCCTGTCGAAAAGAGGAAAAACTGCTACTAAAGAACCTGCACGCTCTACTAACTCTTGATAATTGTTTGTTTTTAATGTAGATGCAACACTTTCTCTGCCTACTACGTCTTGGTAAAACCAGTTTCCTGCTCTGTCAAGTATATTTTCACCTAAATTTAGATTAGCTACTACTTCACGTACTAAAGGCATAGGTACTTCTGAGTGTTCCAACTCTGAGCCTTCTATCTCATAACGAACACTTCTACAGTATCTTCCTTGCACACCTGAGGTAAGAGAGGATACTAGCCTTAAGAGGGTGTACTTATCCTCAATATTTTTGTATATATGGGTTATACTCTTTGTAACAATCTCCCACATCATGTTAGAATCGTAATGGTCTCTGTGTCCTTTGTCTAATACTTTATAGTCCGATATGTCATTAATAAGCTCCATAGCATTATAAAGATTAAAGTTTACTGTATATTCGTTCGCAGATAGTTCGTATTCGTCTACCATTGCACGCTTAACAACGGAAGTAAGTACTCCTGTTTTAAAATCCATTTTAGCAGAGGTAACGGTTAGTTCTCCGCTAGTTTTTATTCTTGACGAACTTACCGAATTACGTAGACCTCGAATGCTAGCAGTTGTACCTAAAACCATTTTCTTTCTAACTTCACTTAGTGAGCCTGTGTCTAGGACGTGCCCCCAAGTTTCTTTCAACACTTTCTTAGAAATAGGTTTTTTGTAGTGAAACTCTGCTTGGGTTTTAGGCATATAACTTCTGTAAGTGTCCCATAATAGAGGCAGACTTTTTGTATTATCTACTACAAAGTCCTCTTTATTCTCAGGAAGAGTAAAGTCGATTACTATATTAGTACCATATTCTTCCTTTAAATCTTCTAACGCATACTTTTTAGGTGAGAATCCTTCTTTAGTGCTAAAAGCTAGCATAGTAGCCTCTAGCATAGAAACGTCAAGCTCCAGATAAATGTCAAATATTTCTTTAAGTGTAACATTATATAGTTTCTTATCTTTTCTATACCATAAGTCACCGAAGGCTCTTACAAACTCCCCCTCCTTTAAAAAATCTAGCATACTATTTTTTGAGGTACGTAATTTTCTTTCTTTAACTAGCAAATAAAACATCTCCTTTATTGATTTATACTAGTATCTTACCACACTTTTACTTAATTGTCAACAAAAAAGAGCCCACTAAAGGCTCTTTCGTTTTTCTAATATTTTTTTGCTTCTCTGTCTAAACGCTCTCTAATAGTATGGAAGGAGTCTTGATAGGCTAACTTACCATCTTCAAAAATTACATTCAGCTCGTTTAAGTTTTCAAGGTTGGCTTCTTCTTTAGCTGTTAAAGCATCTGTAACTTCATATGTTCCTTCTTTTTTTGTAACACACACTCTTCCTTTAAGAGATTTCTTAATATGATTAGTATCTGTCTTAGGATTCTTAAAGATTAATTTTTCTTCCCCATTAATAACTACCATTTGGCTCTTTATTGCTTGGGCAAAACTGTCTCTGGAAAGAGAGAAGGAGTACATATAAGCACCAAGACCAAATACTACGTTACTAGAAGCAAACCCTTTTTCACCCATACGAGTAAAAATCTTCTCTAACATTTCTAAGTCAATACCCTCCCCGTACAGTAAACCAATATGCTCGTCTAAAACTTTGTACCCTTTCTCATTTACACTTCCACCAAAGGTTTCCCATAGTAGTTGTAGAGAACCTTTATCCTCAGGGGTTGGTTGGTAATCTTCTAGTTCAAGTTTGTCTACTTTATAAGGGTTACACAGGTCTTCACCAAGGAAAACGGCACTTAATGTTACTTTATAATACCCTGATACTAATTTTTTCTCTTTATCAACAATATCATTATTATAAATATAGTCGCTATCTACAAATAGATTTAGGTAGTCTACAATATCGACTCTTTGACCTATTGAGGGTTTGTTTGAGCATGACTGCTCGTATCGAGTGGTTACTGCTTTTACTAAGTTCTCTTTAGTTATATGATAGTTAAACCAATTAGTTCCAAACTCTATATAGTCACGTCCAGCAATAATGTCTACAGGGTTTCCACTATCAGGTCTAATTACTAGTTTACCATTTCGATTCATAATTTTATCTTTAAGTTTTGGAAGAACTTCTGTAAGTACACCGTAATAGTCATACGTATCACTAACTAGAGACAAGATACCATCAGGGTTATTGTCTATTAGTGTTGAGAATGTCTCTACTTCATCTGTACCGTAGCTTTGCATAACGGAGTGTTCTGATGCTGTCACCGACTTAAGAACGAGTTCCTTCTCTAAATCAGCACTGTAGTAGTTGTGAGCCATCACACTAGCTTGAATAGTATCTGAACCTGCAAAGTTTACTAAATGTCCCATACCTGCTAACAAGGAAGCCTCATTAGAGTGTTGCCCTCTCTCCGAAAAATCATGACCTTGGAACATAATATGGTCTAAGTTATCACAAGTTTCTTCTCCATACTTAGTCATAATTTTCTTAGCTTCTAAAGCAGTAGTGGCTACTGTTGCAGGTAAGAAGGTTTGAGATAGTAATACTGTTTCTAAGAAATTAGTTAACCAAGCAAAGTCAGGGTGTGTATTTTCAATGGTTAACACAGGTACACGCATAGGAACTAAGGTACCCTCTGGAAGGGCTCTTACTTTTATAGGTAAGTATCCTAGCTTGTGCAGTGCTTCGATATGTTCTGTCCGAGCATTCTTCTCCCCTAAAGCGTTACTAACTACATAGTGGTAGTCCTCTTTTACAGTCTCAATAGGTAACTCGAAAAAGTTTTTATTAAAATGTTCTAACAGGAAACGTTGTACAAACATCTGGTATCCAAAGACAACCATTTTATCTGTACGACCTCCAAAAAAGTAAGTATTATCCCGAGGAACAAGTGTACTATACACCTGTGTGATACCTTTCGGGTATAAAGACATGTGACCAAATTTATAGCAATCACTCATTAACATAGAAATTTCATTTAATTTACGCATATTTTCCTCCTTATTTTATAATATTAGTTACGTCTAGTAACCCTAGTTTTTTATATCTTTCTACTTCTTTTAGCTCTTCTGGTGTGTAGCTAGCTTCCATACTGTTCGTAGTATACACCTTATCAATAGATTCAAATAATTCTCCCTTAGTGGCGCTACCTTCCATATGAGCTACTAGTAGTACTACTCGGCTTGCTCCTAACTTTATAGCCTCTGTAGCTGTTTTTACAAAAGTTCCACCATAAGAAGTTAAATCATCGACAATAATAGCTGTCCATCCTTTTCTAGTAGGTGGTTCCCCTACTAGCTCTAAACTTTTAATTCTACCTGTATCAAAGTCCCGTACTTTATTTCCAAATAGTACTCGTCTGTTTTCAGTAGCTCTTCTGAATGAATAATCAGAATCAGTTGCTAATTTGTCATATCTGTCTTTTGCTCCTTTATCAGGATAGACTAATACAGGTTCCCACCAAGTATTAGACAACTCTTCTGCTAACACTTCTGGTAGCATCTCTACTGTAGCAAACCGCTCTGAGTAGTAAGTTCCACTGTCAATAAGTTTTCTAGCAATACTCCCTGTAACGTCTGAATGAGGTTCCACTATTTCTAGTTTGTCAACTTGAGGGAACATTTTAAAATACTCTAGTAAGCTAAAGGGCTGATTTCCTTGAAGTCTATCCATTCTGCTGTATGGCATATAAAGAACTGTTAAATTAATGCTATTATGTTTCTTGTTGTGCTCTCTTATACTGTTCACTAGTAGTCTGACAGCTAGCAAGTCTTCTGCACCGTTTCCTGAGTACTGCCAAGTAATCTCTGCTTTCTCCTCCTCAAGTACCCATAAATTTTCATCAGGCATGATATTAATCTCCCCATTGGGGAAAGTACTCTCATGTACTTTTTTACCATTCATATATAACGTCAATTATTTTCCTCCTCTACTATAATAACCTCTAAAATATTGGACATTAAGTCATCAAAAGCACGACTAAACTGATGGAAGTCTGTACTTTCCGATGCGGTTAACGTCCCTTTTTGGTTACGTTCTGCTATAACTATATATTTTATATTTTTTATTTTGTTAACAAAACTAGCGGAGTATTTAGGCTTTTCAATCGTAGTATTGAGTCCTATTAACTTGAGTATAGTCTCCATTTCAGGGATAACGTTTTGTAACCTTAAGTTTCCCTTTAAAATATTGCCCTCTATTTTACTAGGTAAAGCTTCAATGCGAGCTTCTAAGCCACGTCTTAAACATTCTAAGAACTCTGCTGTTGTTTTAATTTCAGGAGCCTCCCCTACCTTTCCAAAGAAATTAGGGCTTGATTTTAAGTCCATTCTTGGGGATAAACGCCCTAGCTGGTTGCTAATATTTAGTGAAGTAACCCCATCGTCTGTTAGAAATACAGGTATGATTTCAGCTTCTCTGTATGTTGGAACACATACCTGTCCCTCATGTAATGCTACATTTAAGCTTACAGAGAACTTCTTACGCTTCCCTAATTCTATTCTTCGTTCGTAGTACCCTCGGTACCAAGGGTTATCGTCTACAATTTCATTTCTATACAAGTCCCCTATATATAAGTCTAGGGAGTCATTTGTTCCTAAATAAGTAGCCTTAGGTGCGTATACTCCTCCTACTTCTAGCTCCTTCTTGGGAATTCTCTTTGCCTTATTTTTAGTCTCCGCTTGTTCACTTGCTTTTGCATACGCGTCTGAACCTATCCTTACTAGAACTTTCTGTGAGCCGTCAGCAATAAAGCTGTAAGTTCCAATTAACTTTCCGCCAGCCTCAATTCCTACGTTACGAATAGTTTCCATTAATTGAGTTTCCCTTAAGTCACATAAATAAGTATTATTATCGTGATTTAGTGTAACTTGGTAAGCTCTGCCTCCCTCTCCTCTAATGTCTAGAGAGTGAATAGTTACATTTGTAAATTCGTTCTTACTTGTCAAGGTATAGGCAGACGTTCCCGCCCATTTTTCGGCTCCTGAAAATGACTTTGCTTCATCATTTGCAACATAAATATGCTGTGCTTTTACTGATGTTCCTCTTACGACCTCTTCTGGTTTTTTATATAGTCTTAGCTTTTCAATTAAGTGTGCCATACCTACTTACCACTACTCTTATCTTTCTTTAGGTCTTCTTTGTTTACCCAAAAAGAACTATTTTTTGTCTCTACTTTTACCAAAGAACCATTTACGTGAACTACTTCACCTTTAATTACTACTTTTTCTCCTACTTTCATAGTTATACCTCCTTAGTATTTGCTACTATTTCTATATTATTCACCTTCACTATACACCCTATTTTTTCTTCTAGAGAAAACTGGTTGATGGAAATGGTGTTTAACATCCCTGTCTCCAAAGAAACTAGAGCGTACCTAGACAGCGACTCTTCTGTTGCATGAAAATCAAATGTCACTATATACAAACCAGACAAATTAGTAAGCCCCTTAGACACCCCTTCAATGTAGAAGATGTCTCCTGCCTCAACAGAGCTATTTTTTACCTCTGTCTTACTCGTTATTTTAATATTCTTTTTTGTCATTTTTTTTACCTCCCCTCTGTTACTGTTACTATACCATATAAACTTGTAAATGTCAACAAAAAAAGAGAAGCCTAAGCCTCTCTTATTTAACAAACTCTTGGAGTCATCAGGGGAAATAAACCCACTATGTCTCTTTTTCTCTATTCCTTTTTCTACTAACAACAGTGTAGGTGTGCCTTTGATGCCGAAATCAAAGAAGACTTCCTCTCCTAAAGTTTCTAACTTAACATTAGCGATAGTAATATCCTCTTTTATATTACTACTAGCTTCCTCAATAGACATACCTACTATCTTACAAGGGCTACAGTTATCCTTATAAAACTTTAATACAACCTTGTCTTGTGATACAATGTCCGCTAACTGTTCTTTCTTTTCTACTTCTACTGAATGCACTTGTTTTCCTTCTTTCTATAAAATTATAAGATTATTTCTGCTTTTTGAGTGTCTACCACACCGTTACTATCTACTTTAGGTAGTAAAGGTAGTTCTTCTCCTGTATGTGGGTCAGTAACTACAAAGAATACACCTGTTACACTTACAGTTTCACTTTTACTAGTTAAAGCTACAGGGTTAAGCACGATAGTATTAACTTTTCTAACCGCTACTACGCACTCTCGGTACTCCCCATCATCTAGTTGTAAACTTAGTCTATCTCCAATTCTTATCTGATTTCCATGTTTATCTTTACCTAGAAGTTTTTCTAGCTCGTACATAGCTACTCCCTCCAGTGCTTAACTATATCAGTAACCCAACTTAATAGCTTATTTTCTTGCTCTTCTGTGATAATAAACTGCTCTATTTTAAGTGTATCAAAAGGAGAGTGGTACTTTTTGGCTATTTTGTCATTAGCTCCACAGAAGTATTCCATACCCCACTGGGTTTCTCCTGTTCCAAATACAGCAACAGGCTTATCTACCCAAGTATAGTCATACTTTTCTAAAGCCTCTTCCATCTCCTCAGGGATGACTCCGTAATCTGTTGTCCATGTACCTACCATAATCAGGTCACAATTAGATAGATAAGGGATTACTTCATTAGTCATTTGGTCTTCTCTTTCAATATGAAAAGATTTCACCTCTACTGCTAGTTCCTCCAAGTTATCTTTAATTCCTTGAGCTAGTTCACTAGTGTTACCACTCAATGAAGAATATAAAATCCCTACCCTCATAAGTCATCGAACCCATTGTCTAAATTTGTTTTCTTGTAACTAGAATTACGCATTTCGAAAAAGTCGGTTTTTGTTTCTGTAAAGTTATCGGCGTAAGCTTTAATCCATGTCATAGAATTTTCTGTGTGACCTTGATACATTGGTTGAAGACCTAACATCCCTAACATTTTATTAGCACGATATTTTACATAGTCTAACATTTCTTCCACATCAATTCCTTCAATGCCTTGTAGTACCTCACTAGACCACGCTTGTTCTAGCTCTACGGCATGTCTAAAAGAAGCGTACACGTAGTCATTTAGTTCATCTGTTTGTAGTTCAGGGTTTTCCCCTACAATAGCTCTAATTAGCTCAGAAATAAATTTCGAATGGGCTAATTCATCACGATTAATGAAGCTAATGATTTTACCTGTCCCCGTCATCTTGTTTTGACGAACGAGGTTGTAGAAGTAAGCAAAACCGCTGTAGAAATTAATACCCTCTAAGATAGATGACTGTACTAAAGCTTTTACCATATTCTCAGGTGTTTTGTTATTCATGAAATCGTCATAAGACTTCATAATAGGTGCATTACGTTTAATAATCGTAGGGTGTGTTCTAGCTTCCTCAAATACTCGATTCTGCTCTTGTAAGTTAGTAATAGAAGCAAGTACATAAGAATAACTCTCATTATGAATAGCTTCTTGTTGTGCAATGATAGCTGTAATAGCATGAACGGAGGCATCACTGACATACTCTGCAATGTTATAAATAAAACGTGTTTGGGGTGAGTCAAGTGTAGCTAAAAGTCCGATAATGGAGTCAAACGCATACTTCTCTTCTTCGGATAAGTGGTTGTACTGTTTGGCATCGCTCTTCATATCTACCTCATCAGGCAACCAGTAATTTGTAGTTAACTCTTTGTAAGCTCGATAGAAAGACGGATACCGAATATCGTTCCAGTTTACGATACCACTAGCCTCTCCATTAATAATCGCTGTTGATTTGTTAGGGTTTAGTGGTTCTAATATTTTTATTTTTTTTAACAATTAGTTCTCCTCCTCTATTTTTAGTAGTTTTCCTGTACATTTAGGGCAAGTATACCACACATTAAATCGTTTGTCAAATACCTTGAATTATTTCTCACACCTCTCTGCAACAAGGAAAAACCCTCTTACTTTATGCTATAAGCATATCATAAAAGGGTCATGTTGTCAATAGCTGTTAGCTAGAGCACCACTCACATTCTTCCACATCAATGTCATTAGAACGAACATAGTAAGTTGTTTTTAGACCTTCACTCCACGCTGTAGTGTGCAACTCAAGTAGTTTACTTGCTTTAATGCCACTAGGTACATAGAAGTTAAAACTGATAGCTTGGTCTATGTGTCTTTGTCTTTTACCATTCTGCTTAACACTTTGAATCTGGTTTACTTTGTAAGCACTTTTATAGAAAGCGTAAGTGTTCAAGTTCAACTCAGGGGCTATCACAGGTCGTCTGTAGTCTTTTTTCTCTTCATAATAGAAAGAGTCATAGATAGGGTCAATAGAGGCTGTAGAGCCTGCTATCTGCGCTGTGGACATATTAGGTGCTACTGCCATTAAGTAACCATTTCTAATACCTTTCTCTTTCACTTTTTTAGCTAGGTCAACCCAAGTATCACTAGTATAGTTTCTACTAGAGAAGTACTCCCCTGTATCCCACGAACTGTCTTTAAAGTATGGGTAAGCTCCTTTTTCCTCGGCTAGTTTCATACTTGCTTCGATAGTGTGAAAAGCAATTCTTTCATATAGGCTATCTGCAAAATTAGTAGCCTCTTCACTGTCCCAATGAATACCTTTTTTAGCTAGTAGGTGGTGCCACCCAAAAGTTCCTAATCCCACTGCCCTATACTTCTGGTTAGTAATTAGAGCTTGTGGTACAGGTAGTTTGTTTAACTCAATTACATTGTCTAGCATCCTAACTTGAATGGTTACTAGTCGGTCGATAACGTCTTCTTCGGAAAATACAGAACCTAAGTTAATAGAAGACAAGTTACAAACTACGAAGTCTCCTGCTTCTTTTGTTACAACAATTTTATCTCCATCTATAATTTCCTCTGTAACTACCGTAGCTGACATATTTTGTGCGATTTCTTGCTTGCTTTCAGTAAGGGTCGTTAATTCCCTACCCGTTAGTGTACTAACTGCTTTACATTTCTGTAAAGAAAAGACTATATCATACTCCACATGGGAGTCTTTTCTGTTTCCACTCACTTGAGTGTACTCTACTAAGTTCTACTAAAAAGTAGCTTTTCGATAGTCGTTAGGCATTTATACAATAAAGATTTTATTATAATTTAGCACGGGATTACCTCTATCCTCACTCAAGGACTTAGGCTCTCTTACCAGCTTATTCATCGTATTCAGCTATGCCCGTTTAAGAAAAGTTTTCGATGAGTATTGCTACCCAAAGGTGCCATAGAATTAACACAAATTACTAGCATAAATCATTCCAGCATGGGAGTTGGGGTTAGCTCTATTTACAGTATCTCGATAAAACATGAATGGTGTTCCTGTCTCTAGCTGACTAATCATGATACGTTTCATCATATCAAGAGCTTTCACTCTCTTCTTACTAATCGTGCCATCTTGAATGAGTTCTTCATATTTTTCTCGGAATAAACCACTACCTTTTTCTTTATCATAGTAGTCTTGTAGGTACCAACCTTTTTTCTGCTTAACCTCGTAAGGGTCAAATAAATACCATTCCCCTCTATTCTCTACAGCTTCCATAAATAAATCAGGAATAGAAACAGAAGTAAAAATGTCGTGAGCCCGTAAACGTTGGTCTCCATTGTTTAGTCTTAAATCCAGAAAGGCTTCTATATCTTTGTGGAAAACATCTAACGTTACAGTTATAGCGCCTTTTCTTGCTCCTAGCTGGTCTACACTAACAGCCGTATTGTTTAATTGTTTAATCCAAGGTACCGTTCCCCCACTAGCACCGAGAACTCCTCTAATAGGTGCTCCTGACGACCTTACATTGCCTATATAGACTCCTACGCCTCCGCCTTGCTTAGAAACTCTAGCAACATCTGTATTGCTATCGTAAATACCTTGCAAACTATCATCTACCGTATCTATAAAACAACTGGATAGTTGCCCGCCTACTTTACCTGCATTTGCTAATGTGGGGGTTGCTACTGTCATATACAAGTTACTTAACGCCCAATAAGCTTCTTCTACTAACTTCATTCTATTTTCTTTTTCATCTTGCATCAAAAATAAAGCAATAGTTAACCATCGTTCTTGTGGTAACTCAAATACTTTCTTATCCTCATCTGTTGCTAGATAGCGAGTAGCTAGTAGGTACAAACCATTGTAAGTAAAGAGAAGGTCTTTGCTACTGTCAATAAACGTTTCAGCTTCCATAAGCTCTTCTCTTGAATACTTCTCTAAAATATCTACGGAATATATTCCTCTTTGTGCTAGACTCTCATGCAAACCCACGTAAGAACCATACTTCATAATTACATCGTAAAACCTGTTTTTACTAGCTTTCTTATACAATCTTTGTAAATATAGTCTAGTAGCAAAAAACTCCCATTCAGGTGTGGTAACGTCTACCCGAGATTCTGCTTCTCTTATTAGGTAGTCTACCATTTCGTCTACAGAATACTCGTCCTTGCTTAAAATATAGTGTATTGCCTTTTTTCGATAACTCTCTATATTTAACTTAGGAAACTCTTTTTTTATGTTATCTAGGTACCTGTTTAGTCTGTCTTCCTCAAAAGGTAGTTTTCTACTTCCGTTGTCTTTTACTATTATTGTCAACGATATTCCTCCAAACATATTTTGTTTTTCCGTTCTACTCTAGTATAGCACAATACACTAAAAGTAGGCTTATGTATATGTCACCACAAAAGACCTACTTAGTGTTTTTCTTTATTTTAACCTTCTAGGTTGTCTAACATTTTATCTATACCTGTTTCTAAATCTTCTACAGAGTTCTCGTCCACTTCTTTGTAAAAGAAATCCCAACTATACTTACTATAGTGTTCTCTTAAAAAATCAGGAGAGAAGCTAGTTAACTCTTCTATAGTGAACACCATTACATCATAGAACACACTTTCTTCCCTGATATTCTTAAATGACACTGTAGTTCTAGCTACTGTACTTCTTTTATCACGTAATACGTTATATAGCAAGTCATCATAAGGTAGCATAACAAAGCTTTTAGCCCTGTTTCTAGAGAACATTAACAAGGGTATCTTATTCGTTCTTGTGGCATCTGATACTACTTGTTTCCACCAAGACTTAGGCTCTCCTGTATTAAGGAATACATTGTCTAGTGTCCACCCTTCATGTTTTTTACATTCAACAATGAAAGGGAAACCTGCGGAGGGAGGGGCTACTATATCGCCACCTACATTGTTTTCTTCCGCCCATTTTAGCCCGCCAGAACCCGGTGTTCTATTAAAGGTAGCTCCCCACCAAACAGATAAAGCTTTAGCGGTCTCTCTTTCAAATTTAGAACCTTTTACTTGACTTCCTCTTCCTGTACTAGCCATTCTTATTCCTCTTTTTTATTTTTAGTATCATATTCTTCTAGTTTTTTCTGTACCTCTAGTTCTTCTTCTGTGAACTCCACATTTTCTTGTGCTTTTTCCATGATAGCATCATGTGTCTTTTGGAGTGCTGTACCTACTTGTTGCTTATAGGTATTTAACGCCTTGTCCATTTGAGCTTCTGAGATATTTAACTCATCTCGCATTACCACTCTAAGAACTGAATTAGCTTCAATAAGAGAACTAATGTACGCATCATGATGACTTGTAAGAGCACGGATTAGGGTGGTTACATCTCCTACAGATACCTCTCGTTTAGAAATACGATTTAGCTGTTTCTCCGTCCCTTTTTCAACCTTACCAGTTACTACAAAGTTAACCCATAAAGTTAAATCCTCTTTACTTAACTGCTTTTGTTCTTTACTCATTTTCTCCTTCTCCTCCTTCTACTGATTGTTTCATGCTAGTAATTAGTTGCCTTAAATCAATTAAGGTATCCTCTGATAATACATTCTCTTTTTCTAACATATTGATAACGATGTCTAAAGAGGTGTCTGCCAACTGCTTATTGATTTCCATTGTTCCAATAATTAGTGGCAACAAGACGGAACCTAACGTATGTCTAAGTTCTTTATACGTAATAGTTTTATCTCCATATTCTACTGCAAGTCTTTCTACAGTTTCAGAGTCCTCTCTTTTTTGTGCATCTTGTACTTCTTTAAAATACTGAGTAAAATCTTTCATAATTCCTCCATCTTAACTTTTATTTTATACACATTATCTACTAGCTCACTACTAACAAGCGTTACTTTTTCTGAGAAGCTACCAACGGCTAATAAAGCTATTTTTTCTACCTCGGTACCCGTATACTTATCCCGTAGTTTTAAAGACAGTGTTATATTTCCTTTTGAATAACCTATGCCTATAGAGTCGGCAATAAGGATAATAGGGTCTAAAGGAATCACTTTCCTCCATGTCCTGAACTGCCAAACCCTTTATCCCCTCTAGGGCTGTCTGATAGTTTGTCTGTTTTTTCTAGGTCTAGATGATATTTAGGTAGAAGGTAAGCTTGCATAATACGGAAGCCTTTTGGTAAAAAGAATGTCCCAGTCGGCACCAAAGTAACAAACAATTGGTCTGCTAGTTCTTCTGGTAGTGTGTTATCATACAATAATGCTTGGTCTGTGTAAAACATTTTTTCCGCACTTCTAAGTTTACCTGTAGGTAACTTCTCTACAGGGATACGTTCTACTACCTTCTTGTCTGGGTTCCATGTTAGTGCAAAATCAGAAAAACCTGTCATAGACAACGTATTTTTTAAAGGAATACCAATACCTCCACGATATGTTCCTTCTACAATTCCTGTGTTGTTAGCTAGGGTTAAAGGTAAGTTCATAATACTTGAACGAGGACTGATGAATAGCCCAAACTTAGTGGGGTCAAACTCTGTTCTTAATCCTGTAGGAATTAGTGTAGCTCCCACTGCATCAGGGCAAATAATAGCATCCTCTGATGTGTATAAATCGAAGGCTACATCATTATCATACCCTTGTGAGGGCATAGTAGCTCCTCCCTCTAACTTAACTTTTACATTTACTTTATTACTCAATAAAATTCCTCCTTCTTACTTGTCTGCTCTATTATATCATACTTTATTACTGAATGCAAGATACTAAAAAAATACTTATACCTTCCTCATTAGCTCTTACTGAATTATTTCTTAAACAGTCCCAAGATTTTTCATATCCCATATCATTGGCATCCTCATCTCCATGGATAACGATGTAGGTTTCTTTATGCTTTTCATAAAGACTGCTAGCTATCTTAGTAGTAACTTCATAAGCCTCTGTATCTAGGAATAAATAAATAGGCTGGTCTTCTCTAACATTATTTAATAGTAACTCTATCTGTTCTCTTGTTATCTGTTTACCAAAAGTAGCTACTCCCGACTCTCCCATTGTTAAGGCATCAATTACCCCTTCGTGAACAATAACATAAGGCGTATTCTTAGCAATATTTAGGTTAAAAACAGTTGTTCTTTTAGAGTACTCGTCCTGTTTGCTAGGAGCATTAAAAGCTTTTATCCCCATAGGTGTTATGGCTCGGGTGTTCCAATATTGGTATTGTCCATCATTCCCATGTGTTAGAAAAACAAGGTGATTTCTAAGTGTCATCATATTACCATCTACTTTTTCTACTTGCCCCTCTATAACATATCCTATGTTGTGTAGGAATAGTTGGTCTAAAGTTATACCTCGGGAGTGTGCGTAGTTTAGAAAAGGTAATGCCTCGGGGTTATTCATGTTGTCTGCTAGTCTTTTAAAATTGGTAGGTAGCCTAGGTGGCGTGAGAGTCACTTCCTCACTAATTTCTACTTCCTCAGGCTCACTAGATTTCTTTAATAGTATAAGCAGAAACTCTTCCTCTGTTACCCCTACGTCTCTGCTAGATAGGCTGTTTTCGTCTATCTCATAGTCGTACACCTCTAGTATATCTAAGGCATCTTTAAAATTAATGTTAAGATACTTCATAACAAAAGTAACAGGGTTACCTTTTTCATTACATTTTTTACAATGCCAAAGACCTTCTGTTTTGTCCCCTGATACCTTCACATAAAATTTGTAGTCGTCTTCTCCACAAAAAGGGCAACAGAACCGTAATTCATGCCCTATATCTTTATGTGTTCCTAGCTCACTTGTAATGTAGTCTAAAAACATTAGTAGTTTACCACCTTCCGCATAAGTACAAGCATAGCGTATAGCTCTCCTAACTTATATTGGAAGTTTACCTCCTCTACAGTTAAGTACTCAAAGTATGCTTGTTCTCTTTCTTCTTTACTTTTCTTGAGTAGTTCACTTCTTTCAAAGACATCTTTATCCCCGTAGCAACGTGCTGTCGCTTGTTCTTTGATATAGGCTAACTCTGTACTGATAACCTCAAATCCGTTTTCTACATCTTGTTGGTTAAAATCATCTTTAATGCTTTTTATCCCTAGCTTATTTGCTAGTCTACAAAGTAATAAGTTGCTTTGTGTTACGGTTTTATTGTGCCACTTTGTCGGGTCTAACTTAGCTTTTTCTTCACTTACCAAGTTATACGATGTATGAATACAGTCATCTAGTTCAGTGAGTCTGTATACCCCATGCTTGTCTACTACATAGGCGTAGTTAGTATTAAAGGGGTACCACTTGTACAAGCTACTAATAGGAAAAACATTTGCGGAGTAGATAGCCTCTTTCTTAGTTGACCTCTTGCTTACTTCTGAGGTGAGTACCCCTTTTTCTTCTGTCATAATTTTTACTTTCATTTTATAGCTCTCCAAATCCTTAGTTTATTAGGGTAGTAACCCCATCCTCTTTCTGCACAGTGATTACCTTCTCAAATAAAGGTTTTAAGTTCTCATTGTGCGTTATAACAAATATACTGCTTACTGTTTCTAATCTTTCTTTTAACAAAGTAATAACGTTCTCACAACCTATGCTGTCCAGACCGTCAAAACATTCGTCATACAATGCAATATTTGTAGATAGTTCTGCCTTACTCATAACTAAATCTTGGATTGCAAAAGAAATTGCAAGGTCGATTCTTTTCTTCTCACCAGCAGAGTTAGCTTTATAGTTAGAGCCTCCACTACCATTGATTATTTCTACATCAAACTTATCTTTTAGTTCCCCTTTAGAGTTTTTAACTTGTGTAGTAAAATTAATTTCAATATCTGAACCTGACAACACTGTTAAATATTTATTAGCTTTCTCATTTAAAAAAGGAGTTACTAAGTCAAGAACCATAGAACGAATACCAGCATTTGAGAAGGCTTTTACTGCTTCCTCATACTTCTCAGTCTCTTTTTGTTTGTCTAGCACTTGCAACTTAGTTGCTTCTATTTTTTTGTGTACTTCTTCTCTATCCTTGTCTCTACTTTTTGGCTTAGGCATACTTTGTACCTGTGATAAATATGTTTGTTGTGAAGCCACTTTCTCTTCTAAACTATTTTTTGTGTTTTCTAGTTGTTGTACCTCTTGTTCATATCCCCTGACTGTTGACACTAGCTGATTGTAATTTCTTTGTATCTCCTCATTTTTAGCTATCTCTTGTTGTACGAGCTCCTTTTTGCTCTCAATAGTTGTATTTACAGAAGGTAACGCTACTAAAATTTTATGGGTTTTTGCACCAAGAACACTCATTTGTTTTTCAATATCTGCTTTTGTTTCTGCAATGTGTGCTTCACTATCCACCCCGAGGTCTGTTCCACATGTAGGACAAATCTTGCTACTAGAAAGGTTTTCATAGTCTTTAGCTAGCTTTCGTAAGTCTCTGTCAAAACCTTCTTTAATACTGTTAATTTGTAATAATTTACGTTCTGCCTCCGTTAAGTCAGCTCTTAGCTCGTTAACTTTTGTATTATCTACTTGAGGGACTATAAACTGTGCAATACTATTCTCTAATTCTGCCTTCTTAGGGTAAGCCTCTGTCATAAAGTTTTCTAGCTCTGTACTAGCTACTGATAGGGTTGCTTGGATACCTTCTATTGTTTGCTGGACTGCTTTATAGTTTTCTTTTTCTTGCTCTTCTAAGTTGTCAATAGCTACAAGCTCATAGTCATATTTTACAAGTTCATTTTCTATCTCTTGTTGCTCAGCTTGCTTCTCTTTAACTTTCTCTTTAGCGATTTCTTGTGCCTTCTGATAGATGTCAATACTAGTAATTCTCTCTAGTATCTCCTTTTTACCTTTATCCGTTGCTTGGGAGAAAATAGGCATGTCTCCTTGACCGTACATAATAGCATTTACATACGTATTAAAATCAATACCGAATAGAGATAAAATCTCTTTATCTGTGTTGTCCACTGTACTCTTTGTAATATTGTTTTTTACCTTGGTAGAGCTTTACTATATTACCCTCTTTTTTGTCTTTTCTATAGCGTTCAATTCGGTATTTATTCTTGTCAACTTCGAAGTCTAAAATTACAGCAGTGTTCTTCTTCTCTTTGTTATTAACAACTGAATCCGATTTAAGCCCACCTACTGTCTTACCAAAGATAGCGTAAGTAATAGCATCAATCATACTTGTCTTACCTGCACCATTAGACTTAAAGGCTTCATTTGTCTTATTCTTTCCTTCTATCAGAACTAGACCTTGTTTGTCTAAATTAAGCTCCATGTCTTTGATAGATAAGAAGTTTTTTATCTTTACTTTTTTAAAAGTGAACATTCTTTTCCTCCTTCTTTTTATTTGTAACTTTAGTATACTATACTTTACTAAAAAAGTCAATAAGAAAAGCTGAGGAATATCCTCAGCTTTAGGCTTATTTTTCTCTCACAAGTGCCTCTTTTATACACTCTACTATTTCACTTGTTGCAGAGGGACTAAATTTCTCTGCATAGGCTTTAGAAATAGCTTCGGGAGAGGACTTTTCATCAATCCCTAGTCGAACATCAGTTGTATACTCTTTTCGTAGCTCTACTCTAATACCTGTACTTTCTTCTCCATATAAGTCAATTTTTTTAGCCTGTTCTTTACTTCCAATAAACCTAATAAAGTTGCCTTGTTCAATAAGTTCTTCTATATCATCAGGAATGTTATCTCCGTCAATAGTAATAAACTTACGGCTACTAATAGGAATAAAAGTACTTGTTGTATTTTTAACATCTGAACAGTCAATTAGCCATACACCCTTCTCTTGCCCTTCATCAGAAAAAGTGTTCTGAATGGTGTTCCCCCCATAAAATATATTAGGAACATCTAGTAGTAGCTGTCTCTTGTGATAATGCCCAAGAGCAATAACATCAAAGTCGCTTGTTCTTAAATCTCCTGTTGTAAATGCACCTTCTAGTCTGTGGGAACCTTTACCTGTTAACGCTCCCTCTACCCCTATATGAGCAACTAAGATATTACTTTTACCTGCTTCAATGTCTAAACTGTTAATCCAGTCTTTCATCTCTTGCACTTCATCCCCATAAGGTAGCATATATAACTTATATTTTTCAGTCTCTACAATAGAAGGGTTGCTGTAAACTTCCACATTAGGTAAACCTCTAAGTGTCTCCAAACTACTCTCTGTGTTCATCGAGTTTGTAAAGCTATCATGATTTCCTCTCAGTAGGTGAACTACAATATCCGTGTTTCTTTCAAATACACGAAAAACATGGTTTAGTACTCTAGTATCTACAGCTCCTCGTTTATGGAATAAGTCTCCTCCAAAAACAATATCTGCCTTATTCTCCCTAGCTAAGTCAAATACCTGTTGTAAGACTTCCATTTGTTCTCTAAATCTGTCTGTTTCATACTCCACATCTGGTTTAGAAAATTCGGTAAAAATATGGGCATGAAAATCAGTAAAAAATATAATTTTATCCAAAAACTATCTCCTCCTTATAATCTACTATTTAGTGCTTTTACTTCGTCTACAACTGCTTGGGGGTCAGGTGTAGCCTTTTTCGTATTTTTAAATACACGACCTTCTTTTTCTTCGAGGTTATTTAAAATCATATCGTGTTCTACTCTTTCATCAGGTGTTATATTTCTGATAGTCATTGTTTCTGGAACAACCTTAAAGCTAAGCATACGGTTATAAGATTTACCGTTATTATTACGAATCTTGTCGGCATATGCTCTAATAAAACCTTTTTCAAACTCAATAGGTTTTTGGTTTAAGGTCATAGCAATTTCCACAGCATTTAGTTTCTGTTTAGAACCCTCGATACTTTTAGCAGTAAGTACATCCTCTGAATATCCTCCGCGGTTAACCTGAGAGAGTACCCAACCAGCAAACTTATAGGTTTGAGCTAACTTACGTATTTCTTCGTATAGTTTTCCTCCTGCACGGGACTCACTATTATCTCTTTCATGAGGGTTTTTCATTAAGTCAGGATAGTCAATAATAACCACATCTAAATGTTTCCCTTTACGAACACTAGCATCAACGATAATTTGCTCTAACATTGTAGGACTAACTTCCTGAGGCATTCTCTTTTCAATGTAAAGATTACCTAATCCTTGTTTACGTTTAATATCATAAATCGTTTGTAATTTGTCGAAAGCTTCTTCGTCAAGTTCATTATCTGGCATAAGTCGAGATTTAGGGATACCCATCATATTTTGTTCAAAACGTAAAATCATACGTTCTAATCGTTCCTCTAACACTACATACAAAACGTTTAAACCTTGAGCAACATAGTTTTTTGCTTGGTTTACTGCCCACATAGTTTTACCACCACCTGTAGGGGCAATAACTAGACCGAGCTCTCCACGTCCAATACCACCCTCAGCAATAACATCTAAGTCTGTGAATCCTGTAGAGAACTTATCTTGGTGGATACTTTGTAGCATCTTTTTCTTGGCTTCTACATCATCAAAGAAACTAAATAAAGTGTTTTCACTACGGTTAATATCTAAAATAGAGATTTCTTTGATACCTGTGTATAGTTTTTCTAATGTTTCTTCGTTGTCTAGCCCTTCACCCTTAGACAAAGTCTCCTTTATCAAGTGAGCTGCCAGATTTTTTTTGACGAATCGTTTAATGCTTTCTCCGACAGCCTCATCGTCTATACCTAGTTCATCAATTTTATACAAATCATGAATTGTCTCATTAAAGCTTTCCTGTACTTCTAAGCTCTTTTTCTGTCTAACTAAATGTTCCTCCGTAATAGTTAGCAACGTACTTTCATCAAGCGCCTTGTTACTTGTCTGGTAATGCTTTTTAATAATAATTACTAGATTTTTGTAGTGCTCATTCTCGTCAAATACATTACTAGGTAACTGTGCTAACACATCCTTACCAAATAAAGGGTCTCTAATAGCTCGGTATATAACTTGCTTTTGAATAATGGAACTCAACGTATATCTCCTCCTCCTTACTTAACAATAAAACTTGTAGGTGTTTCATAGTTCTCTTCATCTTCTTGCATTTGCAGGTCTGTTAAATACTTGTCGTAAACCTGTGTTATATCTAACATTCCATAAGAATCTAGAGGAATATGTTCCTCTCCTAATTTCTTGATAGCTTCTCCGAGTAACGGGATGTTTACGGTTAGTCCTCGGTAGTCTCCTAGCATACGAATGGTACTATAAAAAGTACTGTTTGCCTCTAGAGACTCGTGTAAAAGCTTACCTTTTTCAGTAAACGAGTTAAACGTGTTTCTACTTACTTTCACTTGTTTCTCTAAGTTGCCTACAAAAGTATAGTAGTCCTTTTTGTCTAATCCTTTTAATTCGGCTGTCTGTCTTACACGTTGAATTTGAAGTGGGAAGCTTAGCAACTGTTGGCTAAGACTCATTGCATTCTTACGAGAGTGTAAAACAACTTGTTCAGTAACAAATTTGTATAGCTCGTCTTTTTCATTTGTTTCTAAAGCACTTTCTTCAACTAATAGTTTTGTTGTTTCATAAAAGTCTGCTAGGGCTTCGGATTTATGGAACACACTAGCTTGTGTCTTCATATCCTCTATTTGTTGGTTTAGTGCAGTAATATCTTGCTTACCTACATTGTAAGCGTGTAATAACGCCTCCACAATAGGGTATTTTCCACCTTTAAAGGCAACATCTGCTGTACTGGTGCGTAACATGTTTTTACCTCGCATAACAGTGTAGAAGTCCTTAGCAGATGTGTAACGACTAAAGGCAGTCTCACCTATTAAGCAGTTTGCCTCAGGGATACCTCTATATGCTAGTGGAGTTCCTCCAAGACTGTTATCTAATCTGTAGTCTAAGTAGTCAAATTGAACTGTTAAATAAGATAATGGGTTAATGTTCTCTTTTTCTAATAAGTCTTGTAGTTTTAAGTAGCAAGTAAACTGAGATGTCCCAAAAAATCTAGCAGGTAGTGAGTTAAAAGAGTAAGCTCGTACTCTATTTTTTCGTGCCTTCTCTGCTTCTACCTGCACCCCTCTGCTTAGCATGTCTAGCTCTCTCTCTGTAGGATAAATATACGCATAAGCATTAACCATTCGAGACAGTAAATAAGCTTTAAAGTACCTCTCAGGCTCCTCTGTTTTACTAAATATCTCTTCTGTAGGGAATAATGTATCGTCTAACATATCGTTTAACTCATTATTAAGACTTCTCTTACGATTTTTTAGTACTTTTTCCTCTGCCATTTGTTCTTTTGTTCTACGAGGTCTTTTCTCTTTATTCGGGTCTTCATTCTTTTTAGGGAACATACGGTCTCTAAGTTCTACCGCATCAGGTGAATCAGAGGTTATAGGGTTGTCTGTTAATTTAAAAGTAACCATATTTTTATTAAACATGATAACTAGTCCACCGTTTCTTCCTCTTTTTGCTTCTGTTTTAATAATACCTTTGTTTTCAAGTTCAGCTATATAACGTGAGACTGTTCTAATGTTTACTCCTGTTTGCTCAGCTAGGCTATGTTTTTGAGTAACCATAGCCACGCTTTCTCCCCATTGCTGAGCTGTTTTAGCAACATCCACTAGAAAGTCTCGTAAACCTTTCCTCATTCCTATTTCCATCTGACATCCTACATATACTAAATCCATTCTTGTTCTTCCCCCTAAATGTCTTGAATTTCAAAGTTTTCATCTACGTAAATCTGTCTTCGTTGGTCTGAGTGACTTAGTAAAAATCTATGAGTCATATCTTTAAAGTCAAATACTTGGCAAGTGTTTTCTCCTTGCTTCTTCTTACGTAAAGCCCTGCCAACACGTTGAAGTGTCTGTCTTAAAGACTTCCCTCCTGCACCTAAAATAAGCGCATCAATACCTGAGATGTCTACTCCCTCATCTACAATAGATGTAGAAATCATCACTTTAAGCTTCCCATCTCTCATATTTTGGAGTTGTTGTTCTCTTAAATCTATGTCTAAGTCTCCATGAATGAAGTAGTGCGACACTTCGAGAGACTCAAGAAGTTCAGATAATCTGTTACCGTGCTCTATTCTATTTACTATAATAAGAACACCTTTGTCTTTATCATACCACATCTTTGCTAATTTTGCAATAAGTAAATTACGATAATCATTTTCTACTATTCCTTTTTCATAAGCAGTAGCATAGTTATCTACATTTTCAATATCTGTAGGAGCCTTGATAGGGAATATTTTAATCGTTGGTTTAGCAGAGTGCCCAAGTGTAATTAAGGTCTCATTACTTGTTCTAGCCGTAATTTGACCGAATACTCCTTGCATTCTCTGCCATAACATTTTATTTTCTTTGTCTATAGAACCTGTCAAAGCCACCCTGTACATAGCATTCTCACAAGACATCAAAGAGTTGTACCAAGTTTCTGAACTGGTATGGTGCGCCTCATCCGCAATCATAACAGATACAGATGATAGAAATTCTCTAGCTTGTTTGTTCTTGTCATATAGTTTTTTATTTTTTTTCTCAATAATTTTTTCATATTCTGCGTTAAAACCTTTTAGTCCCATTAGAACTTCGGAGTCTGTTCCACAGGAATATAACAAGTCTTCTAGTCGAGCTTTTATATCTTCTTCTACTTTATTTTTCGGTCTGTTGTTCTCAATATAAATATTAAGAAGCTTTCTATGATTTTTTTGCATAGTGAAACGAGGAACTACCTCTTTAGCTAACTTCTTAATAACTCGTTCCTTATGCGTTAATTTCAAACCAACTTCGGGGTCTTTTAGGGAGGCTGTTAACGTAGGTATCATTACAAAAGTAACTTGTCTGATGTCCTTTTTACCATTTCCTAGCCTACCTACTTTAATACCTAGTCTTTTTTCTATACGGTCAATTGATTGGTTAAATATAGATGAGGAGTGAGTAAAAAAGGCTATTCTCTCCCCAGACTCTAAATGCGGTAAAATCTGCTGAATGATACCAGAAGCAATCTCCGTTTTTCCTCCATTAGTTGCAATATTGATAATCCCACTATAGTTTTCAATGATAGACTTTACAGAGTCATACTGATAATCTCTAAGCTGTATATCTCCTCCGTCATCTCCTATAAGAGTTATCTCACTATCTAAGTCCTCTACTGTTAAAAACGGGTCTGGTCTGTCATCAATAATCTCAAATTGAAATACGGCATCATTTTGCATAGCTCCTAGTATCTCTTGCACTTGTGGCAACAGCCCTGTAGGGAACGTATTTGTTTTAAAGTCATAGAAGTCTTGGATACCGTCCCAATGACCTGATTTATATGCTGGGCTAAAGAAGAACCCATCTACTTTTACCCCTAATTTTTGGTGCATATCCCTAAGAAATCTTTTTTTAATTGCCTCTTCTTCTTTATCGAATAAAACTCGTGTATTCATTATATCTACAACAATTCTCATTAATGTACTCCTCCAAATATATTTACTATATCTTTATTATAACATAAAAAGACTAGGATATTAGTCCTAGTCTTAATTACCTATATAGTTTAAACATACTCTATGATTTTGTAGCTATAATTTCTTCGGCTTGCTCGAAAGTTAGTTTTCCTACCTCAGCAAATCTTTTTACCTGACTTGGTGTGTAATAACCTTTTGTGTAGTAATCTAAAACTAACTCATACCAATTTACACTCATAAGACTCCCCTGTCTACTAGCTCAAATACTAGTTCTGAATTTTGTTGTTTTGTTTTATCTAGGCTAGCTTGAAGCTCTAAATTTTCCAATAACATATTAGCATTAACTTCCTCTAACGCACTAAATTTTTCAGTTAGAATCTTACCTATTGAGGCTTCTTTTGAGACCTCTGGTTCTAGGGCTGGTGGGTTACTTGGACTTCCGATAGATTTTACATAGTCTTTATATGCTTGGTCTAACTGTGCAATAGAAGGCTTTGTTATATTTTTTACGTTCCATTCAAAAGCCTCTACCTTCCCTTCGGATGATACAACTCCAAAGTCGTACTGAGGGTCTAGGTTAGGGTACATATATAGGACTGCTGTTACATACTGCCTTCCGTCTAATGAAAATTTTTCTTCTGCCATTATTGTGACTTCCTTTCTCAGCATACTAAGTTTATTTAAATAATGAAATGTCTGCAATCTTACCAACAGATATATAAAGTTTGTCTACATCCAAGTAAGGGTTATTCCCTGTATTGTTACAGTAACTTCTTAGTTTTAACTTGTCCCCTTTTTTTAGTTGATATATGCCATTCCCTGCTAAAGAGTACTGCCCGTTAGCATTATCTGCTGTTTTTACCATTCCAAATGTAGCTGGGTGTACTACGTCATTTATTAGTAGAGTTAGCTCACTTACTAGGTACACTTTTTCTAAAATACCGTTAATGTTTAGGGCCGCCATCACTTGGTACATCCCATCTTCTGGAATAGTTATTGCGGGGTTTATCGCAGATAGTGGTAAACTACCGGGGTTATTAATAAATTTATTAGGTGTTATAATATTCTGTTGGGTCGATACTAGTGTTATACGTGACGAATTGGAAGCACTAAAGAAGAAATTAGAGGCTTTAGCTCTGTATTCCCACTTACTCGGTACCCCTAGAGTAGTAATAATCCTATCTGCGACTACCCTCTCTACTGCTACAGTGTTGGCTGTCACAGATTGTGATATACTGTTATCTGTTACATGCTGTAAAACAACCAACCAGAATGGTTGCCCTGTGCAAGGGGTATCTGGCATTGTATTTCCAAAAGCGGCAGTAAAGTAATATATTCCTGTCTTCGTTAGAGAAGCTACACTAGTTGGTGGAGTAGCCATAGCAGAAGCATCAATAGGCTTACCATCATCCGCTGTTAACTTGTACATTTGTGCTGAGTTTTGAATTGCTTGCAAAGCGGAGTTTACTGAGCTATCAGTATATGTTTTCCCGTCCGCTAATGCTTTATCTGCTTTAGCTTGTGAACCTAGTGTGTTTTCATAAGTCCACCATGAGCTGACACTAGAAGCAGAAATCCATCGGTACCCTACGTAGCTACCTGTTGTTCCTGTAGCAAACATGTGTACTTCTTGCTTAACAGAAGTAGAGGCTGTTGTCGGGTAGTTTACTAGTATAAAGGCTCCTGTTAGCTCTGGGGGTTTATCAGTTAGGGCTAGAGCTTCTGTGCTATTAATATAGTAAACCCCTACTTCGACTACTGACCTCAACGCAGTTGTTCCTGCTGTAATGCTTTTAGCTAAACCTGTATCTTTAGTTAGCTTAATATTTTGTGTAATTGCTTTTAATTTCTGAACATCGTCATAAGGGCTATTGTCTCCTGATAAGTAGTTTCCTACTCGGTTTACCGAATCTGTTAAGTCCTTAATTTTGTCTGTGTACTCTACAGTACTATGGTCGTATCTAGACAAATTTAGTTACCCTCCTTTAGTTCTTTTAATTCTTCATACAAGTTAGTTATTTCTTGCAACCTGCTGTCTGCCTGTGCTAGTTTAATATCTAACTCTTCTATTTTCTTTCGAATTTTTTCTTCGTCTTCTCTTAGTTTTTCAGTCACATCTTTAATTATTTTCTCCTGTTTCGTAGGAATAAACTTTAAAGCCCCTGAATGGGGGTCTCTATATGACTCTGGCATGTTTACCGCCCCTTTTTAGTTAAAAATAAGGGAACAAAAGTTCCCCTATTCATCTTTCATTAAACACATTAGTCTCCGAGCACGAGGTCTTAAGAAACTGTTTTGTGAAGCTAAGTTCAGCCGAACCTTAAATCCTTTATATGTGCCTGATTGGATGACTTTCTCTTCGTATTCATACTTGTAGAAATCGGCTGTTTGTTGTGTTACTACAGGAATAGACGTCAAGTCTTTCCATGTAATACCTGCATCAGTACTAAACTGTGCTTTTACTGTAGTGTTAGCTGGTAGGAAAGCTTCGTAACTAATCTTAACTGTATTATAAGGAGAGTCTGTCATATTAATATTTCTACTAACATAACTACCTTTTAAAGCAGTTAAGAAACCTGCAAACATGATGTCGTCCAATGATAACAATGGTGAAATGTAGTTGTTAGCAACAAAAGTAGCTCTTAACTTGACTTCTCTAGCTAATTGCTCTACATCCAAATCTTGGTAGTTACCAATTGGTTGCCATTCTTTGTCTGCTACTGTAACTCCTGTAGGTTCATTGTCTAGAACAATCTTCATATCCCAGATACATCCTGTGTTATTAGGAGTTAGGTACGTACTCATTAGTACTACTCTATCAACTTTAACATTTTTCATTGTGTCAAATTCTAGTACAGCTTGTTCGTTAAACTTAGCAGTATATACATTAAACTTCAAATCAGAATCTTGGTGTGCTGTCCATGTAGAAGCATTAGAAGAACTAAATAGTACACCTTGTACATAAGGGTTTGACGTAATTAAGTCGCTAGGTGAGTCTATTCTAGGTTTACCTCTAGTACCTAACCACATAGTGTAACTATCAGAGTCTGTTACAATAACGATACAGTACTCTTGACCTGCTTTACACATAATTGGGTCATCAAAAGTGACTTTAGTTTCCTTACTACTGTCAGCAGACACATTTACTTGAGCTGGGGTTAATACCCTTTCTGCATAAATAGTTTTATTTGGTTGTCCTCCGTCACTCATACCTCTAATCTGAACGATAACGTTGTTTTCTCCTGCATCTTTACTAGCAAAATGTAATCCTAAGCTAGTTATAACTCGGTCATCTGTGAATTGGAATGACTGAGCTAACGGGTCATACAAGTTAGCTGTTACGTGAGTTCTGATAATGATGTCTTGCACGGTTTTCTTTCTACCTTGTGCAGTGAATGTAGAAATACCTAAGTTATCTGCATTCCGTAAAGTTACTTCTCTCACACCACAACGGATACCTGCTGGAATAGTGATAGTTCCTTTTACTGTCCCATCTGCATTAGCCATTAATGTTCCTGTGTCTGTACCTTTTCGGTAACCAGAAGCTGGTGTAATAGGTACCCGAACACCATCGAATAGTGCGTATAAGTTGTTAGCGTTAGGCAAGTAGTTTTTACCTTCTACCACTATATCAATTTGTCGCATAAACTCTATCATAGACTCAAGTGTTTGTTGTCCACCTGCTGTTAATGTTGTTCCTGTTACTTGTTTGTTCTGAGAAGGAGTCCCACTCCATGACTGCCCTGCATCTAGTGCTAGGTTGTTATGCAAGTATCTAGCTTCATCAGAATAGTAGTTACCTCCATGTAGCCACCAACGGTTTACCGTATAAGACTTAACTTCGTCCTGAGTTACAGTTACTCGTTCTTCCTCAATCCAGTTATCCGCAGAAGGTGTTAAAGTAATAACCCCTTGTTTATTAAACACATTATATGGGTTTACGTTCATAGCTTCTGATGCAAAAGGTTGAGAAATTGTTTTCTCTTCTGTAAATGGTGCTGATACTAAACGTCCCCAAACATAAGCTTCTGATGCGTTCTCTAACATTTTTGGAACTACCTTGTTAACTTCTTGGTAAGGTAGGGTAATTTCTGCATCCTCAAAACTAAAAGCTATAATAGCATCTGGATGCGTGCTATCGTATTTGTCTAGTGAAATAAAACCGTCAGAGAATACAGAACGTAATGTCACTGGGTTTTCTCCTGCCATTGCAGGATTATCTAAAGCATTTACTGCTTCGTTATACTCAATATTATCAATACGTGTTCTCATTTTTTGTAAATCAGCCATAGAAAGACGAGTAACAGAGAATGACATAGCACTAGCGGTCTCACTTTCAGGGTAAATAGTAACTACCCCAATTTGAAGTGTTGAGGGGTCTACCTGTGCAGGTGCTTCCGCTAATCTTAAGTTATCTGGTTGTCCTTTGTGTACTGTAACTTCTCCGTATCTATCAAGTACTATTAGGTCTTTACGAGCCAAGTAGTAGTTGTAATCAACGTTTACTAAACTTTGTTGGATAGGTTTACTTCCTGTCATATCACTAAAATCAATATACCAAGTTTTTGTATCCCCTGTACCTTCAATAGTTATCTTGTAGTCTGTATTCAGTACCATAGACTTGTTATAACGGTAAGACACGTAGTAAGTTGCTCCTGCCGTAGGTTCTGCTCCGTTAGGTGCCCATGAAACCGCTTGTCCATTTATTAACTGGAAGTCTGTCCCTTGAGTGTATTCCTTAATAACTTCTCCTGATGTTGGGTTTTCTGTCCACACACGGTCTATCTGGAATACGGAAGTTCTACTCAAGAAGTCGGTGCCTCCTGATTGAGAACCTCTGCTCACTTGCTCCTTAGGTACTTGAACTTGACCTGTAACTCGTGTTACTGTTTCTACAGGACTGTTTCCTAGCTTAATACGGTTAACTGCTGTATCGTAGTATTGCCCTTCATTGGCTACACTACGAGTATCTCTAGCTTTATCTAAAGGTATACGTGTAGATGTTGGTTTATCTACCTTGTATCCTAACACATAAGCTCTACCTGTGTCAATAACTAACTGAATTTTACTAGTGTCTGTCGGATGAGGTTCTGTCCACATGTTAAAACCGTTAACACGATAAGAGCCTGATTCATCGTATGTTCTTTCAGCTAGAATTTCGTTTATTTTTGTCATCTCTGGGTTATCAGAGGAGATAAAAAGTTTTCCGTTATCAAACTGGTAGATAGTTGCTGACTGAGGGTCGTCTAACGTTAAAACAACAGTTTCTTTTAGTCTGTCAGCTCCTTTAGAAAAAGCACTAGGAACTCCTGCTGTTTGGTCTAGAAGACTACTGTCTTGGTCTGCGGTAATAATAGACTGTTCTACTTTTACTCCTACAAACTCTCTACCTATCTTATTTAATTTTATAGTTTGTTTTTTGAAGTTTCTTACTTTGCCCTCAACATAAACTTGACCATCACCAACAGTTAAGTTTCCTGAGTTATCCAAGACAAACTCCATACCTGTTTGCATGTTCCCATCAGAAAAAACAGCATCCCCAACAGATTTTAGGTAATAATGCAAAATAGATTGCATTTCGTTTAACTCGGACTGTTGAAGGGGTCTGTCTGGTTGGAAAAGTGCTAATGTCCAATCATTCAAGGCATTGAACCTATTATGATATGGTGCTGAACTAAAATTGAAATCTGCCAAACTTATTCACCCTTTCTTATAATTCCGCTACGAATCTTTCTCTAGCTGTAACTTGTGGTGTTCTGTTTTGGAACTGCTTGTTCTCAAAAAACTGTAGTACACCTACATTAGCTACTTCACTTGGTAATAAATTCGGTTTTGTTACACCAGATTTTGGCGCTAAGTCTGTAAATACACCTACTTGTCTGTATGTTCCTACTGGTAGTTCATCCCCTACGAACTCTGCCTCACAATAAAGCCATTTAGCTCCTTCTGTATAAGCTTGTGCATCAGGTACAAGAACCCATGTTTTATTTCCGTAAGAAACTGTAGGTAGTGTTGGTGTTTCACCTGTTCTTTGTGGTCTACATAGAGACATAGTTTTTAGCTTCTTGTAACCGATAACTTCTGTTAACCCTGTAGCATTTGGGTCTGGTTCTGGAGGGTTAGTCTCATCAGTCCACGCTGTTGTTTTACCAATTGCCATAAATGTTGTATCGACCTTACTTTTTAGGTTTAGTGCTGCATATACATGCGCATTATATGTTGCTATTGCCATTTATTTACCTCATTTCCTTATTTTAAAATCGGTATTGTATTCGTACTCTCATTACTAATATAGCAAAGATAAGGCACTACTTTGTGCCCTATCTCTATTATACCATAATTTTTACTTTATGGAAACATCGTTTCTTTAATGCTCCAATCTTTATAATTAATATATTCTCCTGTGTTAGCATTGTACAAACATAAAGCTAGCCTATCAATAGCTGTTGCAGGTAACGTTACATTGTAAGAAACTCTTGTCCACACATCTTTTGCAATATTTAAGGAGCCCGACTCTATGTTAGTGTTACTTCCATCTTTTACCGCTAAGATAACCGAACTATTATTTTGAGGTTTTAGGGATACTGCTACTGTGTATTTCTTCGTTGTAGTTAGCCCTGATTCTAGAAGGTCTCTCGAATTAGCGTTAGGGTCTGTAGAAGTTCCGAAAAACTTGTACATTCTAGCTGTCTTATCAGTATCAGGTGTCACTTTTATAGAACTTACTCCGTTTGCTTCGGTTACTCTCTCAAAAGTACCTGTTCCTGCTACGCTAGGTGCAAATATAGCATTAGTACTCTTAAGGTATTCTTTTATAGCAGGTACGCTAACCTGCTTACCTCCACTAGTCTCGTAATAAGTTCCACTTACATCACTATCAAACAGTGTAGTCCAGTTCACACCATCTGCTGATACTTCTAGTTTTACATATTTGTAGTACCTAGGTTCAGCCCCTTGCCAATAGTGCCACATAGTGATGTTGTCAATATCATATCTAGGGCTACCTAAGTCAATAGTTAAGGAGTTAACTCCACTCAAGAATCCGTTAGCACTTGTTGTTACTCCATCAGTAAGAATACTGTAGTCTTTAGGTGCAGGTGTCCAAATCATATTCGAGATGTTTCCTACTGATATTTTTATATCCTTAACTGTAGATATTGCTCCTGTACTATTAAGAAAACCTAGAATAGAGCTGACTGCATATTTAGCTTGTTCTGCTGTGTTTCTAGTAGGTGTTACTACAACTTGCTGTCTTGTGTAAGCAGTCGTTACAGGAACAGTTTTGTTTCCTATAGAATATTTAGCTTCATCTTTGTACCTACTATAAACAGTAACTGTGCCTACCGTAGTGGACTTGATGTCAAAACTAATAGTATACTCTTTATCTACTCCATAATTATCAAATATATAAGCTATATCAGAAGCAAAAGTATAACCATTGTTTGTTGTACTAGTAATCTCTGTCTTCGAGTCTAACATTAGATTTTCAGGAGATAGTAAGCTAACTCCGTTGTTCTCTACCACTTTTTTATTAAGGGCAACATTGTCCCCTTTCAAGTCTCTAGCCTGTAGCTCTACCCAGTGGTTTGCTGTATTTATACTGTTTCCTCCCCACAAGGAGTCTCGAATGTATCTCACAGGTATTTTTGTAGGTAGCCCTTCCAAGGTAAGCTCGTTAGACACCCTGTAATCCGTTTTTAGGGTTACTGCCTCTGTAGTAACAACTTTATTAGCAACATCCATAATAACCTCGTGAGAGCCCGCTGTGAGCTCCACAGTGTACACGGAAGACAATTCACTTCTACTGTCCGCTTCTTGGTATGCTGTAGCACCTGTAGGTATTTTAGCCTCAATAAGACCCCAGTCATTTACTAGTACTCCGTCAGAGCCAACATCAGCTAAAATAGTGAACTTGCCTAGAACAAACTCTTCAAGTCGGTCAATCTCTTGCCACACTGCGTTAAAGTAATCATTGTTTAGGTTTTCAATAGTATTAGCTGGGTTCTCAAAGTCCTCTATTTTGTAGTCTAGGAATGTAATAATTTGTCTTTCAGAACCTGCTAGTACACTTGTTAGAGGAGTAGCTTTCAATCCATATAAGTCCATCTCTGGTACAGGAAACGCTTTTCCTTCACTAGTTTCTAGATAAGTCCCATCAACAGCGGAGTTATATATAGTAGTCCAGTTTACACCATCTGCTGATACTTCTGTCAAAACAGACTTAAACGTTCGTGTTGGGTAGTGCCATATCCTTACCTCTGATAAGTCTACAAAGGTAGCTTCTAAGTCTACAGTTACTGAGTATTTGGCGCTTGTTGGTGCAATATAGAATATATTAGAGCCACTAATTACTCCGTCTGTGATAGCCTCTATAGGGCTTCCGTCCCCTGCATTTGTAATAGGAACATTAGCTTTGTCTATTAACTTCGTTCTTGCAGTGTCTGCATATACCTCCACAACTACTTTTTGGCTAGTAGAGGTTACTTTGTTCCCGATATAGACTGTATAGGTTCCATCTGCGTTCATGTTTCCTCCGTAAGTTCTTACACCGTCTACAGTATATGCCATGTTTACCTCACTAGTTAGTTTTCCTCTCCACTTACCATTCATGTAAGTAGCTCCAATATTAAGGAACTGTGGATATAGAAGAATATTACCATTTGTAGGTTCAGCTTGTGGTCTATATACAGGCTTATTAAGCGCAACATTGATATTGTCTTTATTTTTAGCCTGAATTTCTATCCATAGGTTAGCAGTGTTTGTAGTACTACCACCCTCTAAAGTATCTCTAATATATCTAACAGGTATATGACCTTGTTTAGAAATAATATTTTCTGTTCCTGAATTTATTATCCGATACATAGGAACTTCTATAACTCTACCGAACAACTCTGCATAAGTTTCTACAATACCTGTAAAAGGCTTAATTGTATACTCCCCTTCTTTAAAGTTGTTTAAAAATCCTAATTCGAAATAGTCTAATTCAAAGGAGTAGGTTTCCCGTTTAGGTTTCACTACAATTCGGAAAAAACATATATAGTTACTATTAAGATAGTCTTCTAATGAACCTAAAGGTATCTGTGATATTTTCTTTTCAACCGCTATAGCTCCTGTCTCAAGAACAACCCATTTTTTAGAAACTAAGTCATAACCTTCTATATTGTAATTTACTGGGTTTGCTGGGGATATTTTAGCTTTAAACGCCACGGTTAACTTTGGCTCTTTAGCTAAGGATACATAGTGTGCTCTATTTATAATCTGGCTTCCTGCTAACTCAGCTAAATATCCTGCGTAGTTAGTATTGATATAAGTTCCTAAATCCATGTTGAAATAGAATGCAGTATCTTGTGTATTATTTGCCATGTCTATGCTAGCAAACCTATCATCTAAGCGGTTAGTTTCTACGTAGAAGTCTTCGGGTAATTCCTCGAACGAATTTTTTATTTCCCCAATAAGAGAACTCATCGTAGGTTTATAGGAGTTGTCTCCAATTGTTGCTAGATTGTATACTCGTCTACCTGCATTAAAAGAGCCAGATAGTACATCATTAGAGTTTAGTGGACTTCTATTTGTTCGAAACAACTCAAGGATAACACCCTCTACAATATTAGACTCTCCTAAAGTGAAGTGCCCGTGAAGTGTTGTATTTAACCCGTTTAGAATATCTACCTCTTGATATGTTTCAATTTCTATACTATAAGGTGGTAGTTCAACTATACTGTTTTCTTCATCAATTTCTCCACTACCGTCATAAGTCAGATAGAATTTTACACCTGCTGGCTTAAATGCGTTTATAATGTCAATTACTTCTAAAGGAAACCGTCTACCAATTGTAACATCAATGATAGCAAAACGATAGTAGTACCCCATCAAGTAGTCTTCACCGTTTAAGTCTGATTTATTTGTGTAAAAGATATTTTTAAACGGCTCATAGATAGTAATATCTGCGCTATAGTCTTCTAGAAAATCACGAATTGCCTCGATTATAGCTGGTATTGTACCTCTCTTTAATAACAAATGCCGAATAATCCTATCTCTGTAACGTTCGTCTCCTTCATCTTCTCTACGGTATACATTAAACCAGTCTCCCCAAATATCTAGGTAGTCTCCTGTAGCTGTTCCAAGGGATGACTGTACTTTACTCTCTAAGGTTTCCTGTTCTACTTCACTCAGCTCTGTTTCGAGCGCTTGTAAAACAGCGTAGTTTACGCTACTTACTTGGTTGTCATCTTTTTTTCTTTTTAATAAAGGGTGTATATTTTTTAAAAAGTTTGGCAAGGGTAGTTGTCAGCTCCTCTCATTTGTTAACTATGTTATTTTAAGTTAACCTTTACTTCTCCTGCTCTAATAATATCCTCACTATTTATTATAACATTTTCTGTAAAGTTTTCAATCTTACAGTCATAAATAAGGGAGTCGTCTATACTCATAATTATTTGAATAAGCTCTGATAAAATTAAGTTGTTAGATACTTGCATACTATTTAAGTAGTCTGTTATCACTCCTTGAATGTGTGCCTGTAGTGTATCCCCTATTCTGTTTTTGTTAGTAATAGTTACAGTAACCTCGACAGGTAGCAACCTTTTGTTTACGGGTTTTACATCTAATTTTATACCTGCTGGTCTATAGTCTTCTAATGCTATTTTAATGTTATCTTGGATGTTAGCTGAAAGGTTTCCGTTTCTATCGTGTGCATAGACAATTACATACCCTACATATTCCTTTACATATACGCCTGATACTTCCTCTACTAAACGGGTACCATAGTTTATAGCAGGGACTGTAGCTCTCCCTCTGCTCTCTACGAAAGCATGAAACCTATTTTTTACTGATTCTAAGGACTCTTCATCAGTTCCTGTTTGGAAGTTACTCTCATTTATGACACTCTTAACGTTACTTACACTATTCATAATCAAATTAATAGTTCCTGCTGGGACATTACCTATTTCCCCCGCTACTTTACAATACACTTCTACACGAGCTAATATGGAATCTTTAGGAACGTAGTAGTCTATGACTGTCTCGAATTGCTGGTCGTATCCGTTAATTGTTGAACTAAAAGTGGTTCCTTTTGGAATATATACATCACTTTGAACTGCGCTATGAAACTCAATTAGGACATCTCCATAAGCTCTTTTTGGCTCTCTCTTAAAAAAGTCGAAAGCCTGAAATACCCCTTGCTGAATACCCCACACAATGTTCTCTCTAGATAGGATGTAGTACTGCTCCAACTCCATAGAAACTGCCTCTAGTATAGACAAGATAGTAGACCCTACAGAAAAATCATTTAGCTCTGATGTGTTAATCATAATCTTATCTATTAAACGAGATAAAATTTCTGAAATTCTTTTTAATCTCAACCTGTTTTCCTCCTCAATTATCTAGCAAAATAATAGAACCTGTAGTATCACCTTGAACAACGAACTCAAACGCTGTCTGTAAAGACTCTATAGTAACTAGGAATTTTCCTACATATACGTCCTCTTCTACTTTGTATCCGAGACTTTCTACTGTTTCTACTCTACCGTCTAGTAACAATGTTCTTGTTATTTCAATATCTATTAGTGATGCTTGTTCATGTGTAGCTTTTTTAAACATCTTGTGTAAGTTAGAGCCATATTCTGGATGTAGCATCAAGGCTCCTTTAGGAGTTAATAGTCTAGCTATTAGTGCCTGCTTTAGGTTTTCTACTCCGTCAACAGTCGCTAAGTCTCCCTTGCCGTTAGCTACAACTTCTAGTATCTCGTCACTAGTTCCTCTTTTATTATAGTAATCTTGATTGGAGGTCATACTTAAATCCCTACCTAGAGCTAAACTCATTATTAAGTTCTTATCTTGGTTTGTTAGAGCATAAGGGTCTATTTCTGTTAGGTCTGATGCTACAGGTATGATAATAACATCCCCAATAGTAACTGTACTCTCAAGATTTTCTTTTCTTTCCTCATTTGTTTGTACAATATAAGGATACTTTAACTTATTATATTCTACTATATCTACCCAGTTTCCAACACTACCAGTCTCTAGCTGAGAGATAGACTGCATAGTATCGCCATATTGTACTACGTGTTTTTTATAACGAGCCATTTAATCTTATCTCCCTCTGTATAATTGGTATTTGGTTCTCAATATACCCTACAGCAATTTCCATATCATGTAAGTCCGTAACAATACTGCTGTATTCTGGTTTGTCAGCTAAGTAGTCAGCTAAATAATTTATGTTATCTCTAACTTGTTTAACTTCTCCTACTTCAATGTACCTTAGCATATCTTGCTTTTCTTCTATACTGTAGATTAGAGCAAAGCATTCCATGACTATAGACTGTGCGATTAGATACATGTAAGGAGCCTCTATTTTTAACCTACTTGCTGATATTTTAGCTGTAACTGTATTTTTACTTAATGCTTTGTTTGTTTGTATAATGTTTACTCCTTGCAATTCAGGAATAAGCTTTACTGATAAAGAACTTAGAATAAGCTTAGGAGTGTAAAACCTAGAAATAAATGGTGATTGCTGGTCTAAGATGTTTACTACAATAGTGTTATCTGGGTTAACTTTTAACCCTGTAATAAACCTCATTAAATCTGATGACTGATATACCTCCATATTGTTAACCCTCCCCATAACCAATTTGTTTTTTTAATTCATCTACACCGTAGGAGTATGCTTTACCTGTTGTTCGGGGGTTTACTGCCCCTCCCCCGTTACCTCCTACTTCTAGAGGGACTCTTCCAGTAATATTAGCTTCTGGTGTCTTGTCTGCGCCTCCTACATCCCCATAAACATCGTCATTATCCTTTGTCTTGTCCCCTACACTAGGTTGTTTATTACCTAAGTCTGGGTCTACAATGTCTCCTTGGTCTGGTTGAGAAGCATCCCTTAAAACTACTAAAGTTATTGTGTAGTCATATAACAGAGGTTTTTCTGCGCTTCTTTCTATCTTAAATGCCTCAGGTGATAAATGTACAATATAGCTTTCATCGTCTGTAAAATTATGAAAAGTAAGGTCTGTATTAGGTCTATTTCCGTTTCCTGATGAGTCTGCATAATCTTCAATATATTTTTTAAGCTCTTTTAACCTATCTGCTCCTGTTTTACCGTTAGAGTCTTTTCTAAGACCTGTCGTTCCCGAGAAAGTTATAGTAGGAATATCTCTACCAAAGTCTTCTACTACGTTTAAGGACTTCGTTTTAAACACAGCAACCCTTTGTCCTCCTGTAAAAGAGTAACTACCGGGGTTTATCGCAAAACGATACCATTTATTCTCTCCTATTTGGAAAGCAACTCGTCTTAATACTCCACCTTTTCCGTCTGCTTGTGGCATTTTTCCACCTCGTCTCCTTTATAATATAGTACTACTATCAGCTATTTTCTAAAGCAGTAACTCTTTCTGCTAATTGGGCTAGTGCATTAGTTAAATCTATATTTTCTGCTTTTAGGAAAGTAACATCAGATTCTAACTCCCCTACTTTTGTTACTAAGCTAGCATTACTTGTCTCTAGTGACGTAACTTTACTCTCTAGGCTACTTATTTTCGTATCTTGGGCTGTGTTCTTCTGCTCAATCGCAGTAATACTATTATTAATGTTTCCTATAGATACTGTATTATTTGCAGTAGCGGTCTCAATAGCAGTAACCCTTATAGTATTAGCCTCGGTGTAGGCAGACATTGTCTGTTTAAAGTTATCAAAGGATTTAATCAGACTGTTAAGGTCTTCTGACATATCGTTCACTCTACTGTCTATTCCTTTATAATCATTCCTTAAGCTAATAATGTCTGTTTCTACTTTTGTCATACGGTCAAATAACTTTCCTAGGTTCTCAACATCAATCTCATCCAACATACGGATGATATTAGCAATCTCCTCGTTTATCCCTAGTATTCTATTTTGAATTTCTTCTAAAACTTCCCCTAAGTCGTCTGCTAAAGCAGAGTCATTAATAAAAATACCGTTCTCTCTTACTTCAAACTTATGGTTTCCATTTACAATAAAGAAGTCTCCGTTTTTTGTTAACCCAAACTCTGAAAATATGCTTCCTTGGTTTGGTACCTTACTGTCTCTTTGAAGTCTGAACTTTTGACCTCCCTCAGTATCAGCCTCATAATAGGAACGCCAGTTCATAACCTTATTTAGGAAAGACAGCCTTGTTGTTCCATCTGTATTTATAAAGGCAGTTACTAAATGATTGTCTTCCTTCCCGTCTAGTGTTCTTATTCCTTGGTGTTTAAATAGCATTGATGGTGCTAAAGGGCTTCTCGGCTCTATCAGTTTGTAGTCTGTGTAGTATGATTCGGGTAAGTCTGCATATTCAGTCCCATTATTGCTGTCTGAAATGTTGGAAGACTCGTTTATTAAACTTGTCATAATAGAAAATGTCTTGCCGGGGTAAGTGGATATTCTATTTCCGTCCCCGTCTATATTATCATACGTCAAGGAAGGGTACAAGTTAAAAAACTGGTTATTTATTCTAGCTAGCTTAGGGTCTAATGGGTCTGCACTTTCATAAGGAGTTCTAGCTAGCTTATTATTTACATCTGAGTCCCCGTAGACTGCTAAAATAATTGGGTTGTCCTTCTTGCTATTTAGGAACCCTATAAGAACAATAGCTCCTTCTTGAATTGGTTTAATTTGTCCATATGGAAGTCCTTCTAGAGTTCTTCCAGCAAAATCTTGAGGTAGTGGAGCTGAGAACTTACCTTTAGAAATATACGACTTAGACATCACTTCTTTATTTTTTAGTATCATAACCTCTGCGGTGTTATATTTATAGTTTACTTTTATTATCTGGGCTAATACGATTGTGTCTACTTTTTCTCCTGCTTTGTATACTCGTTCCCACTCACTACCTAAACTAGCCTGTGTTCGTGGTGCTCCTGATTCTACATCACTCATCTAGTCATTCCTCCTTTTTAAACAAAACGTATTACATGTCCTTGAAACTGTGTCCACCAATAACCAGAGTCCATTGGTTTCAACTGTACTCCTCCGTTGGTGTCCCAACTTCCATCTCCATTACATCCTAAGAACTTTCCTTCTCCTGCATACATACCAATATGAGTGTTGTTATCGTAAAAGTAAACAAGGTCGCCTACTTGCATTTTTTTAAATATTTCTTTACTCTTAGAACCTCTTGAGCTTACTGTGTTAAACCTATCGTCCCCTAATATCGCTTGTGTTTGTGCTCCTGCTAAAGTAACACCACAGGCTTTATAACACCACCATACAAAAGAAGAACAGTCCATTGCGTAAGGTTCCTTACCCTCCATTGGGTTACTACTACCTCTACCTCCACCAAAAGAATATACTGATTTTTTCTCTGGCTTTTTATGAGCTAGCCCGTATCTTAAAGCGGCTACGGCAACATCACTACCTTGTACATCTGGTGCGCTTACATCGCCACTTCCATCGGAACCTGACGAGGTAGAACCTGCTTCTTGTATAAGTTCAGCACTTGTTTTTTCTCCAAGTAACCCGCCTTTAAAGTCCGAACTTTTTCCCCATAAATGAGTAAATCTATCTTTCCCTTTATTGTTCAATCCCCTAGTGACTCCGAGTGTTGTAGTATAACCTGCTGTATAGCTATATTCATGAGAGACACTTTCAATATAAAACTCCCACTCATCACCTTGTTGTTTATCTTCTACAAGGAGTTTACTTCCTAACCTATATACAGGACTACCAATAACCTTTATATCCCCTGCATAAAAATTAGCGTTTTCACTGTACCAGTTATATATCGTTTTAGAGAAGTACTGTAGTGCTGAACTAGAGTTGCCTGTTGTGTTATCTGGGTCTTTAGTGCTAGAACTAGTAGACTCCTTTATGATTGCATCAAATTTTTCTTTTGTCATGACTCCTTGACTTGATATATATAGTGCTACTATCTTAGTTGCTTGGTCTTCATCTGTGTTAGCAAAGTTTTTTACAAAAGCTTTTATTGTAGCATCTCTATTTGTAGAAACCTCAGACAAAGAACTATAATTTAGAGAGAACCAAGAGTTTACACTATCAAAATCTAAAGTAGCTGTTCCTGTGTTGTCTCCCTCCGCTATGTCTCCTACAATTTTTTTAAAATCTGCCTCACTTATCGCACCTACAGCAGAATATTTAGCAAGCAGTTGGTTGGCTTGAGAAGTTGTCAATTTGTCGTAGCTGTCCACTAAACTTTTTGCAATACTACTTTGATTCATACGAACTTGGTCGGAAGTATAACTACGCATAAAAGAGTTAAACTTGCTGTAAGTAATTACTGTTTTTGTTTTTTCCTTACTTCCTACATCTGCCTTTTCTGTGGTACTAGAGCCATCTGTTGAGGACTCAAATAAATACCTGTTGTCTACCTCTAACTTTTTGTATCCATATTTATCTACTAAAGCTTGGTGATATTGAGGGAATGAATTTAAGTCTACTGATGTTGCTCCTGCCATATTTCCACTAGTGACGTTAAAAATAGAGTAGGCTTCTGTGTCCCCTTTAGCTAAAGAATCTGATATTACTGCTTCTGTAGATATTTTATAAGATGGTAACTTGTCCCAGTCTTCTTTATTAAAAGGTGTTCTTCTCATAATCATTTTACACTTCTCATCACTTGTGGACTCAAAGAATAACTCATTAAATGGCTTTGCTGTAACATCATCTAGAAGTTGTTTTAGGCTACCCTCATAGTTAATAAATGGGGTAGGGTCTGCTAATTTTTCGTAATCTTTCCAACTGCTGAAAGAGTAGTCTAAGAAGTTTTCCATTGTATATTCTCTGTTAAAATTGTATTTCATATATTTTTTAAACCTATCTGTGATAGACTTACCTATCTCTGCTGCTGTTTTTCCTGTAAACTCAACACCATCTGCCTTAGAGTCAGGCAACCACCCAATATCGGTAATTACTACAGATACCTCTTGAATTACCCCTAATTGGAACTGCATGAAGGATTTAGCAAAAGATTGCCCTGTTATACGATAAATAATAGAGTTATTAGAGTAGTCGCCTTCTCTTCGAACTTCGGATATGAGACCCACTAAAACAACAACGTTGTCAGGCATCATTACTCTTAAGTTTGGGTATATTTTTAGTATTACTACATCATTAGAGTCTAATATTTTATCCCATTCCATATCACCAGCTACTACAATAGAAAAAACGGCGCTGTCGTCAGACATTGCATTTTTAGTAGTTACACTTATTACTTTCTCAGCTAATGTATCTGAGGAAGGGTTCCTTGCATCATATCTTATAAGATAGTCATTCTTTTCTGTTACAAACTTTAAATCAAATTCAGGCATTCTTTTAACTGTAGTCATATATAATTTTATCCTCCTTATCTTATATGTAATAACAAGAGAACATTATGTTCTCTTGTATTGTTTAGAGAAGAACTCTGATTGTTCTTTATACGATTTAGCAACGGCATCTCCTACTGCTTTTCCTGCTGTCTTCTTATCTTTCGATGAGTCTCCATTCATGTTAACAGTTATATTAGCAGAAGTTGTTAAAGAAGCACCTTTACCTTGCACGTATTTCTCTGAGCCCCCCATTATGCTAGCTATCGTTTTATCCCAGTTAGGGTCGGTAGCATACTCGTGTTGTCCTCCGTTATGTCGCATACTCTCTAGTGTTGTTTGACCTTTATTGTAGTAGTTTTCAGCAATCCATTTAGCTCCTTCTACTACACCAGTTTCTTTGTCCCCGTATTTGTAGGCACTTGCCATAGGTGAGTTATCATATGCCCCAATACCAAACCAGTTACCTTTTTCTTTTAGGATGTTCGATGTTCCCCAACCAGTTTCTGTGGCTGCATGAGATACTAAATATCTTGGGTCTAATCCTGATTCTTGTGCTGCTTTTAGGAAAGTTGAACCCATCCCTCTCATTGCAGAACCCTCAGGTGCTTTCGAGTTAATCCATTCGTCTAACTCATCAGCAGTAATACCTTGAATAGTTGAACCTAAGTCATGCTTTGTTAAATCTTTGTTAGTCCACTTTTTACCATCTGTTAAGAAGTTAAGACCTGAATTGAGAGCATCTCCTCCACCGCTACCTGTAGCAGTAGTTCCTAAGCCTTCTTTTCCGAATAATCCATTTTGATTTCTAGCTTGCATCAATAATGCTTCGGCTCTGTCAAGAAGTTTACTGTAAAAAGAAAGGTTTGCTGCTTCTTCTCTTGTATTACTTTGTCTCTCTTTCTCTGCTGTAGCTTTCTTACCTACTGTGTCTTTTTCATCTTGTTTTCCTGAACTTGTTTCTTCTTGTGCGTTTCTTCCAATACCAGTTAGCTTAGAAAGTTGTTCTAGGATACCTGAACCTCCTATAGCTCCTCCGATAATTCCTCCTACACCGGGCATTACTGTATTTCCTAGCATAGTTCCTACACCAGAGTTAGCCATAGAAGCACCGTTCATGTTGGTTTTTTTCTCTGTTTGAGCTTTTTTAGCTCCTCCTGTGCCGTTTATCTCAGCAGCATCTACTTTGTCTCCGCCCCATAGAGAATCCCAGCCACTCTTTATTTTTCCGCCAGCCCACTTACCTACTTTGCTTCCTCCAATACCTCCCAGTACCCCTCCAATAAGGGCTCCCGGTATAGCACCTACTCCACCAAACATGGCTCCGATGGCTGCACCGCCTGCTGCACCACCCATGGCGCCTCCCCAGCCACCCGCTTCCTCTCCGATGGCTTCGGTTTTGTTTTCTGCACCTGCAATATTGGCGATTGAGGCTCCTCCGCCTATTAGAAGACCAAGCGGCCCGAGACCTTTTAAGGCTCCTTTTCCATACTGGGCTAGTTTTCCTGCTCCACCTAATCCTTTAGTTGCAGAAATTCCGCCTTCCATTGCTTTACTACCCCATGAGAGCCCCGAGGAAGCCTTTGTAGCTCCTTCTGCTCCTGCTCCCCATGTTTTATTGGTAAATACTTTACTAGCTGTAGAAGAGGCTCCTGCGCCTGCTCCTGCGGAAGCTACTGTACTGCTACCTGCTTTACCTATTCCGCCTCCAAATTTCTTACCTAGTTTTCCTTTAATACCACCAGATAGAATACTCATTCCGCCAGACATAGCTAAGGCTCCTGCTGCTGCAACTGCTGCGGCTGCCAAACCATACAATGGTGCGGGCATACCACCGAGAACACTGTTTAGTTTTCTAACTATGTCCCCCATGTCGTTCATCGCTGTAGCCTGCTTATCAGTTACTGCTTTAGAGGCGTTTTCTGTAGCTTCCTTAGAGTCTTCATACCCTTTTTTGTTCTTATCGTATCCGTCTTTTCCTCCATCAATAATACTTTGGATGTTTTTCATTTTGTCTTTATCTATTGTTCCATCTGAGCCTACTTGTTTATACATTGCATCGACTTGGTCATTTGTTAATGTAGTACCAAATACATTCTCAGCCATGTTCTTGAAGTAACCTTTTTGTTCTTCTTTACCTCTTCCTGCACCTGCGGAGAATTTAAGTAGTCTATTTAAATTGTCTGTATCTCCGAGACCTTTTTCCATTTGTCCTTGAACTTGATACATACCACCTACTCCTTGGTACTCACTCCCCATACCAAATAGTAATCTTGCTTGTGGGTTATATGCAGATTGTTTCATTCCTGCATCTAGACTAGATAAGGCTTCTGCTCCTGCTGTTCCTTGCATAGAACGGTCACCTGATGAAGAAAACAGTGACTGGATAGCTAACAGGTTATTTAGCTCAGCATTAGAACCATTTCTTCCTGCAAAGGTTTGGGTACTCATAGCTTCTAAAGCTTTTAGTTGGTCTTTTTCCCTACCTTCCATTCCAGAAGCTTTTACTGCTCCAATAAAACCTTGTTGTACCGCTTTTACTTGGTCTGCTCCTGATACGGCTCCATTCGTCATTAGCCCACCCATAAACTGATTTAGAGAATCTTTATCTACGGGTACAGCTCTAGACCCTTCTGCCATTTGTCTAGTTCCTGCATCTAAGTCTTTTTGGTTTTTAAACCCAGCAGAAGACAAATAGGTGTTTTGGAAATCAATCATGTCTACTGCGTTGTAACCAAGAGACCTATCCATACCTACTTCTTCGTTCTGTTTTCTGATAGAACGGAAATCATAGTTACCTGTTCGTTGCCCTATAGAGATAGTGTCAGGTCTAATCTGGTCTTTTATAGAGCTACCTTTAGCATATAGACCGCCAAATATTGCACCTGCTCCACCTAATGCAGCCATAGCGATAGATGGTGCTCTTTCATAAGCGACCCCTTGCCACGAGTTACGGTCTGGTTTTACATTTACATTATTTAATTGGTTACTGTAGCTTTCCATATTACTTACTGTCTTATTTATTTGACTATCGAGCTCTTTTAAAGCTTCTATTTCTTTTCTACGAGTCTCAATATTATGGTTTAACGCTGACAACTCATTCTGTCTTTCTTGGTCGTTACCTCTAAAGTTAGCATTTAAGTTTCTTTTTTTTGCTTGGTCGGACTCTAGCCCTTTTCTTAACTCATCTCTTCGTTGTTGGTTGGCTTGTAATTGACTCATATATGCGGTTTTATTTGCTAAGTCAGACCTAGCTGTTCCTGCTTGTTGTGAGTTCATATTACCTGATGAAGTAGCTTGCCTTGTTCTGGCAGCCAGTCTGCTATCTGTTCTGGCTACATCTCTTTGTAAGTCTTTCAACTCTTTTAATCTACGAGTACCTTCGTCTATTTCATCGTTGTATGCTTTTTGGTCTCTTAACAGGTCTTTAAGATAAGCGTTACTACCTGTTTTATTTTGTGTAGTATCTTGGAATGTTTTCCGTGTTTTTTCCGCTTCTTCCCTTAGTCTTTGCTGGTCTCTTATTAATTTTTGAACACCTTCGTTATTTCCAGAACGAGACATAGAAGACTGGGCGTTTTTCATTTCCTTCTCAACTTCATTAACTAATGAAACATATTCTCTCATAGCTCTTATGTTGTTGTCTATATCTTTTTGAGAGCTGGTGAAGAAATTACTTGCACCTTTCCTATTTGTTCCCTCAATGTCGTCCATTATTCTAGCGATACGCTCTAACTTTTTCTCTGCATCTGCCGTTAAGGCTTCTACCGAAAAGCGATAGTTAGTGTTTTCCAATTACTTTCACTTCCTTAGTAAAAAAGAGTAGAGTACACAGCTCTACCCTTTCTTTTTAGTATTAAATTTCAAAATCATCGTCTTCATCTTGACCCGGTATTACCTGAACTTCGTCATCTTCGAACATACTGATTGCTTCCTTAACACTATCTGATGTTAGCTCTTCTAACTCGTCTGCTACAGCTTCTTGGATAGTTGTCATTTCTGATACTTCTCCCCACTTACTCAAGCCTTGTTTATTTAACTCTTCGGCATCTGCAAACAGTTCTTTCAGTTTGTTATTGATGTGTTCATCAATCATTTCCTGTCTAGTATCTTTACCACCATTTCTTATAAACTCTTCGTACTCCTCATGAGACTGGAATCTGTCTCTTAGGCGTTTTTGGTCTTCGATACTAGTCATGTTCTCTACTTGTTGAGCGATGTCATCTTCATCATGACCTTCCTGAATTGCTTGGAAGTCCTCATGAGAAGCTTCCCACCAGTCATCCGAGTTATAGTCTTCAAATTCAGACTCCATAGACACGCCTCTAGAAGCTCTCTCTGCCTCTTTGTAGTCTCTCTCTTTGTTATAGTAGATGAAGTTTATTTGCTCCTCAGTAAGCGCTCTGAACCTCTCGTCTGTAGGTAAAACATTGAACTCTTTCATTATTCCCCACATGTTTCTTGCATAGGGAGTTTTTACTAAAGCTTTTATTCCACCTAAATCTTTTATCTCAGTAGCGAAACGTGTCTAGCCATTCGGCAAAATCACGTCCAATTTGGTATAAAATAGCAGTATTGTAAATGTTATCGTCTTCTGCTAGTTCCTTTGGAATATCTACACCAACTGTTCTTATAGTGGCTAATGTATGATAGATTGTATAAATGTAGTCACTAACTAATGCACCTGTTCCTTTTAAATAAGCTTCTCTGTTAGCTTGAATTGTTGCTTGTTCTAAAGCATTAGGTGCTCGTAATCTAATGGTGAACTTTAAATCTAACTCCTTAAAGTCATACTCATGTGTCCAAACATCATTTACCCCTTTAATAATACGGTCAAGTGTTTTCTTTTGCTTCGTTTGTTGTTCATAGTTGATACGGTCGATGTCTTCTTTCGTCAACATCTTCTCTTTACTTTCTTCTATTTGTTCTTCATTTACTTTTTGTTCTTCTGACATGTAATTTGTCTCCTCCTTGTTTACTCTCTCATTATCTAATATAACAAACTAGTAATACTTTTTCGTTCTCTTACTTTATTATACCATATTTGCTAAGGTTAGTAAACTATAAAAAAAGGACTACCAGATTAAGGTAGCCTTTTATTAGTATTATTTTACGTTTGCTGCACTTAGGTACAAGAATCTTGCACTTTCAGAAACAATCTCATTAGCTTTGATTTCTTCATTGTATGTCTCAGCAGAACATCCGCGATAAGCAATGATTACTTCTTTAGTAGTATTATCCATCATAACAATGTCGATAACATCTCTTTTAAGAATGTCTTCTCCTAATGCTGTAATACCTAGCTTAGCTAAATCTTCTTTTCTCATGCGCAGTCTGTCTACTGTTAAACTACCTTCGTATTTTAAGTAAACGTGTTCTTGTGGCATGATAGAACCGATTTCGTATACACCAGTTGTTCCATAAGAACGTTCACCTGATGCAGACTGACATCTTCCTACGATTTTACCTTTTATCATAAGGTAGACCGTATTACCTGTATGAACCGTCTGATTAGTAACACTTGCCATTTTATGTTTCAACTCCTGTTTTATTTTTTATTTACATAGGGAGAGCTAAGCCCTCCCCTGTATTAGATTAGGCAGTAAGGATTTGTTGACGGTATACTAGAGATACCTCAATTTTCTTCATACTGCGGATTGGGAATACTGTTAGTGAGATACGAGCAACGTCGCCCTCAATTACAACTTGAACTTCCTCTGGGCTGTAGTCTTGAATTTCTTTAGCTAATTTCTTTCTATCTAAGAAAGATTGAACGAAGTTCTTAACTAAAGAAGCAGAGGTGTCAATAATTTTAGTTCCAATATACTCGTTGTCTAGGCTTATCTTCAACTCAGAAACTAAGAAGTCATTAGCTTCTCCTACACCAATTTCTGACTTAACAGGGTCTGTTTTATCATTAAATGTAGTTACATCGTCTACAATACGGAAATTGGTAACTGCTCTATTACGTACAAATTCTGCGGTAATAATACCACTTTCGTTTAATTGGTCTAGTTGAGAACCTTCGTAAATTGTATCTAATGTCTCAATCGCAATGTTTTTGAAAGTGATTGCTTCTCCTATCTCTAGTCCACATGTAAGTCCTGCAACTTGTGCTGCAAACATATATCCCGGCATTTTCAGAGAACGTCCATCGTCCATCTTCACTGTTCCTGAGAACCCGATTAGACCTGCTCGTTCATTCTGTAAGCCGATAGCTCTTGTGAACAACTGCTCCATTGACTCTCCGATTCCTCCACCTACGAATACCCGCATTGGATTACCGTTATAAGAGCAATCTCTAACAAATTGAAGTGCCTCTGCATGAACAGCTTGTTTAGATGTTAATGGAACTAGGTAGTAGCCACCCTCGTTTGCAAAGTAACTGAATTTATCAGCCCAAGACTCAGGAATTGTACCGTTGTCTCCACCAGTTAGCTTAGTTAGTGGGAAATTAGCAATTTCTTTTGAGCGGTCAAATTCAAAGTCTACGTAACCATTATATGCTGTTTGTTTCTCAATGTCTCCGCCAACAGCTTTTACATAAGCTTCTTTTGTTTTAATATCTACATCGATTTGTGCATCGAAGTTGTCTGTTGTTAAGTTTTTATCTCCGATTGGGAAAAACTTAGCTTCAAAGTCAGGTAGGTTGTTAATATCACTAATAAGTACATTAGTTTCTGCATACGCTCCTGAACCTAAATCGTATTCCTTAACTGTTTTATCCCCTGCTTTAAGAGTTAGCTTTGTAGCTTTAAATGTTACTGGGTCTACAGCTACTGTAAATGTTGCAGAAGCTTCGGTACCTTTATACTTGATAGAGAAGATGCTACCTAAGTTGTCATAAACTTGGTTGACTCTTTCTTTCGCAAATACAATGCTTAAGCGTTTTGTACCTGTGATGGTGTTATCTTCGAGTGCCACTTGGATGTCGTTGGCATCAGCTCCATAAATAGTAGAGCTAACCTTAACCCCCTCAGCTTCAAAGGTAGCTTCTTTTGCTTCCTCAACACGCATAGCTAAAATGTCTCCTGCACCTGTTCCTTCACCGGGGTTCCATGCTCTTTCAATTGCATCTAAAAGTTCTCCTGAACGGAAAACAGATTTTGCTTGAGAATAGTTTCTTACTTTGTAAACAGCATTAGGTTTTCCTCCTGTAGCTGAACCTACTAAACAAAGTATTTTTTCACTTCCAGAGCTAGAACCACCAATACCGCTTGTATCTACAGAAATTTCTGTATGAGGTCTAGAAACTGGTTTTCTTGGGTAAATTTCGATTGCCATATTTTATTTTACTTCCCTTCCTAGATATTTTTCTAAATAAGGAACAAAAGCCTGTTCACCGAACTGGTATTGTTTCCCTTGCATAAAAGATTTAAACCCTTGTACTTGCATTTCTGATAAACCGTACCACGGCTTGGCTGTTCCAAGGAATACATCTATATGAACATATCCTGTAGTAACTTTCTCTACAGTATCTGTTTGTTCTTCTTTAAGTTTTTTCTTCACTACTTTATTTTCTTCTGTTGTAGGTTCCTTAAGGTTCTTCTTTGTTACTTTTACTTCGTCTACAATAGGTTCTTTAGTTACCTCTTTTTTTTCTGCCATCACTTATTACGCTCCTGTACTATAATTTTATTTATTTGGTTGACTAGATTAAAGTCTACAGTATATGATATAGTGTAACTCATTGTTACAGGTCTACCAAATACAGGTTTTTCCTCTCCCATAATTACAGGAGACATATCGGAAAACTGAGTTGTTTGTAGGGAGTAGTAACTCTTCTCTTCTAAGTTTTCTCTCATGATAATAAGGATAACTTTTAAGATAGCATCTAGGCACCTTGCAGTATCCATGTTAGTGCTTAAACCTACAACAGTGATATTGTCTCTAGAAGTAAACCCTTTTTTTAGTCCAACGGGGTCGCTCTCTAGGTCTACTTTACTTGTATAGATAATATCGAAGGAAACTCCCTCAATATCTGCATTACCTTCATAAGAGAAGTATAATCGTTTACCTTCTATTCGTTTATTATCACTTTCTGAAAAGGATAAATTAGGTATTCCCTCTATACTTCCAATTAGCTCTTTTGTTTCTAGAAATAACTCGGTTCCTTCTCTAGTAGCAACTACTGTCTCTTTTCTTAAAGAATCCTCTTTATACTCGTAAGTACCTTCAATACCGCCGATGCTTTTAGTATCTTCGGAACCTCCTCCTAGCTGAATTACATAAGTAGCATCTACTGATGTTTTTGCCTGAGGGAACTCGTATATCACTTCTATTTCTTTTTTAGGATTATCTCCACAATATGTCTTCATAAAGTTACTTTTTGCTTCGACATCCATGTCACTCAAAGCTTCCTCTATAATATAGCACTCTGAAAGCATAATTTTAAGGCTCTCTCTTACTCTTCTTGCTACATAAGAATCAAGGCTTGGAATAGGCATTGTACTCCTCCTCTACAAGTTTTTAAGCTTCCATTTCATTAGCCTGTCTATTCTGTCTAACATCGTTTTACTCATATCCTCTTCATTAACCCTGTCCCTGTTAACAATCCAACTATTAGCAGGTGACTTAGCAGTTACTGTACGGTATACTGTATATGTTGTTCTACTGTTACTAATACGTTTTTTTGTAACATTATTTGACTTTGGATTATAGTTTATAGAAGGGACACTAGGGCTCGTTCTTCTGCGGTCATATAGGAAATCTGATACAATTGTTGTTGAACTTCCAACTGGTGGGGAAGACTGTTTCCTTAAGTCATCATATAATTTTCGAGACATATCTCTTGTCTTTAATCTTATAGGGATTACTAAGTACCAGTTACCTTCTTGATTCCATTTCTTTTTATTACTTTTAGCAAAATAAGGTTTAAGGTCAATTACACCATTTTTTTCCATTCTCTTTTCAGTTACTTCTAAATACTTAGGCATAATTTTAATCTCTACATTGGGTATACGAGATGCCTCTTGAGCTCCTGTTGCAATAACATCTGATTCTATAGCTCTTGCCATATTTCTCATTACCTGCTTTGGATTATTGAATAGAGATGGTCTCTGTGTACTCTGTTTCACTAGTCAAACATCCCTTCGTAGAACCCGCCTTGTTGTCTTGGTTTCCTTTTAGGGTCATTAACTAACTCTACTCTAGTCTCTGTATCAGCATCAAGTACAAATGGTTCAGGTAATACAATAGTGTCTTCTCTTTTTAGTAATAACTTCTGAGGCAACTGCTCAAACTTAGGGTCTGTTCTATTTAATGTGGTGTACTGATAGCGACTTTCTTTTAGTAAGTCAATAACAATATACCTTAGAGTAACAGATACGTTTAAAGATATAACTTCACCTATCAAACTAATATCAGGGAATAGTTTATTACTGTGTTTATCAAAGGTGTAGTCTTTACCTTCTATTAGTTCTCTTTCCATACTTGTTATAAAGTCTATAGTATCAACGTCATATGTTAAAAATATACCTCGTTTTTGTCTGCTTTCGGTTATAGAGTAGATAAGGGATTGACCTATTTTAACATCAGGTACTGTTATTCTGTCCCTAAAAGCCATTCTAGCATCAAAATCATTTGTACCGATAGCCGTTCCTGAGTCATATAGTCCTAGGTCTGTGTTAGTAACCCCTTTTTCCTGTCCTTGAATAATCATATTTGCGGGCTTAGCTGGTAAATACGCCCATCCCCTACCATGGCATCTTTGACAAGAAGAGTCAGCAGAACCCGAGGACTTGTTCATACAAGGGCATAAATAAGCTCTTTCCCATAACGTATGGATACTACGGTCTTTAATAAACTTTCTATGCTGTGATATGTTGTACTCTACTTTTTGTGTTGTTAGGTTTTTAATAGGAGTATCACTTGAAAATCTAGTAGGCTCTGCCATTTAAACATTCTCCTCTCTTATAGTCCAATCATGTTTATTCCAAAGTGAGAACGCAGTTGAGCTACTAAACTGTCTATGTCTTTATTTATAAGCTCAATATCTGCTGCTGAACCTGTATACATGGCAGACTGAGTTGTATCAATAGACTCTGAAACTCCGTCGTAAACTAGTGTTCTACTAGCAATACCTGCTCCGATGATAAGTCTACCCCAAACTTGGAATATTTCTACTAAAGCATATTTAGTTACTAACTGTTCTAATGCAGCAGGTACTTCCCAGTCACGACTAACACCTGCTCTTTTCCTTGGTAGCATACCTGCTATATATTCTACATGAATCATTTGAGGGGCATATGTTCTACCTATAGAAGGGGCTGTTCCTGCCAACTGCGGGTATCCTCCAAATACAGAGTCATATGTCATACTTTGAGAAGTCTGCATCAAGGCTGTCGGGTACAGTTCTATATGTCCAGCTAAGCAATAAACTTTCCACCAGTTAGCAGGGTATCTATATATTGCCCTACCATTCATTTCTAGTTTTAAGTCATCCACTTGTAAGATAGGTTTTTTATGAACATGGGTATACATATAACTACTAAATTCTGTTTGGTTATAATCGTGGTGTTCTGACTCCCGTCTTGGGAGAATAGCTATATCTAGTTCTTTCTCTGCCTTATCAACGGCAACCTCTATAATATGATTGTAGAAGGTGTCTCCCATTTCCTCTCCTGTTTCAGGGTCTACTACACGAACACCATACATGTATGCTTTAATTGTTTCCGCAGTCCAGCCATAATCAGAAAGAACATATTCGTCAACTTTTTCTGGCTCTACATGCTTAGGGTTCCCGTGTGAGTAAGGGTATTCGTAAGAATCTTGTCCTTCATAACCTCCATACATTGTACATTACCCTCTCTTTAGTTCTTCAATTATATCATTTTTCTTAGTTTTTTCAATTTTAATGCCTTTTTTACTCGCAAATTCTTTTAATTCTTTGATTGAAGGTTCTTTAGCTAAGAAGCTGTCTAATTCATTTTCTGTACTTTCTTTCTTAGGTTCTTCTTTCTTAGGTTCTTCTTTCGTTTTCTGTTCTGTCTTAATATATTCGAATCCTCTAAGCTTACCTAATTCTTTTTGCTGCTCTTCCGTTAGGTCATTAGAAATACCTTTATCATCAAAACTAAGATTTCCAAATCGTGTATTCACTTTTTTATAATTAGCTAAGTTTGTATTTTTTAGCAATTTAAATCCTCCTTATTAGTAAAATAGAGAGCAGTATTTATCTGCTCTCTATACTGTTTTTATTCAATTATCCTATAATTATTAGTTGCTATGAACGTTTTTTACAGGAATATATTTAACGTTTCTAATACGTACCCATTTCTTAGGTGCTCTTAGAGCTAATGCTCCATACCATAAAACTGCAAATGTAACAGATGCGTTAATTTGAGCTAGAGGTAATCTCATCATTGGTAGTAATTCAAACAAGTGTACTACGTTAGCAGACATTTCACCAACGAATACGTCTACTGTTTCAGGAATAGAGTCGTTTAAGTCATAGAAAGTGATTACGTTGTTCTCTGCTTTGCTAGCAGGTACACGAGCGATTAGGTAGAATAAACCTGTTTCTGCACCTTTTCTATAGATTGAAACGAATTGTGGACGGGAGCTGTACATTGGAGCTAACTCGATTTCTAGTTTAACGCCGTCATCTTTTGCAGTAACTGTAGCTGTAGCCACTTCACTTGCAATAGACTCTGCATCGTCAGAACTTACAACAACTTTGTATTCGTGTGCTGCTAAGTCTTCTGCTCTAAATTGTCCTTTTTTACCTGCTTCTTGTGTTGCAGTTACCTTAGCTGGTTGTGGAGCTGTTGGTAAAGCAAGAATACGTTCATCTAAGATTTGTTCGTTTTCCATTACTGTAGAACCGTGAAGTTTGATAAATCCACGAGCTGAATGGAAACCTTGGATGTTGAAACCAACGCTTACGTTGTTTCCGTTATCACGAACAAGCTGTGTTTGTTTAGAAAGTTGTTGGTTAACAAAGTCTGCTTGAACCCCTACTGGCATGTAAGCATCTGTAGGTGTACCATAACCTTTACTAATCATTACTGCTGCTTGGTTTAACAAGCTTTCAGTCAAGCTAGCTCCACGAGCATCATGAACGTTATCTTGGTTAATAAGTTTAGCCAAGCCGTCAAATTCTAGTCCTGCTTGTGGTTCTGGGCTATCTGATAAGTCAGAATCTCCAAAGAATGAAGCCCACTCAATTGTTTTAGCAATATTTACGATAGCATCGTCAGTCAAAATTTGCATTGGGTCTTGAATGTTGTTTACTAGACCTGCTGCGATACTGATGTTTTTAGTATCGGAAGCAAATTTCATATTTACTGTTTTTTGACGGATGTTAGGGTCACTTACTGGTGCTACCCCAATCTCACGAGTAAATCTAGTATGACCTACCTTACCATGTTGCATGTATACATCGTATTTTGCTACTGTAGATGTAGCTGGTTTTTTAGCGATGTCTTTATAGAATGTTAAATCATTCTCTGTCCAAGTAAGCATTGAGATTTGGTCGTCTAGGAACTCACGTCTTAATGCTCCTGCATCTGTTTGTGTATCAGGTGTGATACCATAACCAGTTGTAAAGGACTTTAACGCGTCCTCTTGTACTGAATTAAGGTTTACTTCTTTAACTTCTTCTTCTTTGTTATTTTTTGGCATTTATATTTATCACCTTTCAGTTTCATAGTTTTATTTTTTTGTTAGTGAGATAACCTGCCCTAGGGGAGGAGTCCTAAAACGGGCAAGCTCTCTCATAACGTAACATGTTTCCCATGTTCCTATAATATAGCATACTGTTTACAAAAAATACTCTATACAGTTACCTTTATTACTTACTCCATTTTTTCATAAAGTCGTTAACTCGGTTATAATCTGCTTTACTAGCAATATCATTTGTAATGTTCCCATGAGCGTGACGAACATCAGTTAAATCTCTACGCTCAGCACCGTTACGACTTGCATATTCAAAAGACTCTAGGAAAGCACTCTTATTAGCTAGAAACTCATCTCTAGGACTCACTTCTGCATCTACACTCTTAGAAGTTTCTTCTCCTTCAATAACTTCTACTACACTGCTATCTACGTTTTTTGCTACATAGCCAACAGCTTTTTCACTAGCTCCTTCAAGAGTTTCAATATCTTCTACTACACTCTTAGATACACGTTCACTCATTAAATCTACCAAGCTGTCTAATTTACTGACTAAGCTACCGATATTCTTCTCTAAGCGTTCTACAGTTGTATTTTGCTCTCTTTGGCTTTCTTTAACATTCTCATAAGACTTAGCAACAGCATTCAATGCTCCTGCAATATCTGCATCAGAGTTAGTATTTTTTACAGCCTCTTCGGAATCTTCTTCATCAGACTTCTCCGTTTTTTCTTCTTTGCTGTCTTCTTCTTTTTTGTCTTTTTTGTCTTTCTTACCTTTTTTGTTCTCGTCTTCGTCCTTGTCTTCTTCACTATCTTTTTCTTTCTTTTCTTCCTTAGCTGACTTACTAGTAGACTCTTCTTCGGGAGTCTCAGTGGACACTTCTTTGTCTTCTGCAACGTCTACTTCGGGAGCCTCAGTTACTTCTTCCTCAGCAGTTTCTTCTTCTGATTTTTTATCTTTATTAATATCTGTAACCTCCTCTTTTTCTTCGGTAGACTTAGAAATTTCTTCTTTATCTTTTTCTACTGTATTACCAAATTCGTTTAAAACATCTTCGAACTTTTCTTCACTGTTATTCATTTTGTTTCCCCTTTCGTCTATTCATTAAAGACTCACATGCACTTACACGAGAAACGCCTTTAGCTAATTGTAACATAACTATTGCCTCATTCTCGTTATACTCTCCTTTTTCATCTAAAAACTTACTTACATCTTTCCATAAGTTGTCAAATTCAATAGGGTCAGAAATTTTGTATGCTGATGCTAGTACTGATATGCTGTTAGCTAAGCTCTCTCTTCTTAAAGCTCCTGCATTTACTTGCGTATCAGGTGTTGTTCCATGTCCAGTAGTCCATGATTTCATAAATGTTTCCCACGTAGCTTCTGGGTTTGCTGGGTTCATTGTGACTGCTACATTTTTGATTACAACCTCTTCAATAATTCGGCTGTCATCTGTGTTTCTCTTTCTTATTGCACCTTCGATAGAAAAACCAAGTTGTCTATCAATACCTGTCTTACTAATGCTGTTAGCTAACTTCCACATAGATTGGGCGTGTTCGTTGTCTTTAAACAGTCTTGCTTCAACGAACAGACCTTTTTGGAAGTCTACATAACAGTTACTTGTAGGAACTCCAACTACATAGTCTGGTTCTTGTCTATGCTCAAAGTTAATGTAACCATTATCTACAAAATAACCAATGTCTATTCCAGCAGGGTTAACCATTTCTCCCTGTAAGTCTAGAGCAGGTGTAGATGCGTAACCTTTAACATACCAGTCCTTGTCATCTCCCTTATGGGATTTTTCTAAAGAACCTTCAATATCAATAGGTACAAAGATTTTCATCTCTTTCTCTACGACGTTATTCAATTAAGAAATCACCTCTCATATCTATTATAACACATTCTGTTATTAATATAGCATATACCTCTACTAGTTAGTTACCTAAAAGGCAGAACTACAAAATATTAGGTCTGCCAATCGTTAGGTTTATCACCTTTCATGCCTTGTTTACCAGCGTTTGCGTTATCTTTATCTTTTCTTTGTCCGTCTTTTCCTATGTCTCCTGTTGTATCTTTCCCATCAGGAATGTCTTCTACATCAGTACTTACTCTGTTACCTGTCTGTTCTTGTAACATTTGTAAATTAGACTGTTGTTTCTCATGCTCAAACTGCTCTTGTTGCATAAGTTGTCCTATACGCTGAACGATTACTCCGTTTAATGGAATGTCCCCTCCAATTACATCTCCCGGTAAGTTTAGTTCTTTACGAACTTCATTTACTGTCATAGCAACTTTTGCTTTTTCTGCTAGTATCTTAACCGACTCTAGTTCTGATTTTATGTCTCCGCCTACAAATTGGAATGTGTACTTGTCTCCAAATTCAGCTACAATATGTTTATTTATAAAGTCTTCAATAAATCCTAATAATGGTTGTAAGCCCTTGTTCTTGGATGCCTGATTTTTTTCGGCAGAGTTTCCTTCGTTTAGGCTACCACCTTTTGAACCTGTGGCTCCTCCGTTGTTAGGTATGTTTATTTCTGCTGGGTCGATGCCATACAGTGCGGAGATAACATTAATGAGATAATTTAACCACTTTTCAAACTCCATATCTCTTGCAGAAGGTGTCATATTTACAAACTTAACGTCTTCGGCAGATACTACAGGGATTTGCCATGAACCGTTGATACCACTTAACGAGTTCTTCCATTCTCTTTTAAATATCTCTAAAGCATGTTGCGACTGTTGTTGTGCTGCTTTTATTTGTAGAATACCTCGTGTTGTCCCACCGTGACTAAAAAATCTATCGTTGAACGCTTCTGTATTCTCATGTGCTATAAACTGCTTAAGTGCTATCTCTAACTCAGGGTACCCGTATCCTGTAGCATAAATATCAGACCGTGGGTTCCTTACGGCAAATGCCATCTCTCTTGCGTTAAACGTAGCTACTATTTTCTGGTCTATAACCTGTACAAACCGATTACCGTTATCAGGAATTTTCCCATCTGCTGTTGTCGCAAAAAATATAGTTGTTGGGTCTTTAGCTACAAACCGAACCATGCTTTGGTTCCTGTTAAATACTTTTTCAAAGTTTACTTGGTCGTACATATAAGTGTCTCGTACTATTTTTTTAACAAAGGAAGAAAAGCTATCTCGGTTAATATCGTTATCTACTCCTGTTTTTTCGATAAAGCTTTCTATTCTTTTAATTGTTGCTTCATCATGAGAAGTAGGCTTCTTATCTAAATCTTTTAATCTAACCTCAAAACCAACACCCTTCTCAGAGTGTCTAGCTGGTTTACAATACATAGAAACTTGGTTTGACCTTGTATTGATTATTGCGTTCAGGATGATGTTTCCACCAAACTTTTTAAGAACACCGTGTAAATCTTGGTTATTACGAATACTAGGTTTTGTTTTAAACCCCGGGTTAGCAGACATAGAGCCAATTACTGGTTGAGAATAAGCTACTTCTTTGTTATTCATTGCTTTAGATATTTGTTCCTGTTCCCTTTGTTGAATTGCAATGGAGTAGTTATCATCAACCTCAATGTGTTTTACTGCATCGCTCTTATTTACCCCCGCTAATCTTATACTTTCAAATAGTCCCAATTTATTTTTCACCTACCTACATATATACTATGATACTATCTTTATCTTCTAACTTACTTATTTCATCTGTCAATTTTATTTTTTTCTTTTCACTGTCCTCTTTATAGAAAAACATCTTTTTGCTATTCATAACATCTTCATATAGGGCTTTTGAGAGCGTTAAATCTCTTTTTAGTAGTAATACCTCATCCGTGCTAAGAACGCCTAAAATTCGGTACTTCTGACCTTCCATAACCGCATAAACGAATACATGGCTTCCTCCTATACTCTCATAGTAGTCAACCATCTCTATCCAGTTACCTAAAAACCCATTATCTCTAGCAACCTTTTTTGTCTCCAACCACAAGGAGTCTTTTGTATATGACACATTAATCCTTCTTTCTATTTTGGAATAGTTGTACTACAAGTGTACCTACTGCTCCTACCATGATAAGAAAGAAATTTGTGAAAAAAACTTCTTCTATCCCGTTACCTCCTGTTTTTAAGTGCTGTAAAAAATCCTGTTGAATGTCAATAGAGGAAACTTGAAATAGATAGTAGACAATAAGAAGACCTACTACCATTATAGCATATCTGAGTACTAGTCTAAACGACTTAGACGTTTTTCTCCTAGAAGAGTATATACCATAAATAATAAGAAATGTAGTAATAATAATCGCTATAATCATCACTATCTGTGTTATAACCACGTTAATATACCTCCTCAAACTTCATAATCCGTCATATATAATATAGCATAATAAAAAAGCCCACAAGGTTGTTATACCTTGCAGACTCTTATTTCTTTAAATTATCCAATAATTTCTACAGTACCTGTTGTTCTCCCTAGTTGATAAATATCTGCGCTAGGTTCTACTAAAATATCAATAATGTTACCTTTGATAGCTCCACCTGTATCACAAGCTTTAGCTACAAAACTCTCTCCGTTACCTGTAGTTACTTTAACAATAGAGTTCATAGGGATTACTGATGGGTCTACAGCAATTATTCGATGTCCTTCTGATGTTGTTATTGTGTTTTTGATGTTAGTACCATTTGCGGTATGTACACCGGGAGTAAAACCGTCACCAATAGCATAGTAAGTAACTTCTACGTTAAAACTTCTTCCATTTCCTTTGCTTTCTGCCGTTTTAGCACTTTTATTACTACTAGTTGCATTTGGAATGTTTTCTGCTACTGCCTTTTTCTTTAAGCTCTTTTTATAGCTTACTTGTTTTTGTAGTTCTTCTTTTTCTTTTTTAAGTTGCTCTTCTTTCTTGTTCTTATCCTCTAACTCTTTCTTTTTATTGTCAAGGTCTTTCTTAAGAGCTTCGGATTCTGAGACTTTCTTTTCATGTTCTTTACCTAAATTATCTAAATCTTTAGATACACTAGAGATATTCTCCTTTAGCTTAACTACCTCTTCTGTCTTTGCCTCATTTGTCTCATTCAACTTAACTGTATGGTACCCTAGGCTAACTGTAACGACAATAAGTACAGCTACTACAGTAGCAATTGCAATCTTACTTCCTTTTTTCATTAGCTGGTTTCCTTTCTATATTCCGCATATGCGTTTTTAAATTACCAACTAAATATAACATAGATGTGTTACAGAAGTAATTCCATAATATTACAAAGGGGTTAAGTTTTATTTCACTACTGTTACAAAAGAAAAGAAGAGACTATAAAAGTCTCCTCTAGTTTACCATTATTTATTTTTTGATAACTGCTCCTGTACTAGGTGCACCATAGACTTGAACTCTGCCGAATTGGTCTGTTTGGATTTCGTATACACCGTTTCCTCTATCTTTTTGGATAGTGTAAGTCAATCCTCCGAATTTAGTAGGGTTAATAGCACCAATAGCATTAGCCTTAACGGGTGCTTTATTTGTTGGATACACAGACCAGTTTCCTTTATTTGGTGGGAAATAAATTTTCTTAGCTGTAGATGTACTAGGTTTAGGTGCTGGTGTGCTTGGTTTAGGTGCTCCTCCTTTAATTTTACTAAGGAGTGTAGTGTTCTGGCTAGCTGTTCCTGAATAGTTAGCAATACCATACTGTTTAGCTAACTTAGCTCTGTTACTGTAGCTAGAGTCCATTTTCTTAGCGTTCATGTAGTCTACTAAGCCAAGTTTGTCTAGGTTAGTAGATGGTGTGCTTGGTTTAGGTGCTGGTGTGCTTGGTTTAGCTGGCGCTGTTCCTGTGTTTCCTCCGCCAGATACTTTAGCCAAGTCACTAGCAAATTGTGCTTTACTAATACCCCATGAGCTTAAGTAAGCATATGGGTCTTGGTGTGTTGTTCCTCCTAGCTTATCAGCAACCCATTTATGGGATTTAATACCTTTATCACTAGTTTTACTACCAGAGTCAAGTGTAATAGGGATACCTGCTTTTTTAGCTAGGTCTACTAGTAATTGACAGTACACTTCATAGTCTTTCTTAAATGTAGTTGCATTACTTGTACGGCACAACTCTACCTGCGCATAGGAATAAGAGTTAGCATACTGACCTGCTCCCCAAGAAACATAGTTTACATTAGCAACCTGAACGACTCTACCTCCGCCACCTACAAAGTGAGTTACAAATGCGTTCTTCCAGTTCCTAGTCATGTAGCTTACTTCATTGTCAATAGTAGACTTGCTATTTGCAGTTTCATGAGCAATAACAAAGTTAGCCCCTTTTAGTTTACCTTTAGGTAATCCTGCAATAATTTTGTTCTCTACGGTATATTTTACCATATAAAAATTCCTCCTTACGTTTTCTACTATCTAATATAGCAGACGTAAAGAGGAACCTGTTTGTTATTTTATTACACTATTTACTGCATCAATATCTGTTTTATTACTATAAGTGAACACCAAGTCTAACATTAAGTGTTTCTTGTCTTTGTACTTCTCTACTGTTTTTTCAATTTTAATAGGAAGGTTGCACTTAGGGTTTCTTTTTATTTCGTTACACTGTTTTAAAAATAAGGTAGCTTCTGGGTTGTTCTCCTCTAGTGCCTTTGCTGGAATACGAATAACAAACTCTCGTGACATTCCTGCATCTCCGACTGATTTTACTCTGTCCAACCAGTTCTTTAATGAACTTTGGTAGGTATCTTTTGTTCTATCAGGCGCCTCAAAAGGTGTAGCAGAAGCATTAATAACACTCTCAGGTACTTCAAATTCATTATCGTGCATTACGATAACTCTCCTTCCCCTGTTCTAAAGCTAAAGCAAGCTCCTCAGGAGATACACCTTGCTCTTCCATGAGAGTATTTAGCATTTCTGTAGCCTCTCCTAAAGATTTATACGATTCCTCTTTTAGAGCTAGTCGCTCTTCTTCTTTCTTTTTAGCCTCTTCTTGCTTTTCCTTCTCTTTAGCTAAAAAATCTTCTCGTTCTTCGGCATAACTTTTAGTCATAAAAGTAATAAAAACTTTAAGTTCAACAGACTCAACAATAGAGCTTACTCCTGTACCATCCCTGCTAATAACGATGTTATCACCCAACTCTAAGAACTTACCTTTCTCTACCCATTCAAAGAATTTTTGGGATATTTTTCTGTGCTCTAAATTTCTGTCTACTGCAATTTTAAACAGTGTATCAAAATCTTTAGCATAACCGTCAGGGTCTCCTCGGAAAATTTGGAAAATCAAAATGTTTCCTGATGTTTTATCCTCGGGTGCTGGGTCTTGTCTAAGAAATTGGTACTCTTTGTATAGTGATTTAACTACCCCCGCCAACGTTGATAGGAATAAGTCATAATCTTTTTCCTCGGCTACAGTATTTAGTGTTTGTTCTAAAGTCTTCGTGTTCTCAATTGTCATTGTTATTTTCTCCTCCAATAAATGTTTTTATTTCCTCTGTTATTTCTGTCATAGTGTTAAGAATGTCTTCTTTTTCCTTCTCTCGTTTGTCTGCTTTACGATACATTCTGCGTACTACTAAAATAAAGATAACTGTGTATATAACACATGCTATTATTATAGCATATATTGAATAGAATGGCAACATATAGTTACCCCTTAAAGTGTTTTTTTAAGTTTCTAGCAGACACTCTCTGTTTTCCCTCATCTAGCTGAAAATTAAATTTTGAAAATAGTACTTGAGCTAGCTCGTTATCCTCGTCATTTAATTCAGCTCCTAAGTCTTTTTCTATTGCTATCCGTAGTAATTCAAAGAACGCTCTTGATGCTACTCCGCTAATAGAGCCATTACTGGTATAAAAATCAAGAGAGACGTATTGGGCTCCTATACTGTAACCTGCCACAGCGACTACTTCTCCCGAGTCGTCTTTTAACTGGTAAAAATAATCAGATACTTTGGGGTTAGCAGGTGTATCAGGGAATTTAAGAATTATTTTTATTAACTGAGTTACTTTTTCTGGTTCCCCTTTAGACTTTAGTAGCTCTGCAAGTAAGTCTTTTGCAGATACTGTGCTTACTCCTTGGCGCTTGGTATTACTTTCTTCTTTCTTGTCTTTATTCTCTTCTTCGGTAGTTGACTCATAAAAAGTCATCTCTGTAGGTTTTCCGTTTCTCATAACGGTTCTTTTTACCTTTTTTAACTTAGATAAATCTTTGTTCCCGCCTTTAATAGCTAGATTACTCATAGTATCGCAAAAATCAGCATAGGCATATAGTGAGTAAAAGTCGTCAAAACCGTAGAGGGAAACAATATGTTTAAACTCCCTGCTTAAAAAATCATTCTTTTCAATGACCTCTCCGTAGTCTTGTAAACTTTCCTGTGTCAACTCTCTTAAAATTCCTTTACTAATAGAAGCGGAGTCAGGTAGGACGGTAGAGTTGTCTTCTTTAACGATAGACATTACTTTGTCAAACTTCTCTTCATTTGTCACAGTAAAACCTCCTTGTCTATATTATAACACAAATAAGAAAGGGAGCATAGCCCCCTAACTAAATTAATTTAATATTTACTGAATATATCTGGTGGTGTTGACGAAACATCTTGGTAGTTGCTTGTTACAAAAGTAGAGTTGAACTCATACTTAGAGCCTCTCAAATACATATCAGCTAGTCTGTCTAAACCAATAAAGCTGTACACTGATGCCTGCGCTAAATGGTCGTCTCCTCTTCTGCCAATAACTTGGTAGAAAGTTCCATCTTTTTCGTCCTCTTCGTCTTGTATTACAACGTTTCTCCAATGGTCTACCAATAGTTTTAGCATAGGGTCTATAAAGCTATAGAAGTTAACTTTCTTTGTCTTCATTTCTATAATATATCTTTTGTTCTGCATTAACTTGTCTACAGTAACTACATTCCCTGCTTCATTCCACTGCGGTTTCAACTGACCTGTAGATTTAGGGCTGGACTTATAAATACAACCAAATACTCGGTCTTCTCCGAAATGTTTTACTAATTTGTCCACGTAGTTCCCGCTATCCCCTACGTCAGCTACAATCATATCAGGGTTGTACATAGATACTTCTAGGATAATCTTATCTAAATCAGACTCAATATTACCTACTCCTCGACTCTTCTCAACACTAAACAGTCTTATCAAGTCTATTTCTCCTCTTTCCGTCATACCATGAACAGAAACCCAGTGTGTATTTCCCCAGTCTATACCAACAGAAATGTACTTGTAATCTCCTCTGCTGTGCATTGGAACCTTTACTCTTGGGCTTGGATTTTCTATAATATCTTCACTATAAACTGCTAGTTTAGCATCTTCGAATGGGTACCCTAGTGTATAGTTAAAAAATGCTTGTTTTGAAAGTGAATTTAGTTCTTTACGTTTTAAGTCATCAGCACTTATCCAAACAGCATTCATCTGAGAAATCATATATCCTCTAATACCGTCTCCATTTTTTGTTCTATCAGGGTGCTTTGCTACCCATTCACCATTATACCAACGGTCTAATGGGGCTCCACATTTTTTACATACGAATTGGAACGAACCTTCTACAACTGTTTTAGCTAAGGTATCAACACCTTGTGGATTTACACATAGTATATTTCCTCCTGCTTCTACAGAGCTACTGTCGTAGTCCTCGTAGTCTAGTTGGTTCCAGTGGTTACATTTTTCACATTTATGCAAGTACCAATGTTGGTCTGAGTTTTCGAATAATCGGTGTATTCCCATACCGGGAGCTGATGGTGTAGACCATCTTCTAACAATTTTAAAGGGTGAACTAGCCATAGACTCTAAAGCGGAAGCCTCTGAGAAAACAGGAACTCTGTCATATTCATCCATGGATAAGTAGTCAATATCTACACCCTCTACAGCTCCGGGCTTACTAGATGTTCTAAAGTAAAGGTGACTATTTCGTATTCTTTTGTAGTTCAGACTGTTGTTATCTTTGTCTAGAATAGAACTATAGTAACTAGACTCAAGTACAGGGTCTAACCGTGACTGTACAAATTTACGCATCTGTTCACCTGTAGGAAACGTGTATAAACATTTAACAGCTGCATAGCTGTGTGTATCTGCAAAATGAATCATACTCCCTACACCCATCTCACTTACGTTATACCCTCGGTTTCCCGATATTTATTAGGGGACTAGACTATATCATCAACCTAATTTTTTGGTTTAGGTTGCTCTGCTTTACTTTATATTTTCTTCTAAGAATTTTTTAACATCTGATAGAGTTTTTCAGTTGGTATCGTAAGAGAATATATTTTCTTATCTAGTTCTCACTAACCCCATTTGGTTAGCTACCTAGAAATTTAGTCGTTAGGCATTTACAAGCTTGCGCCTGATTTAGCACGGGATTCCCACTGTCCTACTTAGGATTTAGGGTCTCTTATCAGGATATTGGTTATTTTCCTATGCCCGTTTAACAGAGTTTTCTTTATAAATTACTTTATAGAGGGGCTAATTTTAACCCTAATTGTCTTGACTTAATAACAGCTACATTCGGGTGGGAGTCATTTATAATCTTAGGTTGCCAAGGTCGATGTGCCTGCGCCTTTTCAGTAGACTTGTTTGCAATAGAGAACGTAATGTTATGATTTCTTACTTTGTGGTTTCTTAGTAAATATGTTGATGGAGTTAGCATATCCAGAACATAGTTTAACTGCTCTGTAGTTACATTTTCTGTTTGAAAAGTTTCTTGCGCCATCTTTAAAAGAGTGTTGCCATCCATTAAAACGTCTCCTCATTTTCCATGTTCATTGCTTTTTCTTTATCCATTATCATCCGTTGTACGTCCTCTTCTGTCATGTTAGCTAAGTCCTGTAGGTCTACTAGTTCTTGCTCTTTATCACCTGAAACTACGCTCTCTGTCTTTATCTGATTGGTTATTGCTTCTTGTTGCAAGCTACTAAGCTCTGGTAAAGAAGTGGATGTTCCTCCGCTACCACTATCTTCTTTGTTAACTTGTATAAAGGTTTGTAACAGCCTAGCCATGTCTGCTACATCTTCTAATTTTTTATCTCCTGCCGAAACATCTGCTTTAAAGCCTGCTAGTAGCTTCATAGCCATGTCATTGAACTCATCCTTTACGGCATCTCCTGTAGTTTTTTTCTTGCTTAAGTTTCTTTCTATGTTGTCTAAATTCATACTATCTAACTCCTTTCATGTCTTCTATAACAAGAAGTTGCATCTTCACATAAGTTAACGATAAGAAGTTCATTAAAGTAACAATGGATGTGGTTTACTGAGGCAAAGGTCTCTCCTGTAGACCGTTTCTGAGATGATAGACTTCTACCACATAAGGTACATATTCTTGAACCTGTTGCTATTCTACGGTCTCCTGCTCGTATATGTGTAACTCTTTTTGCTTCGTTAATGAAATATTTTCGTCTTTTCTTTATCTCGTCTCTACTCAGTTTTTTCATTTTTATTACCTTTAGCAGTTTTGTCTGCTAAATCCTTTTCCATCTGAATGAGTACTTCTAAATCTAGCTCCTCTATAGGGATACCTAGTCGTTGAGTTACTACGCTTTCTAAAGCTTTTTGTCTAGATGCTATCTTTTGTCTCTCTTGTTTCTCTCGTTCTTCCCTAGGAGAACCTTTTTGGAAAACAATTCGGTCGTATAAGTTTATCACGATATACGCAATAAAGCCCCCTGTCATAAAGTACGTAGCTACAACGTGAGGAGAGTACCCAAAGTAGATAGATGCTAGGTTTATAACAAATAACACAAGTAATCCTGATAGAATAACGATAATCATTTTCATAAAGAAATTTTTGTCTGGCTTGTTCATAATATTTCCTCCATTCCACATAGTTCTACTGTATTAATTTAGCACAACCTT